TGAATAATGCCTTATTATTTGTTCGAAAATACGGACACGGGCGAAGTTCATGAAATTTGGTTTCATATGAACGATGAGAAGATTTATAATGGTGAAAACAATGACCAAGTAGGTAAGTGGAAACGTCTTTGGACCGTTCCGAATGCTGCGATTTCTAGTATTGTGGACCCTTATAATACAAAGAGTTTTGTTGCGGCCACGACCAATAAGAAAGGTCAAACTGTTGGAGAGATGTGGGAGCGTTCGGCTGAACTAAGTAAGGTACGGGCTGATAAAGAGGGTATAGACCCAGTAAAACAAAAATTTTACGAAGATTATCAAAAATCAACAGGACTTAAGAACCAATATCAGGCCCGCGAAGAGGCGGGAATAAAAGCAAAAGAGATTGTAAAAAAGCTAGGTTTCAGGACTTGACATATAGTCCAAGTTAAAGTTTAGTATTTCCGAACACAAGTTCGGATTAGTAAAAAGTAAAAACAAAGATAAAGCATATGGCATTAGGTAAACAGTATAAAAATGACGGTTCAAAAGTTTATGTTTTGAAACCACAGAGTAAAGACGACAAAGGAAATCGTGTCCCCCCACACTTTGCGGTCTATGAAAAAGTTGATGGGAAGTGGGTAAAGACACGCGAGGAAACTCGTGTTAGTGGCGACCTTTTCAAAGTCGAAATTAAGGAATTCGAATTCGATAAGGTAAAGACGAAATCAGTAACAGTAGGATTGCGAGATGAACAGAGTAAGGAGGCATATCTTCTTGATTTGCGCTTTACAAAGGCTACCCGTAATCTTTACAACATGCTGGCTTCACTTACTGATAATTTTAGTAATTTGTCAGTCTCGCTATATTCGAAGGAGTATCAGGGTAAGGAATATGATACGTATAGCTTGCGTCAGGGTGATTCGCTTGTTCCGTGGAAGTACAAGCAGGCAGACCTGCCAAAGCCGATTGAAGTTACATTCAAGGGCCAAGTTCAGCGCGATTATACTCCTATCGATGAGATATTCGAGAAGGAATTGCAGGAACTCGCGACTCGATTGAGTCGTCGTGCGCCCGCTCCCGCAGTTAGCACTCCATCCACCGCATCGACGCCTACGGAACCACTCCCACCATTTTAAGGTGGTGATGTAACCAAACATAGGGTGGTAATGTAAAACTTACCATCTTATTTATTCATGCGTCACAAGATTCTATTACATACAAATTTTCCCCTGATTAAGTCGGGGCTTGCTGAAAACGGCAGAATTCTTGCCAAGTGGTTAGACCAGACTGGAAAGTACGATATTGTGTATCTCGGTAGTCAAGCGGCTGAGAACCACACGGATATTCCGAAGATGCCATATAAAACGCTGGGTGTAATTCCTGCCAATCCACTTGAACAGGAAGCGCTCAAGCGTGATTTTTTTAATTGGCGCGATACGTGTTATGGCGGACGCTCTTTGCATAAAATTATCGAACGTGAGAAGCCTACAATCTGGTGGGGTTCAGATGATATTTGGGCGTTTCAACCACACGTATATAATGCAGAATGGTTCAAGAAAATCAATACGGTGTTCCACATTACCGTGGATAGCGTGCCAATTTCCAAGATGGCTTATGAACAAGCCGCATCCACTCCGAACTATGTCACATGGGCCAAATTTGCTCAGAATGAAATGATTCGCAATGGGGCGAAAAATGTACTTCAAATTTATGGTGCGTCAGAAACAAGTAAGTTCAAACCTATTTCGTTGAAGGAAAAGAATGAACTTCGGGCAAAGCACAATATTTCTCCCGATACTGTCATATTTATCTATCTTGGTAGAAATCAACTTCGTAAAGAATTTGGTAACGCGATTGCCGCATTTGCAGAATTCAAGAAAGAAAACCCGCATGCGAACGCCAAGCTTCTATTCCATACTTCGTTTGCAGAGAGTGGTGCGGGATGGGACATTCCAAAACTTATAAACTATTATAACGTTCCTAATGACGACGTGCTTACCACAATGTTTTGTCGTCAATGCGGGGAATGGGAAATTAAGGCATATCAGGGCGAAAACACAGATTGTCGTTTTTGTAACACTGGTAAATCTCAAGTATCCTGTACTATCGCCCATGGTGTCGAGCACGATGAACTACATCTAGTTTATGGAATTGCCGATGCAGCTATAAGTCCATTTACTTCTGGCGGTTTGGAGTTTCATAATGTTAATTCGCTACTTTGCGGTCTGCCACTTGCATGTACAAATTATTCATGCGGTGAGGATTTCTGTGAACAACCTTTCGTCTACCCAATCAAATGGCATACTCGGTTTGAACACCAGACAACCTACAAGAAGGCTACTAACGACGTTAATTCTATAAAGAATTTCATGTCGATAATGTACAAGAAGACATATGATGAACGTCGCACCGAGGGTGAGATTGGTAGAGATTGGGCGGTGAAAACATTCTCTATTGAATCCATTGGACCCCAGTGGGAAAAATTGTTTGATTCAATGCCGCATCCCGATTGGTCTCAAATCGACCTCACACCAAAATTCAAGAATCCGGATTATCCAATGCCAACGGTTGAGGATAACGTCGCATGGGTTAAGGAACTATATCGCGGAATTCTAGACCTCAATGTTCAAGATGATGATAAGGGTGTGCGCGATTGGCTTGAAAGTCTTCGAATTGGTAGAAGCCGTCAAAGCATATATAATTATTTTATCAATGAGGCACGTAAAGAGAATGCGAGACTGAAGCCAAATAACGATTTAGAAACTCTATTCGACCACACTCCGGGTCGCAAAAAGCTGCTTCTCGTTATGAAAGAAAGTGGTGGAGATATTTTTATTGGACAAGCGCTCCTACCAAAACTGAAGGAGTTGTATCCCGATGCTGATATATATTGGGCCTCAGATGAAAAGTTTCACGAACTTCTTGACGGTAATGAATATATTTATAAAGTATTGAAATACATTCCAGAGATGGAGAATGAACTGCTTATGATGCGCTACGTAGATTATTTTTATTTTCCAGCGTTAGCGACCCAGAGACAGTTAAATTACCTAACTCACGATAAGATTGGGTTAGAATTATAAGAGAACGTCATAATAAGTCTAATGAGCACACTTGCAAAAACCTACGCGTTAGCCTGCGGCGTACCACTTAGTAAGCCGACAATATTTGAACAATTCTTTCCACTGGATTGGCCGGTTGATAAAATCATCTTGCTGCACGCCGGTGGCGGACAGAGAGATGAAAAGGGCCAACCTCTGTTTTCGGCCAAGATATACGACCATTTCGATGAAGTAGTACGATTAATAACACCTCAGATTGAAAAGGCTGGATATAAAATCTATCAAATCGGTGGACCAAGTGAAAGCGGTGTTAGCGGGGCCGTAAATCTTTGTGGGCAAACCACGGTTAAACAAACCGCCTATCTTTTAAATCGGTGCGCTCTATTTATCGGCAACGATTCCATGAATGCGCACATTGCTGGTTCAATGATGATTCCCATGGTTGTGCTATACGGTCCAACCGACCCAAAAAATCACGGACCCGAATGGTGCGACCCAGCAGTAACAATTCTTATCGAATCGCATAGGTTTGGCGCCAAACGACCATCATACGCTTCCAACGAACCAATCAAGACGATAAATGCAATCCCACCTGAACAAGTTGCCAATGCTGCGCTCGGTCTTCTGGGACTTGAAAATGTAAGACGCAAATCTCTCTTCTTTGGTTCAATCTATCGTAATCAAATTTTGGAAATTATTCCGGATACACAATTGCGGCCAGAATTCTTTCCAAATGTTGGAATTGCGATTCGCATGGATTATTTCCACAATGAGTCTGGTCTGATTGCAAATCTTTCACAGCGTAAAAGTTCTATATTTCTTGATAGACCAATCAATTTGGACATATTTAAAACATTTCGTTCAAATGTTGTATTTGTTCGCATTAAGGTAACAGAACATATTACGCCAAAATTTATTAAGGATATTGCTCGTATCGGTATACCGTTTTCTTGCTTTACGGAAGAACATGACCCTGTAAAGCTGAAGAAACTCCGTTATGACTTTTTCGATGTGTGTCTTATCGATGAGGCTCGTGATAACACAGCAGAACTATTTTGGGAGCAAGCAGATAAGTATCTTAATACAAAGCTTGACAGAAACCTCAATCTTTCAGAACTTACATACTGTTCAAACAAGTACCTAATTTCTGGAAAGGGAATCTATCTAAACAAGGCTGCGTATGATAAGAATCTTAGCATTCCAAATCTTGGGGAGAACCATCAGACGATTGGTGAGCTAGCGAATAGTCCCGACTTCTGGAAAGAGATACAGCATTACTACATTTACAAAAAGGAATAATATGAGCGAAGTCGAAAATAATACACAGTCTGAACAAATGCTACAGCGAGATGAGAATGGTTTGGTGGTTGGAGTAAATTATAAATTCAAGAAAAACGGATATAGAAAAGTTATTGATTGGCGCGCCATGATTCTTCCTGAACATTTGGTATTTAACAAACAATACCAGAAGGAAATCGAAGAGAGAATCGGAAAACCATTTGACCACATTTCAATAGAAGAAGCTTTAGCGTCGGACAAGTTGGAAGACCGCCACTTCCTGATTTTACTTGCCGGTATCAAGGAATTGGCCGCACTCCGTGGATTTGTCTCTGTTGATACGTCTTTAGATAAGGTTGAGCAGCATCATTGTGCCGCTCGTTGTCATATCACATGGATGCCGAATTTTGAGACTTCCGGACACACGGTTACGTTCGGGGATGGTGCTGGTGCCAGCTTGGACAACACAAACGGCTTCGGACAAATCTTTCTAGAAACAATCGCAATTAATCGGGCGTTCGTGCGTGCAGTGAGAAATTTTCTCGGTATTAGTATTGTTGGTCAGGATGAAATTGGTGGTAAGTTTAAGAAGGAATCGGGTCAACCGTCTCAGACCGTTGCCTTTTCATCTAATTCTTATCTGGAACAGGTTTGCTCAGAACGAAAGATTTCTTTCGAGACTTTCCAGAAGCGTGTAATTCAGGGATATAAACATTTACTCAAGGACCAAAATCCCGAAGCGTGGAAGAGTTTTGCAGATTTGAAACCGCTTGACGCAACAAATCTGTTGGAACTTATTAAAAAGGATTAAAGTTGGTGTAAATATTTCGTGCTTCTCGGAATATCGGCAGAATTATCAACCCCTCCAAGTAGTCCATCAGTTTTTCGTGATGTTTGCTTGTTCGCTAAGGTTTTTCGTAATTACGACGTTGTGGCTTTCAGCGAAAAAGAAATGATAGATTTATATGTCCGATGGTTCCGAAAGTACGGTTTATTTGATTATGTTGACGACATTGTGACAAGAATTGAAATCAAAAGGGTAGACGTTGAAATTGAGGGTGGTGGAAAGCTAACTGCCCATTGTTTACATGATGTTCTAGCTCATATTCCCAAGCCGCCCCGATAAGGCGGCTTTTCTTTTATTTACGCCTCTAAAAAGTGTAATTTAAGGGATGGCATCCTTACTTTCTACTACTGATAAAGCGGCGCTTGTATCGGCTTACGAAAACCTCGTAGATACATTCAAGCGGCCTATTGTCGTGTACCATGAAGCTGAAAAGACGGTGGTTATCTCTGACCCCAACTACAATCGTCTAAGGAAATTTAGCCAAAATACTCGTAATCCGGATAATACACCTGTTTCGCGCACCATTAATGCTCGTATATACTACGCTAGCAAGCAGGGTAGCCCATTTAATACTTTTGGTCAATCCCCACAAAATAAAGCAAAAATAGATGACGGAATGGTCCGTATCAAGATTCATGCCGATGATTTTGAGTTTATGTCAAAAGCTAAGAAGATTGAGTTGGATGGAAATCTATTCGACGTTGATTCTGTAGAGCGCCCACATGGACTTTTCGACACTGAATATTATACATACTGGTTAAAGAGGAGTCAATAATGGCTGATTTCAATACTAGAGCACAAATCAACCATCATAACGTAATGTTGGAACTCGAATCTGCCCATCCCACAATTAAGGCGGCAGCGGAAGTATATGTAAGAAAAGAATATTTCGAACCCGCTGTACGCGCTCTAAGGCAAGATTTTGAATCACATCCGGTTACTGTCGAAATTGATGGTGGTATGGAATTTGGCAATGAAGCGGGAAATCCAAGTAAAACATTATCGGTCGGTGCATCGAGCAAAAATCTTTATAGTTTTATTGGTTTTGAAGAAGGAACGCACCCGACTAATGCAATACGTAACCGACTAAGAGAGAGCAGTTCAGCAGGTCCGAAGATGCACGCGCTACCTGTTAAAAAACGTCAGTTTGTTTACGAATTTGAGATTAGTGGTCCTGATTTGGATGCAATTTATGAAGCCACCCCACTCCCATGGGCACAAGGATTATCTTGGGCTGAAAAGATTGAAACGGGTATTCCGGGTCTCGCGCGCTTCGTTTCAAAAGATAATCTGGGTCGTTCGGGTGGTGGTTACCAAGCGAAGAATGATGTTCGCAAAAATGGCCCCAATACTAGCCGCCCAATCAGCTATCTAACAGGTATCGTTCAAAGATTTCTAGATAGATTCACAAGATGAACACCCAATTTTTACATAAAGCAGAGTTAGGTTTTCTGTTGTGGGCAGATAATTTCCTATGCAATCGTGCGCAGGCTTATACAACGCATACTTCTCGATTATATTATACCCCTGATGACAGACTACATGAATCGAAGATAGCATATGCATCACCATTTAAGGGGTGGGTTTATGATAGCGGTGTACAAGGTGCCTATATACCAAGCAGTATAAGTGGTTCATTAGGAACACTTACGGAAGGACAAAGCGGGCTACAATTCGATTATGAGAATGGGCGCGTTATCCTAAATTCTGGTGTAGGTACGAATCTGAACCTGACGGGTACATACAGCTTCAAGGATTTCAATATTTATCCAACAAATGAAGGTTTGGAGCAGATTATTGTTGAAAATAAATATTATTTGAATTCACGTTTTGACCGTACTCAGACGGGTATTCCTCCGTATGATTTCGTGACCCCCGCGATTTTTGTAAACTTTTCTACAGTTTCTAACAAACCTTTCGCCTTCGGTGGTTTACAGCTTTCACAACCAACCGCTTCAATGGTAGTTTTGGCCGAAGAACCATGGCAATTACAGGGAGTGATAAATACCTTTGTTGATGCTGCCGAAAAGTATTTTCCGTTGGTGGAGGCGTCAATCGACCCCATTAACGAATCTGGCGCCTTACGTAGCGGTTATAACTACACAAATATTGCTGCATCCCGACCCGCTAGCGATTTAGTGCGTATTGACTCTGTACGCGGCTCGCGACTCACCGATTCTATCAAAACAAATGAGGGTTTATATGTCGGTTTGATTGATTTCCAACTTTCTTACGCACGAACGACTTAAAATTTGGTGTAACTAAATCTGCAAAATAAGGACCGGTTATGGCACTATATCAGGGAGTAGAACTTAAAATTTCATCTGGCTTCGCGGGAACCACAATGATGACGGTCGAACGTCTTCAAGGGGTAAACTTTGGTTTTGATTTCCAGCGAGCGGATGTTCGTCAATTAAATCGCTTCCGTCCAGACATCAACAGACCGACGATGAATTACACGCCGGTCACTCTGTCATTCGACTATATTAAGGGCGACTCCATGGTTGAAAGCGTCTTAGGCTTGACCAACCCCACGGGTGTTATTTGTGGTATTACAAATTCTAAAGCATTGGCCGGGTATGGTATGCGCAATTTTGAAATTTGGCAATCACCACTGGAATCGAACAATTACGTTGGTCAATTCAACCTTTCAAGCGGCGTTTTAAATAGTTATAGCTTGGCCGCAAGCGTTGGTGATTTTGCAAAAACATCCCTTTCTTTCCAAAACTTTGATATTGGTTGGGTTGCTAACTCTACAGCAAAGGGCAATGCCCCAACATATAACGGTATACCCGTGCGCTCCCAAGATATCCAAATTACCGGTATTAATTTCAGTGGTTTTGGCGTCAGCGGTTTCGCTCTACAATCTTTCAATCTTGGTATCAACATTAGTCGAAGCGAAACAATGCAAATTGGCTCGAAGTTCCCAACAGAGCGCCAAATTGTCGATGCCACAGCTACATTGCAAGTTCAGGGCTTTATTGAAGGCGGCAACAGCACATTGACTGGTTTGGGTTCTTATGATTGTGGTGCGGCCACCAACGGTTCTATATATATTACTTTATTACCTTCATGCGGTACGAATCCAGCGATGACTTATCGGGCCATTAATCCATATTTTCAAGGTATGAGTCAGAATAATACCGTAGGCAATTTTGCATCGGTTGACCTTTCATTCATAATTCCGTTGCCAATTTCGGCGCATGAGACCGGTTCTGCATCGAATCTCATTATCTCATAATTCGTCAAAATTAGTATAATCCAGCGTGTAATTAGATATACCAACTATCATACTTTAACCGAACATTCTCATGGCTAGAAATCGCGTCTTCTTTAATGAACTTAACCTCTTCGTCGGACCTACAGGGGAATTTCCATGCACAGGGAAACACTTTGGCGGGGGTAATACAGGTGACAACCTCGTTGCAGAACTTCACCGTGTACAATCTGCCTCTCTAGACTTCTCTCTCAATCCTACTGATATTCAGGAATTTGGCCGCGCCGACCGCGTAGATGCTATCTTCTTGGACTCCCCAACGGTAAATCTTCAATTTACATATTTCCCACTTGATGGCGTCAACGAAAGTCGCCTTGGATTCAAGGCAAACGATATTAATGGTTCGTTCCTTTCTGGTATTTTGACGGAAGTTACCGATACGAAGAATTACTTCCTCACGGTTTCGCCCGCCGGTATCAATGACGACTCAAATAATAGCCAGACAAATCGCAATGTTATTTCGATTGGAAACGCTTATATTACAAACTACACGTTTAGCGCATCTGTTGGTCAAGTTCCAACCGTAAACGTTTCAGTCGATGGATTCAATGTTCGTTTTGATACTGGTACATCACAGAAGACAATTCCTGCGGTTAACCCTTCGAACGGCCAGACAATTAGCACATGGAATTTCACGATTCCAACCGGTGTAACTTACACTGGCGCCGCAATTCCTGCCGCACTTCGCCCCGGTGAAATCCAACTCGAATTGCCAATGACTGGTGCGCTCGGTCAATACATGAGCGGTAGCAATTCCTTCCACCTACAGAGCTTCAATTTGTCGATTCCAATGAGTCGTACAGATATTGGTCGTATCGGAACATTGTTCGACTTTGCAAAACCGCTTTCGCTTCCATTGACCGCAACGCTGACATTGGACGCCCTTGTTACAGAACTTCGTGCTGGTTCGCTGTCTGACTTGCTCTGCAATTATCAGAATCATGATTTCCGTATCAAGTTGAAGAATCCTGCATGCCCCGGCACCGCTGCGGCAGATGCAATCTGGATTGACTTCCGTAATGCAAAACTCCAAAGCGAAAGCTTCGGATTCGGCATCGGTAACAATGCCACGACTTCCGCGACATTTACGGCGCAAATCAGCGCTGGTAATAGCGCGACCTCTGGTCCATTCTTCAGTGGTATCAATGCTACCGCATAATATTTGATTCAGTTCAAATTAGTTTTCACAAACGGGGTCAAAAGCTCCGTTTGTTTGCTTTTATACTCTTAGACTAATTTCTTTGCAGATTGCACCTTTATTAGTGTAATATTGCGTAGGAAAGGTAATCTAAGGTATGGAAAATTTGGTTGGGGCAAGCGCCCCGGATATCCTGCGCTTTCAAGTAAAGCGAGGCATTACAGCTACATATAAAGAAGCCCTCAATATTCTTGAGGAACTTGAGCGTGAACACGCCGCCGCATTAGCGCGGTTACAAGCGGCATTACCAGAATCAGATAGGAAGCTTGTTGCAGTAGCGGATTATTGGCATAGCGACAAATATGATTCGTTGCGTCGTCGTATTCTTACAACAGGAAACAATGCATATAGGTCAGTAGAAGAACAAATGACCAACATGATTATCATGTTTAAATAAAACAATTTAAGGAATGGCAAAATATGGAAAATATTAGAACACTATACACATTTACGGTTGAACTCGAAAAAGAAATCGAGCGCTCCGAGACGGTAACGGTTGATGGACAGACATATGATAGAAAAGTTAAAGTCAAAGAGAAGACTCCTGTAAAAATCGCATTAAAGAAACCCGGAAGACAAGAATTTGAAGATACTCGTGTATTTTACGGCATTTCTCAGAATAAGGCGATTACAGACGGTTTCCTTACTAAAGGTATGATGGTTAACAAGTATGCTAACACTACGGGTGGCATATTTAGTCAGAACGAGGCAAAGGAATTACTCCAACTATTCAAGCGTCGAGATTTGATTGATACAGAATTGAAGCAAGCTGCGGCCATTAAAGCGCCCGAAGAGATTCAGGCGGATTTGAAAGAGAAGTTGTTGGCAATCAGTCGCCAAATTCTCGAAATCGAACTTAGTAATCAATCGCTATTCCAACATACTGCTGAATATCGCGCACGCGAACAGGCAATCAGTTATATGTTCTATTGTTTTTCATATATTGAGCGCAATGGACATTGGGTTCCACTTTTCGATGCGGATGACGAAGACCCCGTAAAACGGTTCAATCTTAAGCGGTCACAACACTTTAAGATGGAAGATAATGAAGACCAACTTCTACTCCTTGTTCGTGACCGTTTGTTGAATCTCTTCGCGCATTACTATGAAGGTGCCGCAGGAACGGCAGAAGACTTCAAACGAGTCGAAGAAGAATTTTTTAATAAATTTGCATCCGCCAAAACAGAGACCCCACAAGAGACTAATGTTTAATGTCGCCTGACGTACTCAGACGTGGTTTTGCTGATATATGCAACGGGTATTCCAAAGGTGAACTTTTTGGAAAGCCCGTTTATATTAAGCATCTTGGTCACATTGACCAACTGGATTTAGATACGATAGAGAAAAAGTTTTATAATCTCGCTAAAAAGAGAGGGTTACCGACAGAAGCAAATCGTCTGGCACAACTTAAAAACGAAGGTAGATGGAAAGACGAGGACGAGAAAGAATTAGAAACTCGTAAGTTGGCCATTGATTCACTGATTGCGGGGCGCAAAAATGCGCCGCTTCCATCAGTTTTAAAACGTATCAATGAACAGATAGCGGAAGAACAGAAGCTTTACGACAAGAAGCGCAATGAGCGTATAGAATTGCTTGGACTTACTTGTGAAAGTAATGCGTTACGCCGCCTGAACGAACACTATATCTCCCAAAATCTTTTTCAAGATAATCTTTTAACTAAGAGATTTTTTACCGAAGAAGAATTTAACCACCTTGATGATATGGAGGTGGCGACAATCATGGACCAATATAATCAGATTGTTGAACCATGTTCGGAACTTAATATTAAGAAAATCGCACTTCAGGATTTTTTTCAATCCTACTATTACGTATGTGGAGATGATTTTTCGGCATTTTACGGACGCCCGATTATCCGAATGACACTCTATCAGATAAAGTTGGCTAACTACGCTAAATATTTCAGAAATATTTTTGATAATTACGATACTCGTAATATGCCAAAAGAACTCTTCGATGACCCAGATAAGATTATCGATTGGGTACTTGCGGCAGACCGCGCGAAGAAGCAGGTAGAGAAGCATCAAGATTCTGCCATGAGTGCCCATGCGGGTATGACTGCCGAAGATAGAAAAGCTATAGGACAAACTACTGGTCCAGACCCATTTATGGAAGCTCTAAAAAAGAAGGGTGGCGGGTCGCTTGGTAAGGAAGAAATCATGAAGGTATTTGGTAAGCGATAACAAAATACCCCATTGTATGTGTAATTTATAGAGGGTATAAGGTAATATATTAGGTATGGCACGTCCTCCAGCAGTTGTATTAGGGGTAGCGGGTGATTTCAGCGCGTTTAATCGCGGCTTATCGCTGGCGGTTGCTAATGCCCAAAGGACGTTAAATAACGCCCGTTTTTCAAATCCACTAGGCACAATAAGCCGAGACGTTCGGGATTTTGAGCGTTCATTGCAGGCCGCATCCCAACGCGTTATTACATTTAGCGCCTCCTTGGGCACACTGGCACTTACAGCGTCAATTTTAAAATCTATTGCTAAGGATACAATAGCAGTCGAGCAAGCTTTTGTTGATATTAATTCGGTTTTCCAACTTAGCGCTCAAAACCTGCAAAAATTCAGCCGCGACCTTTTTGATGTAGCGCGCCAAACCAGTCAGTCCTTTGAAATTGCAGCGGAAGCGGCCAAAGAATTTTCACGTCAAGGTCTTAATTCTGAGGAAACTCTAAAACGCGTAAGAGACGCGATGATTCTTACCCGCGCCTCGGGACTAGATATAACCAAGTCAGTTGAGACACTGACAGCTACAATTAATAGCTTTAATAGCGCGAGCGTCGATTCTACCCGAATCATTAATAAACTCGTTGCTGTTGACCAAAGCTTTGCTGTATCGGCGCGCGACTTGGCTGAAGCACTATCTCGTGTAGGTTCTACCGCTCAAGATGCCGGTGTAAGTTTTGACCAACTTATTGGATTGGTTACCGCTGCACAACAAACGACCGCTCGTGGTGGCTCTGTTATTGGTAACTCATTTAAGACAATTTTTACTCGTATTGGCCGCGCAGACACACTACAACAACTAGAAGATTTAAATATTGAAGTAAAAGATTTTCAAGGTAATGCGTTAGACGCAGTTACAGTCCTAAAGAATCTCGCTCGCGGTTTTGACGGTTTATCTGAATCCGCCAAAGCACAAGCCGCCGAACTCGTCGGTGGCGTTTTCCAAATTAACGTTCTTCGTTCTACCTTACGCGACTTGGGTAAGGAACAGGGAATTTTCGAACAGGCCACGAAGCGTTCGGGCGAAGCATTTGATGAGGCTATCAAGCGTAATGAAGCGCTAAATCAAAGTCTTGCGTCATTACTTACCCAGACGCAACTTACCGCAAAACAAGTTGGTGCGGCCATTGGTGAAATTACATTCTCGGATAAATTGAAGGAAGCGTTACAGGTTATTAATAATAACCCATTTGTTGACGCCTTCAAAAACATCAATACTTCCGATATTGGTTTGAAATATGGCGATGATATTGGCGCTAATATTGCCGAAGGTATATTAAGCGGTATTGGTAACATTCTTACTGGCCCCGCGCTTGTCTATATTTCTAAAATTTTTAGTGGTATTGCCAAGACGACCTTCAAAATATTCGGTGGAGATTTGGCTCAATTGGCTGGTATTAATCAGGAATCTAACAAACAGATTTCGCTTGCCACCAAACTTAACGAATTATATCAGGCTGGTAATACAGCACTTCAAGGTCAACTTGGTACAATGCGTCAAATGACGAGTGCGATGGGCGCGCGTGCTGGCGCAACACCATTATCTACTCCCTTCACCCCAACTTTTGGTGCCGCTATTTATGCAAGTACAAAATTTGCTAGCACCTCACCTTTAGCACCACGTGGATTAATACCCGGTATCATTTCCCAATCGCGGCGTGAGGATTTTGATACAGCTTTCGTTAAGAGTGTACAACGAGAAATCTCCGAATCTGGTCGCAATCTTAGTGAGGCGATGAGTGCTACTTTCTCTGAATTTAGCCGACTTGGTATAACAGTAGCAGATTTAGAGCGTGTGATGCGAAACAATGTTCGTTCATTGGATGCATATGAAACACAACTTAGAACACAACAAGAAGTTGCAAAACGCGGACGGCTTTTACAGACAGCGTTCAATAGTAATCGCCCCCTCTCTAAAGGTGGTCGGCTGTTTTCAGCCGTTACACAACAAGCAGAATTGGCCGCAGAGGAAAGATTTCGTGGTTTAATAGGTAAAGGTCCAGATGATGAACTATCAGACCGTGAACGTCAGGTACTTGCTAGATTCCAGCGGCGTGCCGCATATCAAGCTGGCGAGTCTGTAACAACTCAACGCGAAAGAGAGTTGGCGGTACAACGGAGCCAACGAGTTAGAAATGGTATTTTTGGCGCCACTTTTGCATTACCTTTCGTTAGTGGCTTTATTCCAACTGGTGTCGGTGGAACGTCCAGTGGGCAAGCTCTTGGCGCACTAAGTGGTGGCTTACAAGGTGCTGCCATTGGTGGTTCGATTTCTCCTACTCCGCTTGGTTTGATTGGTGGTTCCATTGCTGGTATTACTGCTGGATTTATCAGTAAACTAAATAAATCTTTTGAAGAACTGGCAGCGCAAATCGAAGAGGCCAATGCGCGCAATGCTGAATTAATAAATCAAGCAACAGAGTTTGGTCGAATTAGTGAAGCTCTGCGTACCGCTGGAAAAACTGGTGCGAGTGACCGTGATATAAATACTCTTATCGGAAGACAACGTGATGTTTTTGCGGGTATTACAGACCCACAGACGCGCCGTGCACTTCTGGCTGCACAGGGAGATGCAACCGAAGAGGAAAGAGTTGTATCAGATTTACTTAGAAAAGGGGCATTAGAGGGAAGTTCGCGTGACGTAGCTTCTGCATTTAAACGTCTATCTGATAGTCGTAGTATTGGAAATTCATTTTTTGGTGGTAACTCAGAGTTCTCCTCTTTATCGACCGCAATTCAAGTCGCCATTGCTCGGCGCTCCACCAACAATCCCGGTTTCGCTTCTCAAGTGGGAGCGCAATTTGGCTCAAATCCTTATCAAGCGCTACGTTCCATAGGTGTCAATCAACAAGAATTTCCGGAATTATTTAAACTGAGTGCAGAGCAATTGCGGACATTAGCCGACGCCGGTAAATATGCCGCAAATAATATTAAAGATTTGGGTGATGAAGCGAGTCAGGCTAAATTAAAACAGGCCACTTTTACGCGTCAAATCGCCACAATTATCCAGCGTTTAAATTACGAAGGTAGATTAGCTCAAAGTGAAATTGCAACAAGTGGCGCTATCAATCAAACGGTTGGCGACGCCGCCCTAAATCTAGGTTTTGGTACACCGGAACGTATTGCCCGCGACCGTGGAATTTTACAATTGCAGAGTGTTCGTTCATCCGGAGATGCGCAATTCCAAGGTGCCCTTGGTACAGGACGTGGTACAATTCTGGATAGCGCCCTACGCAATAATGCTACAAACGCACAATTCTTAACCGCTGTATTATCTGCAAATTCGCAAGAGCAAATAGCAGCTTTGGAAAACATCGCTGAAAACAGCGACCTTAAGCGAACGATTCGTGAAGTTGTATTCGAACTTCAATCTATCAAAGATAATACTCGTCAAGAAATTGAAAAGACTTCGGTTTTGATAGAAGTAAGTAAGACTCAAGCGGCGTTAGAAGCACGCGCGCGTAATTTGGAGTCCGGTCGCTTTAATGAACAAACTCTTAATCGTTTGTTTGAGGCTCGATTGGGTGCACGGTCACCAACTGGCAGAGTACCGGGATTATCACGTGTCAATTCGTTAATTGAACAGGGTGATATTCTCGATTCCCTTGGAGTTGGTAAAACTGAAAATAGTCAGCGTATTCGTGAAACATTGAGTATAATTTCGACAACCGGTATGTTAGCCGAGATTATTTCTGAAATTACCGGCGAAGTAGTCAAAGCTGACCCTGCAAGTATTAAAGATGCGGCGCGTCGTGGTTTAGGTTCCCTTCGTGGGGGCACCGCAGAAGACGCACAGAGAGCAGATATATTTAATCGCGTTCTACAACAACTTGATAGGAATGCCATCAATCCAGATGCGGCCATTGGTAGATTGGGTACATTCTCCAAGGGGGCATCATTAGGTGGGGCTGGACCTCTAAATAATGCAGGTATATCCAATCTCTATGGTAGTGCTGTCGCAAGCCAATATACTTTTGCACAGGCGCGAGCAATTCAAGCTAGAGAAAGTGCACAAAATACCGCTAATTCTAAAATTGCAACATTACAACAAGAATACAGTCTGGCTCCATTTACTGCATTACAACAGGTCCGGAGTGGATTGCCGGGAAATGAAAAACAATTTGATTCCAACATAACTGGTACTTTAGATAATTTACTTGGTAGACTTATACCAGACCTTAATATTCCGGGTGACGAAGGTGGTTTTACGGCCCATCCAGCACGACGCCAGATTGCAAAAATGTTTGCCGGTTCATTGAAAACTGGAACTGTAAATGATTTTATAAAATCTGCAACTTCAAGCGATGGTGAAATTTTCAACATAGCTCGTAAAGCTGGCGCAGACCCACAAGTATTTGCTCAAGCATTACAAGCCTTGATATTGTCCGTCGCTCAACAGTTTGCCGGTCCACTGTTGGAAAAGATGCTTACGGATATCCAGCAGAACATTGATAAATTAAAAGTACCTCCCCCAACCAGCAGTACATCTGGTGTTCCAGCCGGTCTTGCGCGTGGAACCCCTACTCTTTCTGGTATTGGAAAGAATTTAAATCTTTTTGATAGGCCGTTTACACAATATTTTGGTATTAATCCGTCTCCCGTGCCAACGGCTCAAGACGCACCCCAAAGCGGAATTGTAGATGCTATTCAGAAAGCGCAACGACAACAGAGAGATGCATCGGGCCGATTTAGAGATGCCGCTTTAACTGGTGATATTGTTGGTGAATTATCTGCCGCAAGAGAATTAAAGCTAATAAACAGTCAAATTGTTTACTTGTCTGGACTTCTTACGAATAATTCCGCGAAGCGTCTTTTCATAGATAAACAATCCCGAGATGTCTGGGACGATATTCGTCAGATATATGAAGATATATCAAAAGGCGCATTAATTTCTGGTGGCACAATCGAATCCAAATTTCTAGAATTTGGACAGAAAGAAGGTCTTTCGGGTGACCCGATTTCATCCCTCAAAGCTGGTTTTGCCGGTCCGTTCGCTGGTATGAAACAAGATTTATTCGACTTATCTACAGTAGGTAAATCCGTAGCTGATAGCCTTTCCAACAATTTCGCGGCAGCATTTGGCGATTTTGCGACTGGTACAGAAAAGGGTAAGGACGCATTTAGAAATTTTGTGGTCAGTGTATTACAGGATTCTTCACGTGCGTTTGCTAGTAAGGCCGTTCAAGGATTGCTTGGAATGGTGTTAGGACCGGGCGGAAGTTTGGCTAATGCGTTTGGTTTGCCACAGGGCGCGGCGACGGGTGGTGTTATGAACAAAGCACCTGCGTTGCTTACCGCTGGTGAAGTTGTTATTCCTCGCGAAAGTGCAATGTCTATTGGATATGATACACTGAGCAAAATGAATCGTGGTATCATGGGCTATGCAAATGGCGGGGAAGTTGTCACTGGTGGTTCCGGCGTAGTTGATGATGTATTTAGAATGCTTCGTCCCGGCGACTTCGTAATGCGTAAATCAGCCGTACAGAAGTACGGTTCAGAGAATCTTCTAGAAATGTCTCGTAACTCTCGAATCCAAAAGAGATTTTTCGGTGGCCCCATGCTTATGGGTGCACTACTCGGTGGTGGTCTTGGGTATGCGACGGGTGGTAAGAAGGGCGCTTTAATTGGTGCATTGGGTGGCGCGCTTGCTGGTGGCTTATATCACAATTACGCTTCATCCGGTAGTGCTTTCAGTACCGTAACTCCACCGGGTACTGGTGCATCAATTTACAGCGGTCCATTTGCTAAAGCCGCATCTTCCGGTGGTATGAATAGTGTATTGAAGATGTTTGCTGCATCAGCCGCGTTAGGTGGTATCGGTGCACTTATCTCACCTAAACCACAAGACGATTCCAGTGTTCTTCCAAAACTCACATATAGTCAATCAACACAATTGCGTGAATCGGCTGAAGCTCAACAAGCTGCGTTATTATCAAATGGTAGCGGTTTCCTTGTACCAGTTCAAACAAAAGATGGTTTCATTGTCCACGAACGTGTAAGAGTTGCGGCGACCCGTCGTTTTGAAAATGGCGGTGTAGTTCCAGAAATTTCCCGATATAATTCTGGCGGTATTGTAGGTGGCGGCATTTCAGTTGCGCGACTAAATTCTGGTGGCGTTGTACCTTCTCCATCTATCGGTACTGCTTCCATTAATGTTCGCGGATACAACGAAGGCGGTGTTGTGGCTGTTCCAACTGTCGTTGGTTCGCCAATAGTAAGTGCTGGTCGTAGTGGCGGCGGCGGTACGATAATGGGTGACATCAATATTAATGTCACTGTTCAGAAGGACGGCACTGTATCTAATCAAGGAATGTCAGAAGATGGTGAGGGTAATCAGTTGGCTCGCAACCTTCGCGCGGCTGTTATTGAAGTTGTACAAGACCAAATGCGTTGGGGCGGTTCACTGTACAAATCATATGGCGCCAGCGACATGTCTAAATAAAGTTGCAAAAGACACGATTTTAAGCATATTATCAAGCAATGGCAAATGTTGTAAATGATTTTGAGTTCCAACAATACAATTCTTCTCTGCAATACCAGAAGAATGATGTTGTCTATGGCGTAAATGCGTCCGACTCCAATTTTTACTATGCGACCCAAGACTCTCAATCGTCAAGCCCATGGATGGGACTCACGTATACGGCGACATCGTGGGAGAGAACGGATGATTTAGCTACGGTCTATTTTACTAAGACCGGTTCACAAGTAAATTTTGCACCCGGTAGTCATATCATTGTTCTCTCATCTTCCCAAGGTTCCCTCAATTTTACTGGTTTTTGTTTGGATGGTGGTGCGAATTATGTTCGCTATTTAAATCCCGGTTGGAATCAAGGCGTAACAGCACTTTCGTCTTCAACGGTTGCCACACGTTATAGCCCCGCTTGGTCCACGGGTTTCTTCTGGGTTCCGTCAAATTCTACAGAAGTAGATTTTCAAACAAAACGTGATTTTGCCCAGTTCGGTGACGGATATACCTCTCAAGCAAGATTGGGTATTAATTCTATTGGTTCCGTCATTAATATGACATTTGATAATAGAACTTATCGTGAAGCCAAAGCTATAATCAATTTTGTACAGGTAAATGGTGGTACTAATCCGGTTACAATAAACTTACCCGTAAACGTACTGTTTAATAACCCAAAAACGAAGTATTTGTTGACCGACCCTAAAGTTAAGTTAACAGCATATAATCTAAACAATGTGACGGTTACCGCCACACGTGTTTATACTCCATAACAATGCCAATTGCAAATGTAGTTCGAGAGACGGTAAAACTTAATCCGTCTTCAATAATACAATTATTCATTCTTGACGCCGTTAATATTGGTGCTGCCGAACCTTTGTATTTTCATAACGGTTCAAATGGCGTTTACACTAACATTGTTTTTAATGGTATCACGTATACTGCATTTCCTATCGAAGCTCAAGGTTTTGAAATCGATGGTAAGGGACAACTTCCGCGTCCAAAAATTCGTGCTGCTAATATCAGAGGCATAATCTCAACTTATCTAAATAGTTTGGACGATTTCGTCGGTGCAAAGTTTACTCGTCGTCGAGTATTTGCTAAGTTTCTTGATGCTGTTAATTTCCCCAATAATATTAATCCATTTGGCACTCCGGACCCCACGGCGCAGTTTCCAGATGAAATTTTTTATATCGATAGAAAGACTGCTGAAAACCGAGTGTTTGTTGAATGGGAATTGGTTACTGCGTTAGAGGCGCCACAGGCTAAACTTCCTAACCGAATGATGTTAGCTAATCAATGTATTTGGAAATATCGTGATGGGGCATCCTGCGGATACTCTGGTGTACCTGTCGCTGATTACGCCAATAAGAAATTCGCAACCGCTGTTGGTAGTGGAGGTTACGGATTCACATTGGTTGACCGAGGCGAATGGAATGCCGCAACTACATATAATCAAGGTGATTACGTTTACATCACTTCCACGCTTGATTTAAATTTAGGCGAAAAATTTTATTATGTTTGTAAAACGAATGGTACAGTTGGAACCAAGCCAAACGCATCCCTTGGCCTAGCTATTACTCCTTGGGTCGCTGATGCATGTAGCAGACTTGTGACTGGATGTAAATGTCGTTTTGCAACGGGCGCGTTACCATTTGGCGGTTTTCAAGGTCTTGCAAGAGTTCCATTCCGTTAATGAACAATAACGTTAAGAAGGCGATTAAGGAACATGCATTGCGTGATGCCCCAAATGAGGCATGCGGATTTATCTACATAAACGATAAGTCGATTCTTGCATTTCCGTGTAAGAATATCAGCGCCGAACCAACCGAAGAATTCGAAATAGAGCAGGATGATTATTTTGAGTGCTTGCGCAACGGTCAGATTGTTGGCGTTTATCATTCTTCGGCGGGGTCCGCATTTTCCGAGGCGGACATATTTCATGCCAACGAGTGGCCGCTTCCCTTATACTTATATTCACTCAACGAAGATTGTTTCAAAAGTTATATCCCAAAGAATTATGCGGTCGATTATTTAGGTCGTCCATTTATATGGGGGCAATATGATTGTTATTCTATTGTTCGTGATTATTATCGACGTGAATTTAATGTGTACCTCAAAGATTACGATTGTGATGAAACGTTTGAAAATGGCAGGCGTCTAGATATCGTAGAAAATTTCGAAAATGAAGGTTTTGTAAAATTTGAAGATTTTTCAAACATCAAATCTGGTGATGTTTTACTTTTCAAATGTGGAAACGAATATCACGTTGGTATTTACGTGGATGGAAACAAATTTTTACACCAACCTTTGCGAAGTCAAAGCCGCATCGAAGCTATTGACGGTTATTGGGCTAAGAACCTAATTGGGGTGCTAAAACACGAAACTCGTCTCTAAGTTATAAATTTTGCACTTCTCCCGTGTAATCTTATATAATAAATAGGGAATAGGTTTACACGGTATGGTTAATGTTTTTCTACATGGTATGCTCGGACGCAAGTTCGGCAAGGAATGGAGGGGTATTCACGCTAGTAATGCGTCTGAAGCTCTCCACGCGATTGATATTAATACGAAAGGGTTGTTTCGCCAGTATCTAGCCCAACATCCTCAAAGGCAGTATAAAATCAAGATTGGTGAAAGATTTGTTGAGGAAGATGTAGAAGTAACAGGTCCATCGGGAAATCAAGATATTCATCTGACACCCGTAGTTAAGGGTAGAAACAGTGGGTGGGGTAAGATTTTTGCGGCCATTGCAATTGTTGCATTGATGTGGTGGAATCCCGGTGGTTGGGCGGCTGCGGGTGGTATGTTTCAGTTGAGTGGTAGTCTTACCGCCGCAGGAACAATTGCCGCATCAGCCTCCGCCGCATTATTTATTGGTGGTGTTTCACAATTATTAGCGCCCAAAGTTAATTTTGATGGTCCGAAAGACCAGAGACGCGCCAATTCATTTACTTTCGGTGGCAATGTAGATGCGGTACGACAAGGCCACCCGGTTCCAGTTGCTTATGGTAGAGTGCTAATAAATCCACTTCCAATTAGTATATCGTTCTTCCATGAAGATTACACTGCGGGTGGCATTGCGACTCCTCCGGATGTAACTTCTACCACAGACGAAAATTATACATCTTCTACCACGGCGGCACCGCCAAACAATCCGGTTGGACAGCTTGTTTCTGTTTCTGCTAACACCCCTCAATATTTTGGTAAATACACCGATACGCGTGGCACAACAACTCTTCCGCCTAGTGAAGTTCGAAATGAAATATGAAAGAAGAACTAGATAATCTAGTATCAAAGGCGAAGATTAGAATTTTGGACGCGCTCTGCGAAGGTCCAATCAAGGGGTTCGTATCTGGTAATGATAATTACGGCCCGATGAAATCGACGTTCCTCAACGATACCGTGTTGATGAACGCTAATAATACCTTTAACTTCAATGTTAGTGGCGATAACATATTTCAATTTGCGCTAGGTGAAAGCGGTCAGGCCGCGCTGCCCGAATTTGGTCGCGTTGAGACGTTCCTCCCCTTAAGTTCAAACACCGAAGTAAAACAACTTCGTAAAAATCCTACGTCTGATAGCGATTATAAAGATGTTGTGGTTTCCTTTAATAATCGCACGTATCCGGACGCTGGCACTGCCCGTATCACTGTTCGCGTCCCACAATTGTTAACTCAAGTTGACCCAACACGCGAGAACAAGTTGCAGGAACCAATGATTCAGGGTTATCAACTCAAGTATAAGATTGAGTGTTCCCTAAATGGCGGCGCGTACACCCAAATTGGTAATGAGATAACTATTTTTGGTAAAACTACTTCAGGATATTCAAAAACAATCGAAGTTCCACTTCCTTCTGATGGGTCCAATTTCCTAAGTTGGAAATTACGCATTCGTAGAACAACCGAGAATATTTCGACGCTCAAGATTGCAAACACCCTTCTTGTCGATGCGGTATCCATCATTTCGACCAATGAGTACAAATATCCCAATACCGTTCTTGTTGGTATGGAATTTGACTCTGAACGTCTTGGTGGTAGCATACCTTCTCGCGCATATGAAATTTATGGTCTGAAGGTTAAAATTCCTAGCAACTACAATCCAGATACCCGAACATACACTGGTATTTGGTTGGGTGACTTTAAAGCGCCGACTGCCCAAGGTTCAAATATCATCACGAACGGCGGCTTCACAACTAACACCGCTGGTTGGACTGCATACAGGAGTTCACTCACCCGTTCTACATCTTCGCCTCCCGGTTCAACAACCGCATATGGTGTTGTTACTGTTGACATTCCGGCGGCAGAAGATAAGACGTATTTCTCAATATATCAATCTCCTTCTGCGCCACAATCCACGGTATATATCGTCAAGGGATACTATAAAGTAAGTAATTCTGCGCTTAACTTCAAGATTGGTATCAACAATACAACCGTTGCGGAATACACCACCATCGGCAATTCGACTGATTGGCAAGCATTTGAAACTCGAATTATTTCCGCTGGTTATAGCGATGGCGGTAATAATTGGGTCGAATTTGTGGCGCAGCGTTCCGGCGAATGTCTTACAGGTGACTCTTTCTCCATTACTGATGTTCAGGTAATGACGCCAGCGGACGACGGAAAACAGTACACGAACAATCCAGCTTGGGTGTTCTATGATATTTGTACAAATACCCGTTACGGACTTGGTAATTACATTCGTCCAGAGTGGATTGACAAGTGGACACTTTACCAAATCGGTCAATACTGCGACGAAATGGTTGATGATGGTCAGGGTGGACAAGAACCTCGATTTACGTGTAACGTCGTTATAACTCAACAAGAAGACGCGTATAAGGTACTATTGAACTTGGTAAGTATATTCCGTGGCATGTTGTACTTTGCCAATGGTAGACTCTTCCCAATTCAAGATGCATTAAAGACGTATACAGCGCAATTTACGAATGCGAACGTTATAGATGGCGTATTTAATTATGGAAGTTCCTCGAAACGTACTCGTCATACGGTTGCACTTGTCAAATGGAATGACCCAAAGAACTCTTATCGTGAGACGGCTGAAGTTGTAGAAGATACAGACGGCGTAACAAAGTTCGGATATCAGGTGTTGGAAATGTCCGCATTTGGTTGTACGTCACAAGGTCAGGCTTATCGTGCCGGTAAATGGGCGCTTGTATCCGAAGCTTTAGAAACTGAAACGGTTACGTTTAAAACCGCTTTAGAGGGCACCTATCTAAGACCGGGCGATATTTTCCAAGTTTACGATAATGCACGCTACAATCTAAACCAAGGTGGTCGATTGTTAAATGTTTACAGCCCAACTAACGTTGTACTTGATAGGGATGTTGAAATCCAAGCTGGTTATATTTACGATTTAACGGTTACAACGCCCCGTTTCTATCTTGAGGCAACTGGCGAAATCACAGGTTCGGACCAGATTGGAGCCATTCGTAACAGTCAGGTTGTCACATCACGTCTCGCCACAACTTCATATACTGGTAGAGATATCACTGTTTCATCGAGTTTGGGTAGTGAAATAGGACCGGGTTCCATTTGGACACTCTCGTTAGTAAGCGGCAACGCAAGTGCAACAGTACGCCCGAAGCAATATCGTTGCTTGGCTACGGCAGAATACAAACCATTTGAGATTGAAGTATTAGGACTTGAATATTCAACTGGTAAATTTGGTTTGATTGAAACTGGATTCTCAGTTATCAATAATCAGGTTTATGAAAATGCCGCCGAAGCGCCCCCTGTACCGGGTGGGTTCTCGGATGGTACTTATCAAAGACTTGGTGTTAACTATATTGTCGATACAGAACAGAATTTCGTTCGTGAGTATCTGGAATTAGATTGGTTCCCAGTTGAATCGCCTATCCTAAAGTTTTATCGCGTTCGCGTGACGCCTCCGGGTGGTAGTCCGCAGATTATCGCGGAAACTATGTCGGACGTTTTTGCGTATGCTTTGAGCGGTTGCCGCCCCGCTGGTTTCTATCAATTCTCTGTAACGTCAGTTGGTAAAGCTCTGACCGAATCCGCCGCACTGACAGGTGGATATCTGGTCGGAACAAATGATGGTATTAAATCCCTAACGTATAATACTTCCACTCCAATCACTGGTGTTTATGGTACACCTATTGATAGCGAATGGTTACTTTCTGGGTTTGAAACGCGCGCGCCAACTTTACATATCTTACGTAATACTGGCGAATTTGATGGTAATGACCCAAGATTCTTCTATATAACTGGTTACGAATTCCAGCTAACGGAAGTAAATGCGCCAAATACGGTATTACTTGACCTTGGTAAGCATGCTTCTGAAACGGTACGGCTGTCGTCTGCCAACATAAATTCGATTGCGAATCGACGTGCTTTTGGTGTCAAAGTTACGCCGCTATCATGTATTGAATCCGGTGGTAATGGATTTGGCGCGTTCACCCAAACCATGACAAACAAGCCGCCACTTCAGGCAGCGAACGCAACATTTACAAATGGTGGTGGGGGCGTTAATTTTAATATCGGTCCTAACGCACACGATACGGATGTGAGTGGTGTATATCTTTGGAGTGCGCTTACTACAGCTTCTTTTACGCCATCTTTTGGTAATCAAACACTGATTAGTGATAATCTTGCTGGAACTCACTCTCTTTCCGCTACGGGTGCCTATAATTTCTGGTATTCACTAATTGACTCTTACTGGACTGGTGGCTGCGTAATTTATGGACCTTCTACCGTTAACTATGTCGGTGTTGCCGCCAATAGTGTGGCACCGGGTTCGATTGACTATACGTCTTTCGTAAGTGGTGTTGAACCAATCAGAGTTGTTAGTGCGCTACCCGCTACATGTACTGTTGGGCAAATAGTATTACTTTCTACCGATAGAAAACTTTATCGTTGTACTGGTAATGCATGGACGACGGTTGTTGATAATGCCGATATTGCTGCTGCCGCTATTACGACCGATAAGATTCTAGATGGGGCTGTGTCAGAATTGAAGGTTGCAAATTCTGCAATTAGTGCAAACAAACTTGCAACTAATGCGGTTACAGCCGATAAAATTACGGCAAATGCGGTTATATCTGATAAAATTGCTGCAAATGCAATTGTGGCCGGTAAAATCGCGGCGTTAGCAGTTACCGCAGGTACGATTGCGGCCCGAGCAATCACTGGTCAAAATATCGCCTTCGGTACACTTCGTGGTGAAAACATAGCCGCTAATACAATTACTGGTAATAACCTTGTTATCGGTACGATTGAGGGTGGTTTTATTGCCGCCGATGCAATTTCCGGTAATCATATCCGTGCTGGTCAGATAACGGCGAATAAATTGAGCGTTACTCAACTTTCCGCTATAACCGCCGATATGGGAACAGTAACGGCAGGTACATATCTTACTAATTCGACCGCATCAAATCAACTAAAACTAAATTCTGCTGGTCTGCAAATGGGCGCAGATAGTAATGACAGAATCTCAATTATCTCTGCCCCGTCAGACGGTTCTAATCACAGAGTTCGAGCCTATAATTCTTCTAATAATCTTGTTGCTGATTTTGGTGTAATACAAATCCTCGGTACAAATGACGGATACTTTGCCTTATTTGATAGCGCTGGCAATGTAATGATTGATATGTATGGCAAAGATGGTGGTGCTAATTTTACTGGGCCTATCTATACAGAAGGTGATATTAATATCGGTACTGCTTCCGTCAATCGTTGGTTGTACCTTGCGCACGCCAACGCACAAATGGTTATTGGTGGCGATACGAATCTATATCGTCAAGCTGCGAATCAGTTAAAGACAGATGATGATTTTTATGCTCTCAGCTTAACAGCAACGTCATCAAGACGTTTCAAGAAGAATATTCGACCAATGCAACACGCATTGAAAATCGTTAATATGTTGAGTGGAGTACATTTCGATTGGACAATCCGTGATAGAGATAACGATTTCGGCCTTATTGCTGAAGATGTTGCCAATATTCTGCCAACTGCTGTTGGATATGATGAAAGTGGGTATGCTCAAGGTCTTGATTATGGAAGACTTACTTCCGTACTTGTGGAAGCGGTTAAGGAATTGACCCTAGAGGTTAAGACATTAAAATCCGAAATATCGGATTTGAAGAATGGATAAACGTGGCCTCTGGTATTCATATAATGGTTGGTGGTGTAAGAACGGATTTAGATTCCGTTTTTGCACCCATTGAATCATCCACCCCAACGAGTACGACTACTGGATTCAAAACTTCTGGTGGTAGCGATATTCGTCTACGATATTACGCTGCAACCGGGGGCGATACTCGCGCTAGTAATACTGGATTAAAATATTGGAATGGAGGAAGTTATGTAGATTTAAAAAATCTTTTTCGCGATTTTAATTTCAGTGGCGCTCCAACAATCACAACACAACCAAGTCCAGCGACAGTGGACGAAACAGAGTCTACAACTCTTACTGTTGTCGCGGCTGGTGCTTCACCACTAAGCTACCAATGGAAGAAGAACGGTAGCAATATTTCAAACGGTGGTCATTATTCCGGCGCTACAACAGCATCTCTCACCATTTCTAGCGCGGACGAAAATGATGATGCTAATTATAAATGTACCGTATCTAATGCACACGGAACAATTGATAGTAGCGAGGTTCATGTAACTGTCATCCTAATTCCAGTTATTAACAATGGTGCGGTTGGGGGTGGCGAATTTAACGTCGAAGGTGGCCCATATTCCTTCAACGAGGGTGATGGTCCCGTACTTAAGGTTACAACCTCTCGTGGTCAAAATCTAAGTTATCAATGGAAATTGAATGGAAGTAATGTTGGTAGTAATAGTTCTACCCACGCAATTACAGTCGGACCATCAACGGATGGAACATATACCTGTGTAGTATCCAATACTGCTGGAAGTGATACATCTTCAAATTGTGTGATTAGCATTATTGCTCCGGTTATCGATGATGCCAATAGTACCGTCAAGACTGGTGGAATTACATATGACTTTAATGATGGCGAAAGTGTTGCGGACTTCCACGTTTCCACATCGGCGGGCACAAATCTTTCATACGTATGGACAAAGGACGGAGTTAATCTTGGAATCAATAGCGCCCAAGGTCCAGTATACAACCCGGCGACTACTGCCGATTCCGGCTATTATGAAGTGACTGTATCTAACAACGGCGGAAGTGCTATTGCCTCCGCTCAAATGAATGTAACATGAAATTAAAACCTATCCTACTAATTTTTATCACTCTGTTTTTCTTATCTGGATGTACTCTCTTTGATTTTGTAGCGACGAAAACTGGTTACGATAAGAAAGAAAAGGTAGAGTTGCGCATCAAGGATTTGAAAGACGAGCGTGAGGAAGCGTTGAGAAAACAAGCTATAGAAATTAATAAAGCAAAAGATGATTATTACAAACAACTTCGTGAAAATTTTCAAAATACAATAAATTGGACATATGGTGCGACCCTAGCCTCAAGTCTCAAAACGAATAAAACGCGGCTAGATAACATTTTAGATTACCGATTGACAACTGCCCTTTCTTTCGGCCCTGCTCCGACACCCGAAGCGATTATTTATCAAAATAAATTACTTCGTGAAGAATTGGACGAGAGAAAAGTTACCGACGAAGCGCTTGCAAAGCGATACGAGGAAAAGGAAAAGGAAGCACAGGCTGCGCGCGTCTCGGAAGCTGCAAAAAGTGAGCGAGTTAAAGCCTTAGAAGAGAAGATTCCAGAAATAGAGCGAAAATATGCTAAGGAAATTGATGACCAATATGAAGCTTTGAATAAAATAAACGGGGATTTAATAGCACTTAAAACGAGGGAAGCTGAACGCATGGCAGACGAGAATAGTCTTAAAAAATATTTGATAGGCATACTATGCGTCGGCGCGGCTGGTGCCGCCATCGGAGCATATTTTATGCGCTCGTTAACCCTTGCCGTGGTTGCCATTTTTATAGGTGGAGCCGCCATCGCCGTCCCATTTATTAAACCTTGGATGATAATAACTGCTATTGGTGCGGTTATAATAGTTGCTGGTTTCATCGCTTATAAACAACTATACGAAGAAAAGATTATATCTAATGGGGCAATTGGAACTATCCAAGAACGTCGCAATGAAGCAGAAGATGATTATCAGCAAAACCTTAAGCCGAAACTCAAAGATTGGTTCAAAGATGCTCCAAAACTACATAAAAAGGTGGAAGACCGCCTAAAAGAGTTAAATTTAAAGTAAATTGATTGCATAAAAAGTGTAATCGCGAATATCATATAATGAAAGGTAACAATGATTAAATATTGCACTCAATGCGGTCACAAACACGAATTCACGTTTAATGCACCCGCCTTTTGCGAGAGTTGTGGTAACGCCTTTGCTGGTGTTACCCCCGCCACTCGTACCGTTGCAAGTACCCCCGCCAGACCATCAGTTGCACGCCAAATCCAAGAGGATACAGATGATACACCTTTGCCCGATTTATCAAAATTGGACGTAACGGTTGAGATTCATAAAGCACCCCGCATGACGTTAGAGCCAAAGGGTGATTCCATTACGGTTGTTGGTGGCGCTGGTATAGGTGGAGAACCACGCCCACGAGGGCAGAAATTCAACCGAGAAGATGTCCAAAGAGAAATCGAACAACAATTCAGAAGAGAGCGGCAAGAACTCAAAGAAGAGGTCACACCGAGTTAAGATAGAGACTTTAATCCCCGTCATACAGCGCGAGATTCATAAAAGGCGCAAGAAGTGGACGCTTGCATCCGTCTCATTTGAAGACGTTTCTCAAATCGTCCTTATCAGAATTGTAAGTAAATATCACACCTTCGATTCATCAAAGGGTGAGTTTTTACATTGGGTTAATCGTGTAATCAGTCATACGATTATAAATATTCTTAGAGATAACTATCTAAAGTATAGCCGCCCTTGTATTTTAGGTTGTATTCATAATACTGGTGACGACAACTGTTCTCTCACCAAGAATGGCAAGCAATGCGCTCAATGTCCTCTCTATCGCGACTGGGAGAGGTTGAAGAAAGAACAGTTTAATATCAATCAACCACTTTCGCTTGAAAATCATATTCAGGAAGTGAATGATGAATTTTATGATATCGAACACGCGAAAGAGAAGTTGAATGTCGAGATGAAGCGTCGCCTTAAACCATCAGAATGGCGCATTTACGAAATGATGTTTGTCAATCGTAAGGATGATGATATCAAAGAAGATACAATTAAGAGTTACGGTATAAGCTATCCGCATTTTACCAAACTCCGTACCCTGTTTATCGAAACAGCTAAGAAAATTATCGAAGAGGAATCTTTAGCATGAGTGATGTTCCGCAGACCCCTCCCGCCGATGACACAATAACCCCCGCACACGAAGAAATAATTCGCAAGCATTTAGAAGGGGTGATGAATGGTACTATCAGTCTTGATGACCTAACCAAGATTGTATTTGACGACCAGACGATTGATGGTCGCAGCAAGAAGGGTCGGGCACTTAAGAAGTGGATTGTTGCAAAGGGTCACAAAATTAAGACAAGTAAATATGAACCAGAAGGTCCATTTGTACTTGCCGACGAACATGTAGAATTCATCACGAATAATATAGATAGCATGCGCCCAATGGAAATTGCGCGCACATTATTTCCCGGTAAAAAGATTACGCCACTTAACAAGGAATATTTGGCGATATGTACCAAGATTCGGGAGATAAGACCAGAAGCGGTGCCCGAAAGTGATAGAATGGCGGAAGGTCCATACGAACCACCAAAGTCAATCTATCGGCTGGTTCCACGTATCAACGAATACGTTTCTAAATACAAAATTGAAAATGTAAAGCCCCTTCCTCAAGACGAGAAACAGATTTCGGATAGAGATTTAAAATGCTTGAAGAAATTGTTGGGTTATATGAATACCCACACGTTCTTCTTATCTATTAATATTTACGAATTAGTACATGAACGCGAACTGTTTGAAAGTCGCTTCATTCGATACACTTATGATAAACCGGACCTAACGGAAGAGGAAGTTGACCAATACATCTCGGTTTGTGATAAATACGTCGCGCTACATCAAATCCGTAAAAACATCCAAACACTCCAAAAAGAAATCAACATCAACTTGGAGGCGGCAACCGAGGAAAAGAAGAAGGTTGCCATGTCATATATTGAGTTATTGAATTCATATCGTGCCAAAGAAAAGGACGCGGAAGATGTCCTAGAGCGAACAGTTAAGGCGTTGGTTGGTACACGCGATAAGAGATTGGCGGGTCAACAGGCAAATAATGCGACCGTTTTGAATCTAGTACAAGCGTGGCAGGATATCGAAAAGCGGCGTGAATTACTCGAACTGGCAAAACGTCAGCGCGAGGCAGAACAGGATGCAGTTAAACGTCTATCTAACATGGATGCGGTTGTTGCGCTAATTGCTGGATTGTCCAAGGATAACGTATAATGGATACTACTTGCAACTACTCTAAAGCCGATACAAATATCGATTTTTGTAGCATTCCTCCGTTTGTTTGTGAAGTGGATAGGTCATTTCACGAATCTTTAGAAGCTCTTAATAAACACTTGCGTAAGTTCAAAATAAAACAGAAAGATTATTACGAGAACTATTATAAACGAGTAGATTTACTCACTGGGGAACCAATTGTATTTAAATCGATTGACCAATATTTTTCGGCACACTTCAAGGATAAGAACAACATGAAACGTTGGTTCAAAGAAAATCCAGAAGACGCAAAGAAACTGTCAATTCGTATGTTGAAAGAGCGAATCAAGAGGAAGAGTCTGACCCGACTTCCAAGTGAGGTAGAATTAATAACATGTGGCCTGCCGAGTTCTGAGTATTATTATAATTTCATTGTATCTGAGGTTGTATCTGCCGGCCTGACGCCTCCATATGATTATGGATGTACGACATTTGAGGTTGATGATTCTCCGTTGCAGATAGTCGTAGATACACGCGAGCAAACCCCTTTAAATTTTAAAGATGTTACAATAGTTAAGAATTCTTTAAATTTTGGTGATTATGCCGTTTTGGGCAAGGAACAAGGCATCGTCATTGAGCGTAAGTCCTTGCCAGATTTGATTGGTTCGTGTGTTGCGCAGTATGAACGTTTCACAAGAGAATTTCAACGTGCCAAGGACGCGGGTGCCTATCTCATTGTGTTGTGCGAGGAAAGTTTGAACACAGCGCAAAACTATCCTTATATTCCATACTTAAGAAGGTTTATTAAAACGCCTCCTGAAGCAGTATTTCATAATGTCCGAGAATTGATGCAGAATTTCGGATTTCAATTCGTATTTTGTGATGGTCGCGCACGCGCGGCGGAAGTCGCTATAAAAATATTTAGGTTAAAACAGGATGTGAGAACTTTAGACTTACAATTCTATTTAGACCGTCGTAAATTATTATAATACCATGTGGGAAAATTTAGCTTGGGAGCCGCCCGATTATAAAGGTGCCGGTGAAAAGAAAACGGTAAACGATGAATTTATGACGGTCACCGAAGAACTTACTGAGGAACGCGCGCGCGAGATGCTTGGTAAATTCCTTCGTGAGAATCTGGCGTTTACAACAGAAATTCTTACTGGCATTAGGTTGTACCCCGAACAGGTTGTATATCTACGTTCTTGGTTTGAGAACAATTTTAATCTTTGTATAGCTGGTCGTGGTTGTGCCAAGAGTACCCTTGCTGGTGTTTTTGCCATTCTGTATTGTTTGTTCAATCCTAGTACCACTGTTCTTATCGTATCTCAGAATTTCCGTTCGAGCCGCCGTATCCTCGAAAATATTGAACGTATTGCTTTATCACCCTCGGGGACGTTACTCCGTCAAATCTTTAAGAATGAGAAATTAAGCAGGCGCGGCGATATCTTTCAGTGGGAAATGTTGAATGAATCTCGTATTATCTGTGTCCCCTTATCTAATGGTGAAGGTCTCCGTGGATTGCGCGCAAACGTTCTGATTGTGGACGAAGCACTTCTAGTCCCAATGAAAATCATTGAGGAAATTCTACAACCCTTCCTCGTGGCGTCTGGCGACATCAAAGATAAACAACGAGTTCGCGAATATGAGGATAAATTAATTAAGGCCGGACGCATGAAGGAGTCCGAGCGTAGGGTGTTTAAATCTACTTCAAAAATGATTCTTCTTTCCTCTGCATCTTATCAGTGGGAAGACCTTTATAAAGTTTATTTAAAATATCTTGAACACGCTCGCACCGATACTGAAGAACAACGTAAAATTGCATCTTATGGAGTTTTACATTTTAGTTATGAGTCTGTACCCGAAGATATGTTGGATGCCGCCATTAAAGAGGATATCAAGAACGCCCCACAATCGACTATCGATAAGGAATACAAAGCTATCTTTATTGAAAGTACCCGCAGTTTCTTCAGTGCTCAAAAGATGGCTGAATGTACTGCAAAGGCTGGTGAACAACCTGTTACCGAAATAGTGGGAGAACCGGGCGCAGAATACGTTTTAGGTATTGACCCTTCATTTTCATCTTCTGAGGCGAGCGACCATTTCGCAATGTGCCTCCTTAAGATAGTACCGAGGGGCGATAAGAAAGTAGGAGCCGTTGTAAATCAATACGCGGTTGCCGGTGGAAGTTTGAAGGACCACATCCTATATTTATATTACCTACTTACTAAATTCAATATAATATATATAGGTATCGACGCATCCCAAGGTGATAATAATGAATTTATAAACGCATGTAATAATTCGGCTCTTTTTAAGAGCGCCGGAATTGATTTAAAAGATATCGATGCGGAATTTCATCGTGACGATATGGAAGTGTTACCTTCGCAAATCCTTCGTAGTTACAATTTTGATAATAAACGAATCGTTCAGAAGCAGGGTTTTCACTCTGCCTTTCAGCGTGCGGCAAACGAATATCTACAAACGTGTATCGAAAACAGGTCAATTATTTTCGGTAGCGAAATTTCTGGTATGGATGGATTGGGCGAATCGCTATCGAAACTAGATTTTTCTATTTTACTTGATAAGAATAAGGGGCATAGCGAATACAATGACCCCAAAGATGGCGGCGTATTCTTACTTATGGAAGACCAAGCGCGGCTTATACGTCTAGTTAAGGACGAATGCTCATTAATTGAAGTCGGGGTTTCACCCTTAGGTACAAATAGTTATGATTTACCTCCAAACATTAAGCGGGCCAAGTCAGCTAATCGCGCACGTAAAGACTCTTATTCGGCGCTCCTTTTAGCCAACTGGTGCCTACGCCTCTATTTAAAGAGCCGAGAAATGCCAAAGCAAGACAACACGGGTACATTTAGACCTATTCTCATCTAAAATCGTTAGCTTTTTTGTGTAATTGTTATGGCAATGTCACTTTTTCGACAAATGAAATCCATTCTTGGTTCTCACACAAAGTCAATTTTCGCACTTTTTCTCAGTCTTATACTATTTTTCGGGCTGATTTCCTGCGCCAAGCAAGCTGGGGAACCACAAATGTTTTCCGGAAGTGTGTTACATTTTAGTGACCTTATACGAAACGTCAAAGCGCGGGATATTCATACGGGTAAATTAAACTACGCTGTAGTACGTCGTGAGTGGGTAGAATGGTATTACAAACAATTTAGAGACGAGATAGGTAAAGGTCAGTTCGGGGTAATCAAATGGGATAAGTTATTTACCTGTACAGCTTTTACTACCCGCTTTGTTGCTGACGCACAATTACATTTTTTTCGAAACGCTTGGCATGATACAATACAATATCGTGCAGAATCGGTGGCGATTGGAGAATTTTGGTTTCAACCACAACCAACTGGTCCGGGGCACGCTATCGCAGTTTGTATGACGGAAAACGGCTTAGAGTTTTTTGAACCGCAGACCGGCCAATGGGTTAATATTACCGAAGAACAAAGAACCCGTAATTGGTTCGCAAAATTTGATTAACATGCCACGTTCATATAATAAAACTTCCACTTGGTGGGAAACTCGAAAGAAAGAGGCTGAATTACGCGCCTCTGCAATAACACCAACTAAGTTTCAACCTATTTCCGCCCCAGACCTCAAATATGAATTTGCGGGAGAAAATCTAGTTGCCGCTTGTGCGGGCAGCGGGTCAGTAACGAATACCCGAAATAAGTTTACGAATAGTGGATATTTCAATGGTGGCGGCATAAACGGCTTTGAAAATCTATCCAATTATCCATTACCATATGAAATTTCGAATGGGCGTATTTCCATGGGGAATACCATCCAACTCGTCATGCGTGCGTATTCGGGCTTCCCTGTATTTCGCAATGCAATCGAAGTATTAGTAGAATTTACAAATACGCCAATGCACCTTAAAGGTGGTAATGCAAAATCGCGCGAATTCATTCAGGCGTGGTTCCAAAAGGTTGGCATGCAGAAATTGAGTGAGCAGTTCTTCCGTGAATACTATCGCTCTGGTAATGTATTTTTGTATCGATTCGATGGGCGCATGCGCGATGCCGATTTTAAGCAAATGCAGCAGGTTTTCGGCGCCAAATCAAACATTATTCCTATCCGATATGTTTTGATTAACCCCACCAATGTATTTGTTGAGAACGCAATCATCACCAACAACTATACATATGTAAAACTCCTTTCGCCTTTTGAAGTTCAGCGTTTAAAGCATCCTCAGACCCCAGAGGAGCGGGAAATGTTTGAATCGCTCCCCGATAATGTAAAGCAGCAGATTAAGAACGCCAGTGGTGGAGGGTTGAAGCAGATATATGTTCCCATCGACTTAAATCGCCTTTATTACGTATTTTACAAAAAGCAGGATTATGAACCTCTGGCCACTCCTATGGGTTTCGGGGTTTTAAATGACATTGAATATAAACTTCAGATGAAGCGTATTGATATGGCTCTTACCAAGACCATCGAGCACGCGTTCTTGAAGATTACTATGGGTAATGAGCCTGATAAACATGGTATCAATCAAGCAAATATGCAATCGATGCAGGATATTTTTAAGAATTCCACCATCGGGCGCGTATTAGTAGCGGATTATACTACAAAAGCCGAATGGGTTATTCCAGACTTAAAGAATCTGCTTGGTCCGGAGAAATATCAGGTTGTAAACGACGATATTCGAGAGGGTTTACAGTCCATACTACTCGGCGATGATAAATTTGCAAATGCCGTCATCAAAGCACGCGTTTTCAATGAAAGACTTAAGGAGGGTCGAATGGTGTTCAAGCGTGATTTTCTTGAACCGGAAATTCGTCGTATCTGTGCCGAAATGAATTTTAAATCTGCTCCTACTGTAGAATTTGAAGAAATCTTACTAGAAGACGACACAAATCTACAACGTCTTTACACTCGTTGGGCTGAACTTGGTATCCTAGCACCTTGGGAACTTATTCGTGCAAAGCAAACGGGTCTTCTCCCAGAAAAGGCCGATAATATCGAGTCTCAGAAAGAATACAAAGATTTACGCGAAGACGAATTTTACTATCCACTTGTTGGGGCGTCCGCACCTAAAGATGGAGAGGCGTTGGCCGCACCATCAGGTAGACCATCGGGTACAAAGTCCAAACAGACGACTAAAAAGGTCAGTCCAATTGGCGGCGGCGTTTCTTCTAAGAAGTTGATGAAAGCAATTTCGTTATCCAATGACCTTCTTGGTTCTGTACAGAGTGAATTCCGTAAGCGCTTTAATCTCAAAAAATTAGATAGTGCGCAACAAGACTTAACCGCTTCACTGGCAAAAGCCATTATGGTAAACGAAGATATTGAGAAGTGGCAGGAGTGTGTTGCGAGCTATATGGATAGCCCAAAAGATATGAATAAAGAACAATGCGCTATAGTGGATGAGATACGTATCGCGCATGAAGTAGATGAATGGCAAGCCATACTTCTTAACAAGTGTAAAATCTGATATTTATAAGTGTAAATAAACATACCAACCTTTAACTCATATATTGCGCTCATGAAGAGAGAATTGACCCTTACCAACAAACGTTTCGCAGAAGAACTTGTTGCACATCTAAACGAAAAAGAACCTATCGCTAAGTTAGAGGAAAAGGATAGTAAGTTCATCGTCGCCTATGAGACCACAGCCGCCGATGGGCAATGTGTCGATGAGAAATTGGCGCAAGTTGCGCAATATCTTTTTAGAGTGGTTGATGACCGCTTCAATTATGTTCTTCGTCAAATTGACCAAATTTGGACTCAGTACGATAAACATACTGTCGGACATTTACCACAACTATCCCCATCTGGCTTGGCCAAGCTTATTAAAGCAGCCGGTCAAGAAGATGATTTTGAGGTTCGTCCACGTATGGTTTGGGCATCTCAGGGTGGTATCGAATTTGGCGCACAGGAACTCAAAGACGCACTTACAAAAATTAATGAAAGTGCCGAGGCTTCCACCGATAAGGATATCAGCCGCTTGATGGATGTAATTCGCGCCCAAAAGAAATAATGGACGGTTTACCGGATATCTTCAAAGATAAGATAGAGATTTTTTCCACTATTAAGGTTATTGAGGAAACTCAGTCGCCTTTTAAGAAGGAAGAAATCACTGCTTCGTTAGATAAATTAAAGGATATTTTTCCTAAATGGGTAGATGTAGATTCTACTCCCGATATTCTATTTCTTGCCTCTAATCTAGTTGTGTGCGATGTAATGAATGGCAATCATGTTTGTTTGCCCCTTTCCGTCGCCAAAGAAGTATACAAAGGCTTTATTAATAAGCTTGTTGATATTGAGCATGATAGAAAGAGAATTGTTGGTTTTATTATAAATTCTGCTTTCACCAAAGTCGACACAGACGAAATTATAGAAGAGAAGGATTTGGATAGCTACGACGGTTTGGTCCAGATATCTTATGCTGCGGCCATCTGGCGTTTAGCCGCACCAAAATTATCCGCATTTTTACTCAAGGCGTCCAATCCAGAATCTAAAGAATACAATCAGGTAAGTTCAAGTTTTGAACTCGCAGTTAGTGATTGGGATATTGCAGTGGGTTCCCCTCATGTAAAGAATGCGCGTATCATCAAAAGGGGTGACAAAGATTTTGATTTGTATGCTGCATATCTCCCCAATAACAAAGGCTCTGGGAAGACTAAACAGGGTGACTTTGTATATCGCGTGATTAAGGGGGAAGTTCTTCCTACGGGCGCGGGCTTGGTCGCCAATCCAGCAAGTCAAGTCGAAGGTATCTACACCTTAGTTGGAGAAGAAGATATAGTCGAAAAGGAAGAGGGTAAGGAAAAAGCTGATATAAGTGTAGTAGAGACTCCAAAAGTCGAGTCTACAGAGGTAACTACGGCAAATATTACGCTTCCTACCAATGAAATTTCTCAACAAAATATCGAAAATACTAAAATCGAGGGAAAACTAAGTGTAAACTCTAATACAACCCACTCTATGAAAATTACCAAAGTAGAAGATATCGTCGCATCTCTTTTTAAAGAGGAAACAACTGCAAGCGCCGTTACTGCTTTCATTGCTGCCGAGATTGCTAAGTCCAGTGAACAATATGTCAAGGATTTACAGGCGCAGAAAGACCTAAGTAAGAAGCTTGAGGAAGCAAAGGCTTCTGCGGAGACAAAGGCACAGGAACTTCAGACGAAGGTAACCGAACTTGCGAACCGCCTTAATGAAATTGAGGCTCAAAAGGCCGCTCAACAGGCCGAAGCAGATTTCAATCAACGTATGAATGCGTTTGAAGAAGAATATGACCTTGATGAAGAAGACCGCAAGTCTCTCACGGTTGATATTAAGGCATGCAAGACGAAGGAAGAATTCGAAACTTTCGTGGCTAAGATTAAGCCGCTCATGAAGGAAAAGAGCAAGACTTTCAAAAAGGAAAAAGCTTCCAAGCTTGAAGAGGCTGTTAAGGCCGCAAAAGCAACTGGCGTTTCTATTGATACCGTTAAGGTTGACCCAAAGACATTGGATTTCGTTGAAATCGTTGCTTCGGTAAAAGAGACACCAAAACAGGAAAATGTTCCAAACACACCTCCCCCAGCAGGAGAAAAGAGTCTTGTAGAGCGTATGCAGGCTTTCAAAGACCAGATTAGCTTTAACGGCAAAGTCGTTAAACAGTAACCCCTATAAACTTTAATTTATAAAATAACATGCCAAATACAACCACATTTGCAAATACTCGTATTCACCCAACGAGAGACTATAGTGAACACGAAGTCATTAATATGTTCTCGAAGGACCGTACTGGTGAGGCAGGCGAACTCGTAAGAATCGTTCGTAGCACACCAAGCGAAACCAACAAATTCAGCAATACAACTGTCGGCGCGTCTTTCAGCCGCACGTACAATAAGTTCTACGAAACAACCGACAAGGTTCGCGCTACGGCGGGCGGTCAGTATGCAGACACGAAGTACAACGTACTCGGTTTGACGCTGAATGCTACCCTTTCGCATGACGAAAACGGTCTTCCACTTTTCAATAACCCGCAGCGCCGCGAGGAATTGCAGTGCGTTATGTCCGGTGAAACGGTTCCCGTTCTCCGTCGTGGTGTTATTGGTGTTTATAGCAATGGCTATGTTGGCACCCCAACAGTCGGCTACGCAGTAGTACCATTCTCCGGTGGTAACGGTATGCTCGCTTTCGTTGACCCAACTAATACAGGCGAACTTGGTGGTATCGGTGGTTCAGTTCTCCCAACGCCACGTTATCGCGAAAATCAAGTCATTGGTTACTGCCTTAGCTCGTCCGGTGATGAACTTGGAGGCTACGCCCTTATCAGTCTCGAACTCTAAGTTTTAAACCAACAGAAAGGAAACTTTTTACATGAAAATTACCATCAATAGAACACCAGAGCAAGTTGAACTTGTGAAGCTTATGGCTAGCAAGAACAAGTTGAAGGCTATCGAAGCTCAAGAGGCATTCGCTGCTTTCATCGCCCCTGTTATCCAGAACATTCTTCAACAGGCTCCCGTTATCTCCCGCTTTTATAAGGACATCGCATACGATTCCAATAGCAATCCATCAATTCCTCTCGACCTATATTACGACGTAACCCAGAAGGGTCTCGTTCGCGTATGGTCACAGACAATGCCCGGTAGCTTGGCTACAGCCATCACTCAGGGTATCACGGAAATGATTCCTTCTACATACAATCTTACCTCTGCCGTATCGTTCCTCAAGAGCTATGCCGCAGCCGGTCGCTTGGATGTAGTTGCAAAGACACTTGAACGCATGGCGCAGGAAGTATTGCTCAAGCAGGAAGTCAATTCCGCTTCGGTTATGCTCTCCGCTCTCGCTGGCGCGCAGTACGGCAATACAAATGCCTATCAGACAATTCGCTCTACGAACAAGGCAAACTTGGTTCCAAACGACCTCCTTCGTTTGATGACATTGGCCGCGCGCGTCAACGCTTCGTGGGTTGGTGGTACTCCTACCAATGCTCCCCGTGGTTTGACCGACCTTATTCTCTCGCCAGAAGCGGTTGAGAAGGTCAAGGGTTGGGCATATGAGCCACTTAATACACGTGGCGCCGCAATTCCAACTCAGGCTGGTATTGCAGAGCAAATCTATAACACTGCTGGTCTCCCAAGCATCTACGGTGTTACGCTCAATCAGGTTAACGAATTCGGTGTAGGATACTCCTACAATACGATTTTCGATACCGCCGCAGGTTCTAATTCGTACCCAGCATCGCCAACTGGTGGTTCTGCCGCCGCATTCGACGGCACCAGTGAGGAAATCATTGTTGGTCTCGATGCAACACGCGATAATCTTCTCCGTCCAGTTCTTACCAATGGTAATGAAGGAAGCACGTTTGAGATTAGCGCCGACGACCAATTCTTCGTCCGTTCGGAAAAGATTGGCTTCTACGGTAAACTCCGTGAAGGTCGCGTTGCAGTCGATACCCGCGCAATGCTCGGCCTCATTATGTAAGGTCGATAAAATCGATTCTCGAAGCCCCCTTTCTGAAGAAGATTGGGGGTTTTTTATTTCGTTATTGTGGCCTCCCCGCGTATTATCATACATGGAAAAAGTAAATAACGATAAACAAAGAAAATGTGCCCGATGTAAAAATATATTTCCACTAGACTTGTTTCCAATAAATCGTGGTTTAAAACATGGACATGGCTACTATTGTAAGAATTGTAAAAACATAGTTAAACGCGAAAACAGACATCGTTATAGAGATAGAGAAAAAACTAAGATACAAACAATTAAATATAAGTATGGCCTCTCAGAACAAGAATATATTAATTTACTAGAAAGGTCTGGTCACCAATGCGCAATTTGTAAACGCTCCGATAAGAGGTTAGTTATAGACCATAATCATCAAACAAAACAAGTTCGTGGTTTACTCTGTGCCACATGCAATACTGGTCTCGGACACTTCTATGAAGATGAAGTAATCCTTACTGGCGCTATAAATTATGTAAAAACCCATAAAATATTGCGCATTAATCAAAATCGAACATAGAATATGTGTAATGGGTGGCATGCAATCAAAGATTAAAATTACAGAAACTACAATTGAATTCGAAGAAATCAATGGAAAATTAGAAGCCCCCACACTCGACGATTTGGAAGCTTTTTCTCGGAATTTAACTGACGAGGATAAAGAAGAGATTAAGAAATATTTCGCCAATCGTAAACCCAATACACTTAAATAATATGCCTAAAAAGAAAATTCCATCAACAGAAATTACTGGCGATTTAAAGCCGCGTCTCTCTCTTTATGAAATGGTTGGACTAAATGTCAATCCATATAACCAAAGAACTCTTGAAGAGTATCAGGCTTACCTAGACACACTCAGTTTTATTGAGTTACATGAGCATGCCGCGCAGGAAGCGGGTGTGGTGCCGATTGACGATAGAGAGAAGCTATTAGAAAGACTTAGCCGCCAATTCATCGTTGTAAATGGTCAATTAGAAGCGAATGCAATTCAGGTTAAAGAATCGCGGGAACAACTTGAGGCTTCAAAGAAGAAGTCGAAACTAAGTCCTGAAAAACAGCGCCAACTCAAGGAAATTTTGGCAAGAGGCCGTTAATTTAGTGTAACTTATAGATACAAAAACCCTTTTTAAACCATGGCTTCTCTAGTCTATAGCAAATTTATCCAAAACGTCTTCAATGGTACGATTTCTCAGGTGGATTTTGATACCAACACCTTCAAGATGTTGTTAGTTACATCTTCTTACACACCAGATAGGGATGCACACGATTTTCGTAATGATATAACAAATGAAGTGGCAAACGGTAACGGATATACAACTGGCGGTGCCACTTTTGGCGCGATTACTGTAACACTTGACACTACCAATGACCGTATTGATATTACATTCCCGACAATTTCTTGGGCGAGTGCAACGTTTACTGCGCGCGCAGGTGTCATATACAAGGATGCGGGCGGGGCCGCAAGCGACCCCCTTATTGCGTACGTTGATTTTGGTACGGACGTAACCGCTACCGCTGGTACTTTCACAGTCACGTTCTCTGGTCCATTACGCTTCTCTAACGCAGCCTAATTAGGATAACATATGGCTGATGCCCATAAAAATTTCAGTATCAGCGCTGTAACTAATAATCCGGGAACCGGTGGAACCTCACTCACTATAACGAGCGGCCATACGACCCGATTTCCCGACGCGCCTTTTAATGCTACTGTTTGTCCGGCCAGTACAACTCCGGACCCAAGCAATTCTGAAATTGTCCGGGTGATAGCCGTAGATGCCGGAACAAATACGTTCACAATTCAGCGCGCCCAAGAAAATACAACGGCCCGAAATATCGTGGCAACCGATTCAATATTTGCGTCGGTTACGGTTAAAACTTTAACCGATGTTGAAACAGTAGCAAATCTAATGTTATTAATCTAATCCATGCCTAAACAAACTGCACTTTATCTCCCTGCTAACGTCAATAATTCGGGCGTAAATTTTGTCAATTCCGATGGCGTAGCATTCAAGAATCTTTACACTGCCGGAAATAATGATTCGGACGTTTATTCTATCATTGCCGCGAGTAATGATTCTTCAGTTCGCGCCTTTCAATTAGCAATTCAACGTTCATCCATAAACTATCCACTTGGGACCATTTCAATTCCTACTGGTGCGGGCGGCACAAGCGCCGCTGTCCCTTCTGTCGATATGATAAATTCTACTTCCGTGCCGGGTTTACCCGTAAATGGCGCTGGTAAGCGATATATCTCCCTTCGTTCGGGTGAAAATCTTGTTGTAGCGCCAATGGTGGCATTCACTGCGGGTGCAACTGGTTGGGTATCAGCCTTTGGTCAAGATTATTAAAATTTATGCGCGTTTTAACGTCCCCTCAATTCAGGCCCGCGCCTGTTACTCAAACTGCGTTGGACGATGTACGCAAGTCTTCACGTATTAAAATTTCGCAGGCGGCGCATGGTTTAGTCGCAGAAGATGTAGTTTATAGTAATGCTGGTATTTGGGCCAAAGCAAAAGCGGATGCATTAACCACATCTTCGGTTGTTGGAGTTGTTGAGTCTGTTCTCGATATCAATACCGCCATAATCGTTATAAACGGTGAATTTACATTCACTACCGCCAAAACATCCAGCAGTATTTATTATTTGTCGGATACTACAGCGGGGCTACTTACCCTTACACCGCCAACAGCTACAACTTCATATGTTGTTCAAGTGATAATTACGACGAGTACGGGCGCGGCATTTGTACAGGTTGGGGAACCAATGGCGTTGGCAAAATTGGCGATTACCGATATTGACAAGATGGATGCCACAACAGTAAATGGAGACCCAAATTCTAAAGTCGCTATTGGTTCGCATTTTTTAACGACTGAACCATTTACAACGATAACAGCCAATACAGGTACAGCTACTATTGCTGCGGCAGCGAGCGCACAAGGTATATTAACATTAAGTACCGAATCTAATTCAGCGGGTACAGCCGGTATTTATATTGGTCAGACTACTGGCACCCTAAATCAAATCGGATTGGGGCCAATAACAATTAAGGGAAGAATTAATCTTCCTGCGCTTTCAACAGCCAGCGAAGAATACATCTTTCGCTTTGGACTTGGTAACAACGTTACTGCTGCACCTACCATCGGTGTATTTTTTGAATATGATAGAGCATCAAATACGCTATGGCGATTGAGGAGTGGTAACGGTTCAGTTACAACGGTAAATGCTAGCGGAACTGGTTCAACTGTAGTACAAGCCACTTGGACAAAACTGCGTATTGAAATAAATGCTGCCGGTACAGCCGCAGAATTTTTTGTTAATGATGTTTCGATGGGTGTCGCAACAGGAACAATGCCAGTAAGCCCCGGTAACACATGCGGTCTTTTCGTTTCTATTATTAAAAGTGCGGGTACAACTGCTCGTACAGCCCAAGTTGATTATGCTTGGATGAAATTAGATATAACAAATCCAATGTAACATAATATGATACTACACGTTTGGAAAAATCCTAATTCTCGTTGTTTGGCTGAATGTATTCAAATTCAGGACAAACAGCCATATAGTACGATTGACCCTGAAACTGGCACAAAAATATATTTACCAATTCCTGTCGAAGACATTCCTGCTTTACCATATGAAATTATTGGTGATGGGTCTGTAGAGGATTTTGAAGCGTGGAGGGTACAACAAATAGCTACAGGCTGGGTCGCAGCGCCGCCAGAGCCAATAGTCCCATCCGCAGTTACTTGTGCAACTTTACGTATAGCTATAAAACGTCTTTATGGAATTACAGAAGAAAATGTTGATGCATTGATTGCTGGAATTTCGGATGTAAATGCCAAATGGGAAGCCGAAACCCTTTGGAAGAAATCTCCAACAATTAGGAGACGGCATCCTCTTGTATTATCCTTTTCGGCAGCGTTTGGATTAACCTCTAGTCAAGTAGACCAAGCGTTTATATTAGCTGAGACTTTGTAATCGAATGGCTAACTATTATTGGGTCGGTGGGACAGCTAATTGGGACACATCAACCGGAACAAATAGATGGGCTACCACTTCAGCAGGTGGAACATTTCATACAAATCCTCCCGGTGCTGGCGATGACGTATTTTTTGATGCAGGGTCCGGTGTTGTAAATTGTACAATCTCCGCTAATGCTTTCTGTCGTTCATTAAACTGCTCAAACTTCACTGGTACACTAACACATACAAATGGAGTTACGTTAGCTATTGGTGATGGGACAGCAGGAACAAGTAATATCGCATTGAAATTTGTTTCTGGAATGACATATAGTCCAAATGCGACAGGTAGTATAATAGATTTCGTGTCAACTTCCACTACTCTTCAAACTATCGACTTCGGCACAAGGCAGGCGTGCCGGTTGCGGTTCACGGCGGCAGGGAAATGGGCGTTTATATCTGCTTTCACGACGGCCAATGTTGCCACCCAGATTAATATAATCGGGGGTGCGGAAGTCCACGTTGACGGACTTAGTGATAATTCCGGATTTGACCACACGTGGGGCTATTTATCGATGGCTCACGCTTCGGCCAATCTGTACCTCGGTAACGCAACCGTCCGGATTCGTGACACGAGCAATGTGGTTCAAATCAGTGCTGGGACCGTCATTCCGGGTGCCTCTACTTTCATCATTCAGGGTGGAGGTTCTTCCTCGTTCTGGGGCGGCGGAAAGAATTACTGGAACATTCGGTTTACCTGTACCGGACAGGGGACAATCCTAGATAATGGGACGACGTTCAATGACATCTCACACGCGAGCCCATGCACCTCGCTTCGGTTCGGTGAGGATTCAACCTATAATGTCACATCATTTAGCGTTCGCGGCACGTCAGCCTCAAGGTTTCCCGTTCTATCGAATGGCCGCACGTTCACGCTCAATAAGACGTCTGGTTTAGTTTCCTGTGACTGGCTCACGCTCTCCAACTGTAAGACTAGCGGCGGGGCGGTATGGTTCGCTGGCTATAACAGCATCGACGAGGGGCTGAACAGCGGGTGGCTTTTCCGTGGACCGCAGCCGAGGGTGATTAGACGCCTTGTTGTCGATAATGCCTACCGCTTCAATGGGTCTCAGTACAATCAGTTCACAGGCGGAGGAGCTACAGCAGACCCGACTGAATACACTTTGGCAGCGTGGGTGAAACTCGACCACGCCGGGTTGGACTTGGGTATTGTCTTTCGCTCGAATGGAAATCCGTCCGCTTCCTATTCCCATGAGCTTTCTTTTTCAGGTGCACTAAGAAAATTCGTTTCCAAAACGTATGACGGTACTTTGAAAGATTGTGTAGGGACAACTACAGTGGTCAAAGATGTCTGGTATCACGTTGTTGCCACAGCGAAGAACGGAAGTGCGGTGAGATTGTATGTTAATGGTGTAGCCGAAGGTACTCCGATGGCGATAGGCACGCTTTGGCTTGATGGTAATGACTGGTGGGTTGGGCGTGGCAATTCAGGTGCTCCCATTACGGGTGGCTCAATCGTCCCGACCCCCTTTCAGGGGTTGATGAGAGATTTGGTTGTTTGGAAAAAGGAACTAACCGCCAGCGAAATCCTTTCGCTTGCCAACGGCTCAAAGCGCCCCGGTGACATTCAAGCCGCAGACTTAGTTATTTATTGCCCGATGAATAATACGGGCAACGGTAACAACGTATCTGGAAACTGGACTGAAAGGGTAGGCGGCCTGACTCAGAATCCAACAGGAACGTGCGTCGGAGGACTATTTCCATGAGCGTAATTCGAGCAGGCATCAGCAATACCCTCCTCAACAATCTAGTTGCCTACTGGAAACTAGATGAAGCGAGCGGCAGCCGCGCCGACTCGAAGGGGAGTCACACGTTATCAGATATCAACACAGTCACGCAGGCGGCAGGCAAGCACGGCAATGCGGCACAATTCACTGCTGCTAACTTGGAACGGCTGAATCTTGCTGATGACGCTAACTTTAGAATTAACACGAATGCGCTTACGATAGCTGGGTGGTTTTATTTGGATTCACTTAACGAAAACAGAGCTATTATCGCCAAGCGCGCTGAGTGGGTGCTATATGTAGATGGTGCCAACAAACCAACTTTCAACTTTCCGGGCGATGGGACCATTCAGACTCCAACTGCAGTATCTTCCGGGCAGTGGTACTTTGTTGTAGGTTGGTGGAAAAATGAGAATAATGCCGGACGTGGAGCTTTATACATTCAGGTCAATAACGGCACAATCTACAATACTGGTCTAGTTAACGGATTCGCTAATTGGGACACAGATGTTAATATCGGTGCGTGGGAAGAGGGGGTTAATAGTTATACGTTTTTCTGGAACGGCCGCTTAGACAGCATCGGAGTGTGGCGGCGTGAGTTGACAGCAGAAGAACGTGCATTACTTTATAATGGTGGTAATGGTAGAAATTATCCTTTTTAAATATTTAGTGTAATCTAACGTACAATGTCATTCGGCGCAGCATATTTCGGCCAAGGCTACTTCGGTGGCTATCCTGTTACTACCGGCGGTGGTGGTGGCGACGGAAATGCGTCTGGAAGTTTGCCGACAGTTACAGTTATAGCGCCAGTTGCCACAGCTACAGGTAATGCTAACATAAGTGTAACCCCGACAACTATTACCGTAATAGCACCAACGGTATCGGCAGCGGGTAATGCAGATTGTAGTGGTAATATAGGGACTATTACTCTTTCTGCGCCAGCCGCGACAGCGACAGGCGACGCAAACACGTCAGGCGGATTAAATACAATTACTGTTTCCGCTCTCGCAGGTAGCGCCAGCGGCGACGGTGGTGCCAGCGGCAATATAGGGACTGTTACAACTTCCGCGCCAGCGGCAAGCGGTACTGGTGATGCGAATGCTTCTGGCGGTCTAAATACAATCACTGTAACTGCTCCCGCAGGTTCGGGTGCCGGAAATGGTAATACAAGTGGCAACATTGGTACTATCACAATTACCGCTCCAACCGCTACTGCTGCTTCGTCGGGCGATGGTAATGCTACAGGTGCGCTGCCAACCGTTACAGTAGTTGCGCCAACCGCAACAGTAACAGCAGACGCAAATACCAGCGGTAATATAGGTACGGTCACATTGTCTGCCCCAGCGGGTAGCGCAGCGGGTAATGGTGATGCGACTGTCACACCAAATACTATCACGGTTACAGCGCCAAACGCAAGCGGAACGGGAACCGCGAATACAAGTGGTGCAATTGGAACTATAACCGTTATCGCACCACAAGGTACGGCAGCAATATCATCTGATGGTAATGCAACGGGTGCGTTACCAACGATTACCGTTTCTGCGCCCGCCGCTACAGCAACAGGCAACGCGGGTGCGACGCCTAATTTACCAACAATCACTGTTACAGCCCCAAGTGTTGCGGCAACGGCTGACGCAAATACAAGTGGTAATATATCCACAATCACTCTTAGTGCGCCAAATGCAACAGCAACAGGCGGCGCTATTGCAAGTGCCAATATTGCAACAATCATTATTTCGGCGCTATCGGGCACGGGCACTGGCATAGCAAATACGAGTGGTTCAATCGGCACAATTACGATTACGGCTCCAACTGCCGTCGCGCAGGATTTACAGCCAAACGTAGTCATTTCAGCCATGATTCCGCTCAGAAACAACCGGGCAAATGGTGTAATTTATAAGGCCAATGTTGGTCAAAGACACCTTAAAGCCAAAGTTTCTCCCAAAACATAATGAGTTACGATTTTACAATTAAGCAGGGCGCGCGCTTTCCTCAACTAGATGCAGTATTGCAGGATGAGGACGGCAACATAATATCCTTGACGGGAGCTAATTATGCTACCTTCGCCATGCGTCCGTTGGCCACTCTTACATCTATAACCGGTTTGGCATCTATCATCGATGCGGCAGGGGGACATGTCCGATATGCTTGGGCGAGCGGCGATACCAACATAGCGGGTCCAGCCGATGCAGAATTTATCGTCAATTTTACAAATGGAGAACTCGTATTCCCGAGTGATGATTATATTCGCATTAATATTGTGGACAATCTAACATGAACCTTTATAATCTAGCTTATAATACTTGGAATGATTTAAATCAACCTGAAGATACGACTGCTAGTTATATTTCAGGCTGGTATCTACATAGCTCCAATTTAGGTTTACTTAACAACGTTCTTGGTACTTGTTTCAGTGGGGTTGGTGGGGCTATATCTCCAGAATTAGGCAACGAAGAAGCCGCGATTTATAGCGAAATATTCAAGCAAAATTATTGCAAACGAAAGATTTATTCGAACCTTGGGGCAAGTTCGATTCAATGGACGGAGATAAGAGAAGGTGATGGAGTGATTAGGCGCGCAAGCCCAACAGAAGTCGCAAAAGTATTTAAGGATTTACTTAAAGAATCCAATGCGACTTTCAAAGATTTGGTCCAATCTTATAAATCGAACTTGTCTTTCCCACGTAGCAACGACTTCTCCGCGCCATAACCTCGTATCATGGAGTTAACGCAATACAACTCGGCGGCGATGTTTGTTGGGCCAAGTGTGGCGCTTAGTCAACACACCCCCATAAATATTTTGCCGCTTTATGGCATTCAGTCCGCCTCTTTTGATTTTGGCGAACCCCTGACCGATATGGAAAGTGCTGAAGGTGTATATGAGCGCCTTCATCTTAATCCAAATGAAGTAAATCTTCGTTTTAGTTATCATGTTCGTGATGGCACGAATGAGGAAAATATGGGATTAATGATAGATGGCACCGGTTCCGCCTTTGCCTATCTGTGGAATTACGAGCGTAATTACTTTCTCGCTACCCGTAACGATGGGCGCGATATTCTCATTTATTCTGGATACGATACAACTGTATTTGCGTTTGGACAGGGTTGTATTACATCATATGGTGTCAGAGCGACCGTTGGAGAGCCATTAATGGCTAACGTTTCACTGTCATTCTTAAATGTGGGCGTCTCTCTTTCTGGTTTAGATGTACAACTACCGGTTGTTCATAAAACTGACGGAACAACAGTTTATACATATGGATTTGATAACAATTTCTATACTGGTTCGGGAGATTCAGTAGATTATACGAGTTCCGTTTCAGACCTATTTACGGGTTCTGGTACGAACAATGCCGAAACTGATAATTCATCATATTTTGCAACCGGTACTGGCTGGACTACAGATTGGCAAGCCCTCGACACGACTTATACGTTACCTTCGGTTTATTTTGATAATGCCCCGCTTTATGCAATTGGACCGGGCGACATCACATTACATATTCCAAATGATGCGACCTTCTCTGATATTATCAGTGGAGAAGATGCCTGTGTGATTCAGAGTTTTGATTTACAGGCGGCGCTCATACATTTCGACGACCGTCCAATGGGATATGTTTATCCGCGTAATCGGTTGGTTGACCCGCCGATTGAAGTACGTTTCAATGTTAATGCGTTTGTGGATAGAAGTAAGGCGGCGTTACTCAACGAACGTCTATGTATGAATTCGGGTCAAGCAATAGAAATTTCCGTAAGGAATCGTTGCAATAATTCGACCGAAATTATCAAATATCGACTTGAAGGCGCGCGCCTAACCAATACCTCTACCGAACTAAGCATTGGTAATATAATGCAAGTGTCATATAATTGGTCTGCTCAGATATTTGAGCAAAATGAAACTGGCGTCACACTCGCCAATTTATTAATTACGGCAAACCCGTAATTGATTATACCTTGTTCCAAGTAGCGCCGTCGTAAATCAAGGTGCAAAAGTCACCCACTGCCATAGTGAAGCTTGCTACGCCACTTGTTGTCCAGATGGTAGTACCGTTGCCAGAAATTGTGATGGCGGAACCACTACCCTTGTTCTTAATAACGTAAGTTTGGCCGGTAATTGGAGTAGATGGCAACGTGAGTGTGTGACCACCAGTTCCAGTATATGCGATAAAGTAATCGGTGGTGACAAGTGTATATGTGGTCGATTGTGTACTGGTATTCTGTATTTTGCCGCCGCCGACAGCCAATGTACCCGATATACCAACACCACCCGTTACGATTATTGTACCTGTAGTATTTGAAGTAGAAGCGACACCAGCAGACGCAACTAGAACGCCGTCACCACGGAAGTTAAATCGTGTAGTACCATTGTAGTTCTTGAGTTGGAGGATTGTGGTGCCGGAACCCAAGTCACCACCTGTCAGGGCATGCTCGCGAAGTACACTGGTCGTGCCAGCGTTAAGTGCGCCTGCAATGCCAACACCACCAGATACTACAAGCGCGCCAGTGGTTGAGCTAGTGCTTGCCGTTGTGCTCGCCACCGTCAGCACGGACCCCGCTGAATTGGTGAAGAAAACAACGTTGTTACCTTGGTTGTTGATATGAAGCGGCTTGCTAGACCATGACTGTAAGTAGACATTGGTATTGTCGGAGCCAGCAGTAAAATGCGTCGTGCCGCTATACTGAACCTGCAACGTGTAAGTTCCACCGTTGCCAACGGTGGTGCCTGTCGTGTTCAAGAGCGTTATACTGCTGTTGCGGAGACCAACATTGGTCGTGGATGCGCCAGATTGCGCATCAATATCAATACCGTAGGCGTTTGCGATGCCAGACGCGCCCTGATTGATGACGTGGACACCTCGCTGCGTCGTAATTGATGAACCGCTACCAACGGTCGGCGAGCCTACCAGTACAGCAACGCTGGTGGTCATGGTGAAGGCTGATGCTGCCGTTACCGAGGCAATATAAGCTGCATATCCAGCGGTCGTGACGGCACTGCCAAACGTGGGCTCTGAAAGGAAGCCGTATTGCGTTGACCCAGTCAGGTGAGAAGCAGCATTACCTGAGATGGTAAGAAGCGAGTCAGTGCGGACAGTCGTTCCGCTGATATTGGTACGGGAAAGGATTGTCGTACCCTGATTGCGCAATCCTACATTGGTCGTAGCAGCACCAGATTGCGCTTCAATATCAACTCCGATGGCGGTAGTCGTCTTGCCGCTGACTCCTTGGTTCGCGATGTATAGACCACGCATGTTCGTGACGGAACCAGAGCCGATTGTTGGTGGCGCAATGGCAATACCAAAACCGTCTATCATTGTAAACGCCGCTGACGTAATTACGCCAAAGTACCCACTGTAGCCGCTAGTTAGCGCGGAAGAATTGAAGGTCGGTAGAGATACTATGCCATACTGAGTCGTGCTGGATAGTGCAGAACTCGTGATATTAACGGCTCGGTCTGTTCCAGAGACACCGCCGATACCTACGTTGCCAGTCAGTTGAGTCGTTCCCGCATTGCGCAATCCTATGTTGGTGGTAGCTGCCCCAGATTGTGCAGCGATTTCAATGCCGATAGCATGCGCAATATCGGTGTCACCACCTTGATTCGCCACGTATATTCCCCGCATGCTGGTGACAATTGAGCCAGCACCAAGCGTTGGGGAGTCGGCATACAGACCGGTTCCTTCAACCGATGTGAATACCGAAGCTACAGTACGAATGTTGGAATAGAAACCGATGAGACCGGTGGTTGCGCCTGAGGTAAACGTTGGCTGTGAAGCCACGCCCACTTGGAGGGTACCAGTCAACCCAGTTGACCCGATATAAATCCCCTGTGAAGCGACAGACGCCGCACCAACGCCCATATTACCACCAGACACAGTAATGTCACCGGTAAATGTCACATCATTTGCGGTGTTCGCGACCGTCATTACGGTGAAGTCTGAATTGTTGGTTCGTCGCACAAACGAGAACTCACTCGTTGTGGAGGCTACCTTAAAGTAGAACCCGTAAGTGCGCGTGCCGCCTTCGTCCTGAAATAGACCTAATGAAGAATTGTAATCTAAATCTGGTGAACGAATGTTGAAGTCCGCAAGGGCGGCTACGGATAGTATTTCCACTCTACCAGTGGCATCGCCCCTGATGATTTTCGTGTTGGAATTGACGAGTGATATGTCGCCGCCCGACACAGTGAGGTCACCATTCAACGTTACGTTGTCATTGCTGCCGGTCACGGTAATCGGCGTAGTCCCAGACGTGATATTGCCCAGTGTGAAATTGTCGCCACCAGTCAGCGTAAATGTCTGAGCCGTTGCATTCGTCTTGGCAAAGGAGAGGCTTGCGCTGGCCGCGCCAGTGATAGTCTGATTGCCGCCGACGTAGAGTGCTCCACTTATGCCGACGCCGCCACTCACCACAAGCGCGCCTGTGGTGGTAGACGTGCTGGTTGTGGTAACCGGGTTAATCGTAACCGTGTTTGCGTCATTCGCTATGGCAGAACCCGCAGTCTGAGTGGTACTGGTGCCACCAATGACCCAGATGCCGGTGGTGTTTGTGTACTCTAGTTTGCCTGCGTACCGTGATGACGCCGAAGCTCTGGCCGTTCCATCATTATACTGGTTTCCCCAAAGGATGGTTTGGTTCGCGTTGCTGGTTAACCACGATGTCGCCGATACGGCCCCGTTGCCCACTGCAAGGCCCGTGGTTGAGTGAACAAACAGGTTGCCGGCTATACCAGCGCCACCCGACACCACCAATGCACCTGTGGTGGTTGAGGTGCTTGCAACAGTGCTTGCGACGGTGGTAACAGAAGTCGTCACTGCCCCATCCGTAACAGAAAACAGCGTCGTATTGTCTGTGAAGCGACTGACTCTGAATGAGCCGCCGTTTGCTTGAAGCGTTACTGTGCCACTCGCTTGGCTGTTGAAAATGCCGAGGGAGGCAACCGCTCCTTGAAGCGCGTTGGTGGAGGTGGAGACGAAGCCGTTTGCTGTTGCTGCGCCGCCTGCATAGAATGCCCCAGCAATGCCAACGCCGCCCGACACAACCAATGCGCCTGTAGTGGTGGAGGTGCTGGCGGTAGTCGGCGCAATCGTCACTGTCCCTGCTGCAAAGTGGGTGTAAGCTGTGGCCCCCGTACCTACTCCGATGCGCAGACCGGGAGAAGCCGGAGCATAGATGAACGTTTGATTATTCCCGAGCCAAGCCAACGAACCCGAGTACGCCGTACCAGACATCCCAAAAAAACAACTGTCTGTTCCGGCTGTGTTGGTAATAGAAAGGGATTGTGTGGAGGCATAGCCGGAGCCAGATAGGGAAAGCGTCGTTCCGGCTTGTGTTATAGTTACGGCCCCCGCAAACGTCGCCGCCAAAGCTGGCGTAATCGTCAAGGCCGCCGTGGCTGAGGCTCCAACTGTCAGTTGAAGCGAGGTGGAATTGCTAAAGCGTAGGCCACCGACTTCAGTTCCAGCCTGATAGCAGATGACGCCCTGTGTGGTGGAGGCCGTACTATTGAGGAGGAGAAGTGCGTTGGTTGCAGCATTACCACCAATAGTAACCTGAGTGCCTCCAAATGTCGCCGCTAAAGTAGAAGATGCAAACGTTAATGCGGCGGTTCCAAAAGTTGATGACAATGAAGACGTGGTATTATAAATGGCAAGATTATTCCCACTAAACATACCAATACGCCACGCAGAAGAACCTTCCGCGATGCCAAACCTTATATGTGCCAGAGCATCAAGGTCGATTACTCTCTGAACCCGAATATCACGTAAAATTGCCATATGTTATGCCGTTCCGTACCCATAAATTACACCTTGGGCCGCAACGATTATAACATATTCTAACTCTCAAAATACTGTTTGCGCCAATATTCTTTAAGTTCTGGAAGTTCCTCTTCGTCAAGTTCTGGGGGTGAGTATTTAAAACCCAACCCATCCATCATCATTTTGGCAAATTTACCCGCATCTTGTTCAGCCATCACTACTTCCTTCATATAAGCAGGATGGTAGCGTTTATAGCCACTCATAAACCGCGCAAACCTTTTATCTCGATTTTGGTGCCAGTGGCGCAATTCATGAAATAAGACAGCGCATCCTAGAACAGTACCCTTTAGACATCGTTGTATTGTGATTATATTCGTCTCTGGGTCAAAGTGCCCATTTACATTATTGGCTAAACGTCTATGTCTAACTTTTATACCTTTCGACCTTATAAAATCGAGTGTTACCTTATATTCCTTAGTCTTGCGCAGGCTCATCGTGGCATTGTTTCAATGCGCTCGACAATGTAGCCAAGCAAACCACTGCGAACAATATCTTCCTTAGTGAAGGCGAAGCAATGAATCCCCTTTTCCTTGCTTGATTCGTCGTTGAACAAATCAAACATAGGTTGGAAGCCGCTCTTACCATTGATATCTGATTGCATTGGGTCGCCCAAGATGATAAATTTGGAGAATTGTCCAATACGCGTGAGAGCGGTCGTTAATTCTTTTCGGTCAAGATTTTGCGCTTCATCTACGATGACGCATTTCGCATTGATACTTGCGCCACGCAAATAGTTGATTGGAATACCCTTAAATCGTTCTTCCTTTGCAAGATGGTCGATATCAGCTTTAGGTAGCAACTCTTCCAACTTGTCATAAAGTGGCATGAGGAAGGGTGCCAATTTTTCATTTTCAGAACCCGGTAGGGTGCCGAAAGATTTAGAGGCGCTTTCCGCAATAGAACGAATATAAACTAGGTCTGAGACACGTCTTGTATTCAGTAAGTGCAAAGCGCAATATACGGCAAGAAATGTTTTGCTGGTTCCAGCCGGACCAGAAACGAAAATAAGATTTGTTTTCTTATCTAATACTAACTCGATGAATTTCTTTTGTTTTTCGGTTAGGTCATTACGCTCTCGTATCTGTAACTGGAAATCAATTTTATCGCGTTGGTATATGTAGGGCGATTTATCTTTTGGCTTTTCATTTTTTTCTGTTTCCTTTAGTTGTTTTTCCAGTTTCTTTCGTTTTGACATAAAATGAGTTTGGTTTGACTCGACATAGTTTACACCGAAATTCTCTTGACTGATAATAAAAAACTCGGCTATTAAACCGAGTTCTTTAGTTGTGTAATTAGCCATTCCAATTGGAAGGAGGGGTCGCGAACCCCGCTGGGAACCCTCGCGGCAATGCAACTTTAGGCTGTTTAGCAAAGTCGATGCCAATCTCTTCCAACTGTTCCCGAGAATCATAATAAATATCCATTGTTACCATTGGAGTAGTTGAGGCGCGCTCAAATTCGACATTTACAACCTTATGTTGAACTTGCTGGCCCCATGTAGAACCAACCGTGAAATCGGGTGCAGCGCTTGCTGTTGGAATACTGTCTAGTGAAGCACTACATCCTCTTGCGCCAGAACGTCTCAAAGGACTCTTAGTTTCTTCGCCCGCGTTATATGAGGTCAACCTTGTGCCGCCAGCTAGATTTGAAGCGTTGCAACTGTAAGTTGTCGTGGTATAATTCTTATCAACTGAATTAACATTATGTGAATCATAAGTTGTATAACTTGGCCATTCCCAAGTAGGATATGGACGATATGGGCGCACTAGCCAACTGTCTGTATAGACCGGATGGTAATGATGTACTGTTGTTACAGGTTGCGGTTTTATCTTTTCGCTGAAAACGGCGAGCGAAATAACTCCAACATTTTGGGTGGAACCACTCACTTCCTTCGCATAGGATTTCTTTTTCTTCGTAAATTTGAAAGCGCCGACGCTTTCCAAATCTTTTCTGTAACCCTTGATATCAACCGAAGAATATGCTTCGATTATATATCCGCTTCCATTGTAAGAAGCCTCTTTTCCACTTATTACATCCACGCCATCGACGGAAACAACCGCCAGCACGCGATAGGAGTTATTATTTCGAATGCGCAGGCTATATTCACTACCAACCTTGGCTTCGATAAATGTCTTTCCGGCATGGCCGAATTGACGAACAGGACGTTGATTAACGAGCACGTCTAGCTCGATATTTTGTTTATTCATGTACTTTTGCGCCTCACAATGAGGACTTTTATGAATGACGTAATTATCATTCAGAAGAATATTAGCGCAAAGTTGATGCAACGCGCAACACTTTTAAATGGAAAAGGGTGCGCTTTTTAAGGCACACCCTTTTGACCATCATTTCACCCTGATTTCTATTGCTTTAGGTTTTGTTTTCTCTTTCTTTTTTAGGGTAAGAGTCAACAGACCGTCTTCCAGTTCCGCCTCAATTTTTTCGGCATCAATCTCATCCCAGAGAGGTACCGATTTCGTGATTTTATTGCCCTTCTTTTCAGCCTCAACAGAAAGGACGCCTTCAGCGACCGTTACTTTTACATCTTCGCGTTTAAACCCCGGTAGCGCAACGGTAAGAATAACATTATCCTTATTTTCATCTACCTTAAACGGAACGGAATAACTGGCAAACAATTGGTCGAACGCAACGTCCAACCGAAATGGGTCGTGATAGAATCGACCTAAACTATAATTATATGGAATCAATGTCATAACCTTTTCCTTTCGTATGACATATAGCTATCTTGATGCCAAGCTAGCGCACTTATACAACTCAATACAAAACAACAACTTACATATGTATGCAAGCGGGGAGTGTGTCATAACTGCGTCAAAATGTCCCAATGATTTATTTCACTTGACCCATCTGCAAAGTTAGTATTTTCTACTAGACGTACATATGGCAACTCCCCTTCTTTTACTCCCACATCATTATGGGCCGGACACGCAGGATGTTTGGCGAGAAGCATTAAGGAGGAAATGGCGCATCGAAAGAATTGGTTCCGCCAAGATTGACATTGAGCCGAAGTGTTTGGGGCACAGTCCGATAAAGTATTATGGGAATATTTTACATCAGGAGCAGTGCGGCGGCGCACTACCTATCAAATTTTTGCCAATTGATATTACTAATCTTCCTCGGTTAAGAGAGTTTACGGGACGTTACATAGAACTGTTGCGGGCGCGCGACATTCCCCAGCCTATCCGCGAGACCTTGGTTTTTCTGAAATGTCCGGGAGTGAAGTGGATTGAGAGTCGAATTTACAAACAGGGAGAATATTTTGATTGCAAGCCCGATGACTTTATTTATCGGCAGGAACCAATCGAAATTATAGATGAGATAAGGTGCTTTGTAGTTGATGGGGTAATACAAGCCGCGAGTTGGTATCGCATTAATAAAGAATTCATACCCGAAGAATTGATTGATATCGGAATATTTAAACATTTACAAAGTCTTACTACTGGTATTTGGGCGGCGGCTAAATGGCCCCGAGGTATTGTATTTGACTTTGGCCGTTTGAGGAACGGGCGCTGGATATTCATCGAATGTAATGAGAGTTGGGCGTCTGGTTTGTACGGTTGTAATCCTTCGGGGGTTTTTGAAAGTATAATCGCTAGCCAAGAATAATATGACTGAACGAGAATTAAAATTTGTGCGTTGTAAATGGGATGTTAAAGAACAAGAGTCGCGCGTGAAGGAAGCCAAGGCCGCGCTTGACCAAGGATATAAGAAACTTCAGGCTGAGATGGAGCAGGAATATTCCAAACTCAAGTGTGAGTATGAGCGAGAATTGATTAAGTTGGAGAAGGAAAAGGCATATCTTAAAGCCGCCGAAGAGGATATGGAAGCAGGATATAGCAAGAGCGACTCATGAACACAGATAGAAACGAAGAGATGAATGATTTTATCGACGCTTTGATAGGCGGGCTTGTCATTTGCGGACTTATTCTGCTTTTACTTCCGTGATGGTTTATGGCTTCTGAAACACCAAAATATTCAACTAAAATATGTTTGACACCAAACTGCGGCAAACGTTTATGTGCACGTGGGTTTTGTGTCTCTTGTTATTATAAAAGTTTAAGACGCGGTTCGGTTATTGCTCGTTCCGCTACGAAACGATGGAAACATAGACTAAAAGATATAAATATTGAAAAGAAGAATGCCATTTGTTTGGTTTGTGGTCCCGTCAAAATAAATTCACGTGGTAATGGTCAATGGCGCTGTGCAATTGATACCAACGAACGCTCTAAACTTTACAAACGAGCCTATCGAGAAGAAAAGAGACGATTATTATTAACTTATTGTGAAATTTGTGGATGTAAAGACGTAAAACTTTGCTATGACCACTCACATACAACTGGTAAATTTCGTGGAACTCTGTGTGGGAAATGTAATTCTGCCATAGGGCTGTTTGGAGATAATGAAAAAGTGATAGAAAGTGCTAGGCGTTATATATGTGAAAGGGGAAAATGATTGTTCATTGTAAAAAACTAACTTATGATATATATATTGGTAGAAAATGCTATGGATTACCACAATCAAAATGGGGCAACCCGTTTGTCATTGGGAAAGATGGCACGCGGGAGGAAGTTATAAAAAATATCGAGAGTGGATAAAGACCCAGCCGCAATTACTTGCTGATATTGAGGAACTTAGTGGTAAGGTATTGGGATGTTGGTGCGCGCCCAATCCATGTCACGGACAAGTGCTGCTTGACATACTTAACAACAAGATATGAAATCGCGGCATGAGACCAATAAGATTCAGAGTTTGGAATAAGAAGACGAAAAGTTGGGTGCATGGACCCGGCGACGAATGCAATCTCTTTGGGGAGACAATTTTACTCGGCGGCTTTATGCGCGTTCCATTGGAAGAATTAAATGATTGCGTGGCATTACAATATACCGGATTGAAAGACAAGAATGGTAAAGAAATATACGAGGGCCACATTCTAAAAGATAAATGGGATAAAGTTGGAACAATTGTTTGGGACCATGCCGGTTTTCGCTGGCATAGTAACGCGGTGTTAAATTATATGCCCCTATCAAATAACTGGGGCGAAGATAAGGAAATTATTGGACATGATTTTGAGAGGAAATACGATTAATGCCCCCACTCCCATCTGATATTAAATTGCGCGCGGCTGTAGATTTGAAACGCCGTTCTGACGAATGGCTGGGTTTCAAGCATGTCACGGCGATTACAAAGGAAGATGTGAAATTTGGTCGCGGCGCTGTATTACATATGTCGGCGCGCGACTGGTGGGCGGAGGCGAACGGTCAGCAGAAGTCAGAAAAAGTGACTTCGGGCGTGAAGGTCATGTGGATTGGGAAATATAAGGGGAAAACTGCCGAGTGGATTGAGGAAAATGATTACGGCTATCACAAATGGGCTTTAGAAAATATAAAAGGATACGATAAATTATGAGTAATTTGATTTCTACAACGACTGATGAGATAGCATTTAAGTTGGGTAAATTTGACATGCTCGCCTTCTATTTCAAATATTTAAGAGGGAAGTAATTATGAATTATAAGTTGAAAATTAAGGTGGCGCTGGAAACCGACGATGGTATTGTGGCACCAATCATTCCGGGTGGTATTCCAACTAAAAATGTAAAACTAGATGAGGTTCCATTTTTAAATATTCATGCCGACACAAAAGAGATGTTATATGTAAAGGCGGCTATTAATATCGCCACGACAATCCTACACGATAAAATAATGGATGGTGATTTTGGGGAGCAAATACTTAAATTAATGAATTCGAAATGAAAAATACAAGAATACAAGAGGCGCAGGCCGCAAAAAAAGAATTGGTCACGAATATTTTATCACTCATTCAGGATTATGAACTGGAGTTCGGAGTGGTAGTTAATAAAATTATCTGGGAGGAAACGGGTCGAATACAAGCTGGGGGCGAGATTATTGTAAAGCGCGATTTCGATATAGAGGTTATTATCTAATGAGCGCCCAAGTCATAGGTTTCGTTCCCAAAGACCATGATATTCTTTTTCTCACAAAAGATAGAAACGACGTTTGGAATTATAATGCCCGATTTTTAAAAAGCGAAGATTTGGATAATACGCTCTGTGGAGTGCGCGGAAATGTAATTATTGCGCTGGCGCCCCAAAATGAGGAATTTGTTCAACATATTCTACTTCCATTTATTGTGGCTGGAATGGAATCGAGAAAGAATCCTATAACCGGAGAGCGAGAATTTATTAAAGACGAAAGTAAAGTTTGGCGAAATGATTTTGGTCGAGGTATAGAACCCGAATATTACATATGAGGGTGCTTGTAGCCTGTGAATTTAGTGGGAGAGTAAGGGATGAATTTATAAAGCGCGGGCATGATGCTTGGTCATGTGATATAATACCTTCGGAAAATGGCGGGCCGCATATTCAGGATGACGTGCTAAAACATTTGGATGAGGGCTGGGACATGCTAATTGGCTTTCCCCCATGTACTTATCTATGTTCCTCGGGCTTGCATTGGAACAAGAGAAGACCGGAGCGCGCCAAATTGACAGAAGAAGCGGTAGAATTCTTTTTGCGGCTATGGCATGGCCCAATTGACAAGATTGCGATTGAGAATCCAGTTGGGTGCATGTCAACGCGGCTGAGAAAGCCAGATTGCATTTTGCAACCTTGGCAATTTGGACATCCCGAATCCAAAGCTACCTGTCTCTGGTTGAAGAATTTGCCGCTTTTAAAACCAACCAACATATTAAAGCCGCAAAATTTCACGAATAAGGGGACGCCTAGATGGGATAACCAAACACCTTCTGGACAAAATAAACTCGGCCCCTCTGATAAACGCGCTATGGAACGTTCCAAAACCTATATGGGAATTGCCCAAGCCATGGGGGAGCAATGGTCAGTAATTCAGTAAAAAACCTATTGGTAAAATAGACCCCGCTATAAATTCGAAAACGCCAGAACGGATTTTTAAAGATTTTTTGAAAACTTTTTGAAGGGGGTAGGGGGGGGCTGGTGAGTATAATTGAATGGGGAAACCCTAATAGGAAACATAACCCGCCTATAAATCAGAAAACGATTAAAAAGTAATCCTATTATTTTTCGTAGAGGTGTAGGGATAGTACCCCCCCGGTCGGCCCAATCGCAAGTCATTTGCAAAAATCCATAAATGGGGTACGGGGTTCTTTTACATATGTTTTACATAGGGTTGGCATAACGTATGCCCGACAAATATCATGCCAATGCAATCTGACCTTATGCAATTAGGTAATCCACCCTATGTGACCCATGATATTGCATAACACGTGCAAATCGTTTCCTAATGTCATTGCGTGCGTTTAAAGGCGATTCGTTTCTGGCCTATAGCAAGGTAGTGGGTTTTCTATTGCGTTGCGTAACCTCTTGGGGCCTGGGAACTTACGAAAGCATAGGGTGTTTGCCTTTCGTGCGTTTAAACCCAAGCAAACGGGGTCGTTTTTGCCTATGTTTGGCGATTGCATACGGGGTCGGAATGCGCACAAATGGAAAAGGCGCACCCGATGAAAGGTGCGCCCCATGTGTTAACCCTTGGTTTCGCTCTAGGGGAAAGCCTTTGCCCAAAATTCGCGCGCCGATTTGTGGAATGCCTTTGCTTCGTCTGCGGACTGTGCACCAATGAGAGCGAACAAAGCTTGCGACATTGCCGCATTAGCGAACGCGTCTTGCGTGACTTGGTTTTTCATAGGTGGGAACGTTTGAGGGTTAACGAACGCGTTGCAACGTTTGCGCGCGCAACGTATAGCAAGTCACGTCCGAAGTTTCCGAAAACTCACTGGCCAGACAAAGCGCTTGCGCGCGTTCGCGCGTGATGCGTTGGCCGTTTTCACGGTACACTACCTTACAACGCCTTGGCGACCCATCGGAGCGCAAAACGGGGTAAAGGCGAACGTAAAATCCGCCATTATGGGAAATGACATAAGGGAAGACTTCCCACTGACCCCATGGCAGACCTGCGTTTGCGCTTGGCAACTCGCCGGACGCTCGCGCGGTTTGAACGCTCGCGCGATTGTCGTATGCCAGACCTACGCGGACAGTGGTCCTAACTTCCTTGGTGACGATTGCATCGATACCCTTGCGGGTTTTCATGGGGCGAACCCATAGAACGGAAACGAAATGGCCAGCGCGAGCGAAGACCTTGCGGAGTAGTGGAAACATTCCGCAAAGCGCTTCTGTTTTTCCGGTGGTGTCGGGTGTGTTCATCGATTCGCCTTTCTGTAGGTAACGGTAACAAAGTAGACGGTCTGGCCGTTTACAAGGTCAGAGGTGATGCGGTAACGCGTGCGCGACATTTCATCGATTGCGGCGAGGTTTTCGTCATAACGCGCACCACAGCCGAGAACGAAAGCATACGCGAGCAACGCGAACGTTGCGACGATTAGAGCGAATCCAACAGGGTTTTTCATTGGTTTTTTTTGTTATGGGTTACGCTAACGAGCGCCAATGTCATTGCATACGGCACAAAAGGCAATTTGTTTTTGTGCGGAAACTACGTAGTTGCGACAAATACAAAAGGCGCGCCCGATGAAAGGCGCGCCCGATTGCATAAGGCGGTTTACTTTGTGGCGTTCGCCTTTGCCGCCTTTTCTTTTTCCACGCGTTCCGCGTCTGCCAACAGTTTTTGGCCATCACAAATCAACTTTGCGCGTTTCTTTTCGTCTTGTAGGACAGCGAACGCGAAAGCTTTCATTGCGGCGCCGTTTCCGAATTCGGAAGACGCGATTTGCTTAAACGTATCTTCGCCGCCGGATGATTCGTGCGAATAGTAATCTGTGACAGCCGAGAACACATCCGCAAGGTTTTGTCCGACGTTACCCTTGCCGGTTTGAAACAGCTCGACAAGACGCGCGATTTGATTTGCGCGACGTGCCGAGATTATCGCGCGTTCGCTGTCATTTGCCGCTGATTCTTCCTCGTTAGCGTCTTTCGCTGATAGGAAACCGGTGAAGAAAGCGCGCGCATCGTTTTCTGATATCGCAATCGCCGCAAAGGTTTGCATTGTCGCGACAAATTTTTCGGCGGTAACAAACGCGGCAGCAACGATTTCCGGGACATCCGCAAGTGCCGTTTCCATGTTTTTGGTGTGCGCGATACTAATCCGCAAGCGCTTGTCGTTACGGTCCAATAGATTGCAATTAAACGTGTTATTGCATACAGTGCAAACCGTGGACAAAACAACAGTAAACGGCGCCGACTTGTCATGTGACGAAAGGAAATTCAAATAGAATTGAAACTCCCGATTCGCCGCATTAAGGGTTAATGTCATCGCCCCATTAACGACGGACAATGCATTGTCGGCAAACGTCTGCGGATTCAACTCGCGCGGAATGGAAAGCGCAACAGCGATACGTGCACGGTCGCAACAGGACAGAACCGAAGCCACAAACGCGCCGGGAAGCTTTGCGGCGGTGTCTGCGATAATCTTCAGGAATTTCGCGTTCGTGAGAACCGTATACGTCTGACAGTGGACCGGTTTGCCGATAATAATCTCCGGATTATCCGTGCACGTGAGTTCGCACGTTTCCGTTTCCACGAATTGCTCGTTCGTGTCCGGAATTTTGATGCCGACGATGGACATCAAAACCGGAATGCGCCGATACAGAACCCGCTTGACGATATCCCACGTCGAAAGAAAGCATGCGGCCAGAACCGTGGCGACCGGCAAATCTTTCCATTCCGGATGCACTTCCGTTTTGTTATGCCACGCCTGTTCAATGCCTTGGTGTTTGTCGAACTTGCCGATTTCGTGACTCATGATATTTGTCTCCTAACTGTTTTTTTTGGGTTTCTGCGGCAATGCGCCGCATTGGTGCCGATAAAAGAGATTGGTTTTTGTTTGTCGAGATTTTTTCTCGGATTTTTTGTGCGGAGATTGCGTAGGCAATCGTGCGGCCATTACGTAGTGACAATATGTCACACCTGCTGTGGCCAGTCCGTTTGCTATTGCACAGCATTTGATTTGCATTGCGCAAGCGCTTGGGCGCCAGGAGTTTGCCAGGCATTTGCAATTGCGCCGCGCGCGTCGCGCTGGCTGGTGGCTGGCGTTTGCTATTTTATTTTCATTTCATTTAAAAAAAAAAAAAAACAGTTTTTGATTTGGCGAAATAAAAAAAACAAAAAAAGAGCGCGACCCGTGCCGCGCCCTTTGCCATGAGTCAAAATAAAAAAACTAAACAAAAAATTCTTCCTTTACAATGCCGCGCAGAAAAAAAACCAAGGAAATGATGGATTTCGCTGGCATAAAAAAAGAATTAGAAATCAATTCGGTTTGAAATCTGCGCGCTCGACATTTGTGGGATTTGCACTTGGCCCAAATAGCGCCGAATCCAATTTTCGAAATGCGTATGCATGGCCGCAAGCATGTTCGAAAGTTGAGCGGTCGAATAACCGCCGAAATGCGCGCGCCGTTCGCCCCATGTGCTATCAGTCACGAAATCCGAAAAAATGTACCAAGCACGGTCATCGGGATTAGCGCGACCGTCATTCCAGACGTTGCCAATGCAACCGAAAGTAAGGTGATTAATGGAATAGCGCCGCGCGTAAAGTTCCATCAATTCGCGAATGGCCCTTTGTGGGTTTTGCGCATCGGAATAGCGCGACATTTCCTGATTCAAAGGCGCGAACGGAAGGTTCCCAAAGCGCCGCATCGACTCGTGACGTTCTGCCTCAATCTCTTCGTTGGATAGGTTACTCATGGGAACCCCACTATATCACATAATAATCGGAATACAATGGGGTATTTCCCTCAATTGTTATGGTTTGTAATCCAATATGCTGCACGAGCCACCGTGACGCTTTACCGAATCGTAACGCGCGAATGCTTCCGTCAACGAATTTGTGTATTCGGTTCCTGATATCATCATGCCGCGCTGATGCCGATAGGAATAATGCACGACGTATTTGAACATGGTAAAAAAAGGATTAGTTTTTAATGGTCGCCAGCGGGACCGGCCCGGTATCCAATCGATTCGATTTTGTAAAGGTCGCCCTGAACATGCGTGATAGTCGATTCGACGGCGCAAAAAAATTGGATTGCGTCTTTTATCTTTTCGACTGTTGTGCCAGCAGGCATTTCCGACAATTTCCTATAGCAATAGATTGGCGCTTTCCAATCATCCCGATTGCAAACCGAATCAAAAATTGGCCTCAATTCCTCGCGCTGTTTTTCCAATTTGTTTTTATAGGAAACGATTTCGATTTCGGGATTGAGCGCATTTTTCAGTTCGCGCATCCGGCTGATAACGTCACCAGTCGCAATCCAATCTTTCCGCGACCCATCAGATTCGACGCCCGAAAACTTGGGCGAGTGCAAAAACGCAATAAACAAATCCAATTCGGACTCGGCATTCTTAAGCGCTTTTGAAAGCGCCGCGACTTCGTTTTCGAGTTGCTTAATATAGTTGCTCATGGCGAAAACACTATATCACAAAGCCGCGAGACTGTATATGGGTAGAATTACGTATTGTAAACGGGTTCGAATTTCGTTTTGTCTGGTAGATTTTTCAATGGGCGCAAACCATCGTGAGCGCGCGCATGATTATAATCCCAAAGCGCATTTTCCTCTTTTGTTTCAAGTGTGCTTTCACGAGCATTCGTTTTGAATTCGCTCATGTCGCGCGTAGGCGGCACCGTTACTTTCCAATATTTAATTTCGGATTGCATTTTAGTCGAGAAATGCGGGAAAGATTTCGCGGTCCGGTTCGCCCGTTTCGGGATAACACATGGCGCGGTCAATCAATTCCTCTTTTGCCGCTTCAATCTCCACCGGAGTCATCGCCCGATTCGTTTCAAAATTCGAAACAAACGGGATTCCATTTTCGAATGTGACGCGCGCCGAAACGATTGCTTCGACAATATTTTCGCGACCGGATTCCAGATAGATTGTTTTGGTGAATTTCATGGCGGCAGAATAACAAAGATTGGAATGGATTACAATAGGGTGTTGACCCTATTTATATGTAATAATGCGCTTTTCTGAGTTGATTCGCGCGCTAAATCCAATCATATTGTCGAAAAACTTGAGCGCGACCCACGCCAGCAGGACGCAGATAACGACCCATAAAACGAATTCGTAAAAGGATGGAAATTTGCGCATGGGGAACGATTTGTTTCATGGCGCGACTAGAATACAATCTCTCGAATTGTATTACAATAGGGTGAAACCCTCAATTTACCAACATATCGACATAAAAACAACGACGATTGAATTCCATTACAGTCGCATCGAACAATGACGCAATCCGTTCCTGATTTGTCGTTTTCGTTTGAAGATAAACAGTTCCAAAGCCGCGCAGGGCGCTTTCCCGCTTTGACTCATTCGTCATAACGGATTTGTTTCCCATCGCCTCACGGAAACGCAACAGTTCCTCCATGAAATAACGTTCGGAAAAATCCGTTTCGTTTTGAATTACGCTACTTTGCATTTGGGTTTTGTTCTTGTGCTCCATCGAGACCCCTTAAGGGAGTCCATTTTGTATTTTTCGATACACTTTGCGCAAATTTCGTGGCTTACCTCATATCCACAAGTCTCGAAATAGTCTGTAGCCGCTTGCTTATCCGCGCAGTAAAAGCAAACTACCGCCATTTTATCAGGGCGAATCTCGATAGTGGACTTAAAAACCATTTGGTTTATTTGGCGAATTTGGGATAGGGTTTTCCATCCCAATTTGTTTGATGGGGTAAAGCCGCGCGACCATATCTATTTAGATAATTCCGATTGGCTTTTCTATCCTGTTTGATTTTGTCTTTGCGGCGCTGTGGTCCACCAAAAGCGCCACAGTTCCCGCGTACCCGTGGTCGCACGAACAAACGAGAATAGGTCCACGGATTTGGGTCGTAAATCACAGTCATGGCAGTAATAAAAGTAGATTGTTTTTCTTCTCAATATCCTGCATGAAACGGTGTGTCGCAACATCGCGCGCCAAACGGCGGCGCTCCATTGCGTTTAGAAGATGCGATGTGGTGGCGCTCGATTCCATTTCGATTTCTGGCTCAGTAATGGAAGGAGCAACGTCGCGAATCTCTTCGTCAACGATATTCGAATCGTCAATTCGCGTACCGATGCGCGAAAGAACGATTTGTTTTTCCTTCTTATTTTCGACCGGACTGATGCGAAGCGCTGAAAGGTCTTTGCCTTGCAGCGCGGCCCAACGATTGCGAATCAGGGTAGAGGTGACATGAATCATGGCGTGCGAACAATAACATACCCCATTGTGCAATACAATAGGGTGTTATACTCATTTTATACCGCAATGCGCGAATTGGGATATTTCGCTTCAATCCAATCTTTCGCCGATTTCAAATCCCAGCCGGTAATGGTGCGGAACTCCTTGATGGCACCAAGCTTATTTGTGTATGGATTACCAATGCGACTTTCGATATACCGCCTGATATCGTCCGTCGAAATGGAGACTGATTCCAGCGGCATCGGACCGCGCCGAACGAGAAAGAGCCGCAAGAGTTGATTGGCGCTCGCATCAGGAGAAGATTGCAAACGCAGCCGTTCACACTCGCGCGACATGCCAAGCAAATCCGCCCGCAGCCCACGCTCAGTCATTTCCAAATCCGAAATACGCTTGAGCAATTTCTGATTGGCTTCTTGCAAAAGTTCAATTGGAACAGATGCGTTAATCGAAACGGTTTCACCCGGTCGAATGTTGTAGAAACGGCCAACGATAATCGCGGCTTCCGAAACGGTCAGAATGATGTTGCGCAGGATTTTCATAAAATCAGTTAGATTTGGTTAGAATTGAGTGGAAGAGACGAAAATATAACAGATTGGCGCAGAATTACAATAGGGTGAATTACTTAATTTGGTCTGGATTGCACACGAGCGCATTGCCCGCAATCCAATCGGTCAACATGCCGCCCGCATCATGCAAGAGAGCCGTCGCAGTCTTGTTCATGGGAAGATTTTCCAATTTGCCTTCCTCATGAATGACCATGATGCGACCATCCTTCAATTCGATTGTTTGGATAAAGCCGCCCACGGCGCTTTGCATTTCTTCCAAAGAAAAATCAGTTCCATTTGCCGGGACGACGCAGAGTGAAGATTTCTGATTGGGAAAAATCAGATAGGCGGCGGCACCTTGAGCGGATTTGTTTTTCATGATGTCGAATATAACAGATAAAAGATTGAAATGGAATAGGGTGAATTACTTATTTTTCGATTGCTCTCCACCAGATTAGACCATGCGTGCGACCATCAAAGCAGCCACCATCGTGATTTTCGCGCTTGGCTTGTCGGATGGCATCACGTTTAGTGCGCGCATAATATGAATTGAAATAACTCCAGTCGGCAGTGCGCCTACCAAATTGAGTTTTCACCTCCACGTCGAAAGTTTTTAAATCTGAATCCATTTAGTAAATGCGCGTGAGACCGTTGTGTGGAATGAATTCGTATTTCTTTTTCCCGTCGAGTGATTCAAGAGTGTAGATATCGGGCATGCCATCCTTCACCGCGCGCACGCCCACAACCCGCAGTTGCAGGAAGCCAACCTGAACCGTCTGTCCTACGGACCAGTTTTGTTTGGTGCGAGTAATCATAAGAGAACTATAGCAGATGGCCCGTCGCTATGCAATAGGGTAAATACCTCAATTACAATGTTTCCACGATTCCCCTCGGGCAATTCTTCTAACCTGACTGGCACCAATTCCAAATCTATTTATTAGGTCGCTTACAGAACCCGGCCCACGCTAGGTTTTCTCACTTTGTAAATTATTGCAATCCCTTTTGGTGGAGGAATCGGTGGGATGAATTGCCATTGCCCCTTCATATTGACATACCGCTCATCTTTGTAAAAACGGATTGTTCCTGCGCGGCCCAAAAACTGTCTGGTTTTTCCTGAGCTATCGTGAGCCACCTCAACCTTCTCGCGATAGACGTGCGGCAGATAACGAACCGAATAGATTTTTTGCGTCGCTTTGATGTGTTTTGGGTGAAGACCCGCCTCTTTCTTTTCGGCTTTCGTTGTGAGAAGCTTTGGACCTAGCTGTGGCACGCTCGCAAAAGCGAGAACTTTGACTGCCAGCATGGTCATATACCGCATCATTTCAGCTTCGTCATTCTCCATTGTCTGGTCGAATTGAGTGAACGCATTCATATGTTCATTGTACTGCCCTTGAACATATTTCGGCCAAATCGAATCAGGAATTGAGAGAGTGAGTGTTGCGCCGTCCTTTGCATCAGCCGCAAAAACAACCCCAGCATCAGGCACAACCTCGCCATTTTCCATCAGTTGCCCTTTATCCACCCGTCCCACAAGCATGGCAGGCAAATCCGGGTCGGCAAAGCGAATCTCCATCGCACGCGCGGGAAATACAATCTTGTTTAATTCGCCCACAACCTTCGTGATTTCCAAATCCAAAGACACACGATGGTCCACAATCAGGAGAACATTGCCGCTTAAAATCTGATTGGCTTTGATGTAATTGCCAACAGCGGTCGGCCCCTTTAAGTGTTCAGTGAGTCGTACCGTCTCCATCAAAACACCAATTGGTGCCTCGCGCAAATCAACCCCCTCATAAACCCAATTGATTTCTCGCCGCATATGCGGAAGATAGGCGGGGCGTTCAACTGAAACAATTTTGACTTTGTTATCCATTACGCGACTAGAATAACAGAATCGACGTTATATTACAATAGGGTGATTACCTCAAAAACAAAAGCCGCCCTAGTTTTTATAACCAGAGCGGCCTTGCCATGTCATCGACCGTTACGCCGAATAATTTTTAGCTTGCTGCCGCGAGTGGTGCCGGGGCGTTTGCCTCGGGCATCGTGGTGACATTGGCAGGCGCAGCAGGTGCTTCCTGCTTTGCCGTGCGAGTGTTGACAAGGCCCGCTTTCTTCAGCCAATTGTGCAATGTCTGCGGATGGCAACGAAGTTCCGCGATGATTTGTGAACGCTGCTTGGTGCCATTACGAACCGCCTCGATAGCGGCATTGCGTTCCGCTTCAGAAAACTCCGTGCGCGGGCGCTTGTCGGCAGCGAGTGCGCCAAGCGTGCCCTTTTCGCGTTGGGCAATCAAAGCTCGCACGCCCGCGAGATTGTCAACGCCGAAAATCTTCGGCAGTTCGTCGATTTTCTTTCCAATCGTTTCATAATGTTCGCGCTCGGTCTTTTCGATTTCGGCGCGAGTCTCTGTCATTTCACGTTGCAAACGAGCAAGACGCTCGGCGGGGGTCTCTGACTTATTGGTTTTAGACATAATGCTGGTTGAGTTGAAGTTCCTATTTCACTTACAACCCTATATTATTGTTTCGGATTGTCGAGTATTTTCTTATAGGGACTATTACCTATAAGCTTATTGATGGACCATTCCAAACGACGAAACTGCCAAGCAAGTGAGTTGCTATTATACTTGCGCTTCTTTGTCGGGACGCTAACACTCATTCTCTTTTTATTTGCGGCCATATTATTTATGAGTTAAAACGACAAATGTTTTAAAAAAATCTAGGGGCCGAATCGCACGGCCCTCACTTTTAATTTAGTACGTTCGCCGCTTGGTAGTGTCACACCCTGCGTATCGAACGGGGTTCTCGTCTCACTTCTTAATTCCTTGCTGCGTCCAGCCCGGTCAGTTCTAGAAACTAATCCCGCTTTGACGTAAAACCCAATTTCACTTTTCGTTTATATCCGGTAGCATCTAATTGGAACTTCTCAGCCTAAAACGAAATGGTTTATCACCATCTCGCTCTGGTCCCACTTCAAACGTTTCCGTTTGATTATTGCCGTCAGGCAAAGGGATTGCGGCTCCATCCCGATTAACCACACCGAAAATTTGAAAGAACAAAAATTAATTTAGGCGGCTTTCTTTAGTCCGACATAATCGACATACACCTTGCCGTCACGCTTTCGAGCGGCGCGGCCCTTAAGCTGATGCCGATTCATTCCAGACTGTTTCCGCATTTTCTTACCAGTTGCATTCATGATGTTTTAAGTTGAGGTTGGAACTATATCAGAAAGCTCATTCGAAATGCAATACGTACTATTACGTATTTTCTATCTCCGCCCTATACATTTCGATTGAATTGGGAAAGCGGGTCGCCAGCCAATTGAGACTGGTGCGGTCCGTCATTTCCCAATTGATTTCAGCTAATGGACATGGAGTGGAGTTATTATAGGAAAATGCCGTGCGATAGATTTGGATAATCGTTAGTCGCTGTTCGGCACTTAGACCATTATTCCACCAGTTCAGAATATTTTTATTGCGGATGGCACGAGAGAGGGTCTGGGGCATAGGGTGTGCACTGTAGGGAAATTTCCCATCCCCCGTCAAGCAATTTCTGATGCACCCGATTAGAGTTTTACGTAATCGCCACCAACTAGCAATAATTCAATCTGATTGCTTTTTAAGTTGCCCCGTCGCACCGTTTTGAACGCGAAAATCTTGCCAGTTTTTTTCCAATCTGGTTGATTGATGGCATCTTGCGCAAGGTACGTGCGACCCTTGAAAAAAGTGATGGCGCGGCTATCCCCAGTCGTCAGTCCTTGTGCAACTAGACTGCGACACATGCGAATTTTAAAATAACCATTCATGACGTGACTATATCCTCCGGATGAAGTTTGTTATGATTTTCGGCGCTTGTCCTTGTATGTTTCGCCGCATTTAATAGCTGATTTGCCATACTCTCAGCCTCGTCGGGTGTCATTTCCAAAACCAATTTTTCATCGGGATGCCCCGTGCGATATGCGTCAATCCACATGGAAACACGCATGCGCAATTTGTCTGTTTCTTGACGGGTCAGCCACGCGCGGCTGATTCCCCCTCCCACCCTGAAACCACCAATACTATGGACGGGCGCATTGGAACGAGTCGGGTCTCGTGATAGTATGAATCTCATAAAAAGGAGTATACTCGAATGCGGGCGCTATTACAATAGGGACATTTCCTCAATTCGCTCGCTGCGGATAATCAAATCTTCTATTTCGTCATCAGTATATCCACGGTCTTTCTGGAATTCAGCCTTCCAACTGATATCGCCATCACCATCCCGATAGATGGAAAATTCAATCCCTCTATAATGGTTTGCCTTTTCTTCGGCAGGATTGCGCTTGCAAAAAGTATTCCAAAAGCGAATGAAATTGTTAAGTACCTGATGATTATTGCAGTTATGCGGTACTAGCCTTTGCGCCATCCGAAAGCCATAGCGGTGCAAGTCTGCAATACGGCGGAAGGTGCAACTCTGCTTATATTCCAATCCAATTTCACAACTTTCTTTTTCGTGTTTACCGGGTTGGAAAGCGCGAACCCTTTTTGTGTACTCTTCCACCACCCATTCCAATTCGCAGTCGTCAACGGGCGCTTGCCTTGGAACACTGGAAACTAGGCGGTCGCCAAATTGCGTATATCCATCTTCAATCGCCTCTTGAACAAAACTGATTGTGGTGCCGATTACATCACTTCCATTCAGGTAATCCCTGATTTGCCGATTAATAATCCGTTCACGAATTCCCAACACGCTATAATAGTACCACATTGCACCCATCGCGGCCATTTCGCCGCCCACATTCATGGCTGCATCACCCCTGAAATACTTATCGGTATGTTCGTGGGCGTGCTCAAACACATCGTGGAAGATGCCAACCCCATCCCAAAAGGCATTAAACGAATTATGTTCGTTATAGGTTTCCTTGTGAGTCAAGCCCCATTCACCGTTGGCGTCATCCTGAAAGAAAACCAGATTGACTTTGCGAACTAGGTTTTTTGGCATGGCGCGACTATAACATAACGAGTCGCACTATACAATAGGGACTATTCCTTATTTACGGGTAGAACGGTCGCCGTCTTTTCATCCGTATCGATTTCGATATTGACGTATTCGCCATATTCGAAAAATTTTTCCAACGTCGCCTCCGCTTGTTTCATTTCCTTTTCATTGAGAGGTGAGCATAGTCCGTCACCGTGATAAACAGATTTATCCGGGTCTTTGAATGTGACGATGTATTTTGGCATGGCTGTTAAATTTTTTTCCAACCCATCATTGCACATTGATAAGCCGCCGCTTTGACCTCGGGAGCGCCCCAAACCATATCCACGTCACCCATTTCGAGGATGATAACAATATCCCCTACCGACATGGAACGAAGATTCTCTTCTCGAATGAATTCGGTCCGGTCAACATGATTGCATTGACGAAAAACAAATTCGAGAATATCTTTATCTGATTTGTTTTGCATCTCTTCGGTTAGCGGAAACACAAATAGATTATCCGAACCGAAAGCGAGGTATTGGATGATGACCTTTTTCATGCCGCTACTATATCAGGTGCGCCATCGCAATACAATAGGGAGGATTACCTATTTTTAATTGCAGAAAGACTGCATAAGTTATGAACACCTTCATAATATGAGATTATGAAGTGTGTGAAGTGCAATCAGGATTTAATAGGAAAACAGACTAAGTTTTGTTCCGCTAAATGTAAAGCCAGTCAGCAAAACAATTGTTATCCTAAACAGAAGATTCGAGCGTTCAAAAGAAAAGCAGAGGTGGTGACTCGATTAGGTGGAAAGTGCTCCGTTTGTGGTTATAACAAAAATTATGCCGTTTTAAACTTTCATCATACCGAACCTCAAAATAAACTGTTTAATTTAGACTCGCGCAAGCTATCCAATTCCTCTTGGGATAGGATAGAGTTAGAACTGCAAAAGGTAATCCTATTATGCGCCAATTGTCATATGGAAATACATCATCCCGATTCAGAAATAGTGGGCGGAGTGGGATTCGAACCCACGGTCCAAGAATTATGAGTTCTTCGCTTTGAACCACTAAGCTACCCGCCCAAAAGATTAGGTTTTAAGTATACCCACGGTTTTGCGGATGTGCGCTATCGCATATTCCATACAATCCAGAATCGATTTTGCGCTTTCTGGTTTCTTGATAAGCGCTTTTCGCAATTGTATTATATCGTAAACGGTAGATGGTAATGAATGACACCCACTGTAAGTATCCCGTATGCGGATAGCCTCCTCAACTATTTCATTTGCCCGTTCTAAGTGTGTCATTTAAAATTGGTGGGCTGCAAGGGATTCTCACCCCTAACCTTTCGTTACCACACCAGCCACGGTGGGGGCTTTCGGCCCGATATAACGACTGCTCTGTTTCCGGTTCTGTGGTTTCACTTTCGGCTTTGGCAAAACCTAATTGTATTTTCCACATCCGGCCCCTTCTCTACTAAATCGCTTGTATGCGCACTTAATCGCGAAGATTCGAGTTGGGTTTATCTTGAGCTAGCGCGCCCGTAAAATCAAATTGCCTTTTCCAAATCTTCAAACGTGGAACCCAACGTACCCCAATTACAGTAGGTGGCAACCCCAACTTCCGTCTTCTCATCACCACCCATCGGACCCCAAATCTGCAATATTATAACGCCTTTTGCTCCCGCCCAAAATTCGAATTGGATTTCTGGGGCATTGGGATTCTTATCCTGAACAACCCGAATGATTTGATAATTCTTACCCAATAGGATGTCTCGCATCCGAACATAAACACGATTCTTGAATTTATCGTTCATGTTATAAATTCAAACAATTTTGGGCGCGAGTTGAACTTTGCCACTTGCACCAACTCGCTCCCCGCATCACGAACAATACAACCGCTATTATCGACCTCGGCTGTATCGTCGTTCAGAACGAGATAAAGCAGATGGGTTTTATCACTACGTGGCACTCGCGGCAATTTGTTCATCGCCTCGACAAATGACACTTTGCTTGATGCCCACTCGCCAGCGGAGACAGCGAGGAATGTTTTCTTAATCGGTTTATTCATGACACCCACGTTATAACATGTGTCGCGCCAGAATACAATAGGGTATATACCTTAATTTAAGCCGCCAAACGCACTGAATTAGCATCCCATTTTTCCTGCCACATTCCGGGGGCGAGATGATTGAAATTCAGAGCAATATCCATTCTGATATTTTCGGCGCTCTCAAATTTATCCCGATGCAGGATTTTCTCAATCACATGCAAAATATTATTCGCCTCAAATTCCCATTCATTCCCATGTATTAAGACTCTACACAAGAACGGTTTGGGTTTGGTGGGCGACTCACTGAGTGATAGTATTTTGCTCACGCAACACAGTCGATTTCATTGCCGCGCGAACGTCAAGCAAAATCTGCTTTGCATTCTCGTGCGCATCAGCATGGCCGCTCATGTATTTTGCCTCGGAAACATACCCTTGAGATTCAAAATTATCCGACAAGCGCTGACTACTGCTGCGCCAAATTTCTAATTGTTTGGTCGCAGCTTCGATGAACAAATCCACTTCGCTTTTCTGAGGGGTCGGCTGAGAAAGCGCAAGAGATGCAAGCACGCAAAAAACCATGAGGTGGAATCGATTAGTTTTCATGCGCGCGAGGCTAGTCCATTTGTTTGTGGTTTGTCAATAGGGTCTTATACCTATTTTTGGGGTCGAAAAAAAGATTGGTTTTTAAGGTTTGGGGTCGTTTGTTTTATTCATTAATATGCCGCATAGTATACCGATTATAATCAGGATTAGTATTAGCATTGTTTGGCTATTTCGTTTACTACTCTATGAGCCGTTCCATGTGCCGGAAATCCAATTACATATTCACGGTTCGCGCGGGCGCAAAGCCCGCAGACAGAACAATTTACATTTTCGCGCACTGACGCTGGGCAAATGACAACCCGTTTGCCATTAGGCGTCAAGCAATTTGTTTTCTGTTCGGTCGGAACTATAGCGACCACTGGCGCTATACCAAGTTCCAATAATTTATCGGCATGGTTCAGGTTATTAGCCGAAAGATTAATAACGAATCCGTTTTTAACCGCCTCTTTTACAGCCTCGCGGTTTGACTTTACAATTGACGCAGAAGCTTGACCATTCAATACCGGTTTGTGAGTGTAGCAGATTGCGCGCTTATTCTTATTGGCGGCTGTCAACTCACGCAATTTCTTTCTATCAATCTTGTTATTGTCACCTGCCAAATCACCCGCCTGATTGTGACGCCATAGCTGACCGGCGCGAAGTGATTTGATTTTCGACAAAAAACTATTCCATTCCTCGCCCGTTTTCTTTTGGGTCAGTCTCATCCAGTGGATATTCAGCGCGCCCGAGGCCGCATAACAACCCGATTTCTTTAGGGGGCAAGCGCTGGGGCAAGTTTCTTTTGGTGAGGTGGATACGGGAATTGGACCCGTCTTTTTATTCCCAGAAACAGGGGTGAATAAAATCATGTCCCTACCATACCATATGAAATCGAAATGTCAAGTACCTATCGGAGAATTTCTTATGGGGAGTAATACCTATTCCGAAAGGCGAAAAATCTGATTGCTTTTTAGCGCAAAAACTGATTGGATTAGCCGCCAGTTGGGGAATTTTCCCCACCCCGCTCGGGGCGCACGCGTATATTTTGGGACGCGATTTTAAAAAAAAATATTCTAAAAAAATTCTATTTGTGCTTTACAATGCCACCAGCAGAATTAACAATGTATTCGCTCCCATCATAGCGCACCAAATGTAAATTTGGTCCAGTCATTCTACCTGCCGAAATATGTATAATCTCAAGGGGCTGATTTCCTTTTGCACCCAATCCAAAAAAAATGACAGCGGCCAATAGCACCACAGTCACTACAGAGTATATTCGGAGTCGTATTTTTGCGTTCATATTTAAAAAAAATTGTAATTTTGCGCTCTGAATTGTAAAAAAACGTATCCAAATTTCCTACAATCGATAAGGTTTTACTAGGGGTTTCAACAAAAACGAAATTGTATAAGTATTTATTTTGAAGCGCTTTATAAAAAAACGTGCATTTTGCAATACTGTATCCACTTTTACTACAATCGGCGTTTGGCAATCCGCCGCCTATTTTCGACTCTCGCGAGCAAAAAACAGGTGGTGAGCGCTATAATTCGGGGTGTTGTATCACACGAACGCCACCAATAAGCGCCCCTACAATTTCCCTTTTCTTTATATTTTGGTTCGAAATGCTTATAAAAAAGTTTCATTTCAGGCTCGTGTTTCGCATCAACAATCCAAGCGTGGTCACACGCCTTGGCTATGGCGCGACAACATCCATAGTAGTAAACCTGCTCATCATCAACAACTTCCAAATGTTTAATAGCCCTCAAAAAGACGTTTGGTCTCAAGAGACGTATAGTAGCCATATGATGTGAGTTGTTAATATTGGGGAATTTTACCCAATTTTTGGTGTTGCGTATTTTGGAGAGTAAGGGCGCAGTGCGGTACGTCACCCCAAATCAAATTAACCAACCTTCTCCAACCTTCTCCAACCTTATCTCTTCCTTATTCTTCCTTCCCTATCTATACTTCCTCTATCTTACTACCGCTATTATTCTCTTCTGTTTCTGGTTCGTTGGGGGACACATGATTTAACACTCGTATAGTGTTATAAACAGTTAATCCACAGCTAATTACACAAAAGAAAAGCAGGACGAAAAAGCGGGCTGGATTCTCCTGAGAAACAGTGTGTAACAACCCCATAATGGTCGCTCCAAACATGAGTGAAAAGTACACCGAAAAGAACACATGATTCTCTATTTTATTGGCGCTTGAGACAGTTTGACACATAATTTTATAATGGTTGGGTTATACTCCCCTATAATTAGGTTTGGGGCGCGTTTTTAATACTTAAAGCGGCGATTCCTCCACCCTTTATCCTTGTAAATTACTTTCGGCGGCTTTCAAACTATCTAATTTTTGACAGCCCCAATAAAAAATTCCATAATAAATAATCCCCATCACGGCACACATGTAGTATTCCCAATCCTTAATCGAGTACAGTTCTGGGAATAAATCCAAAACAACGAACGTAAGGAGGCAGAGGATGACGCCCGCCAGCCCCATATCGCGCACGAATCTTACATCCTTTTCGGTGAGAAATTTCATGGGAATTTTTTAAAAAAATCGTCAACCGTCATTTCTTTGCCGCCACAATTATTAACGACTACATCAACCACTTCGCCGCAAGAATTCAAGAAAAAAAATACAAATTTGTAATGTTCGCTCAGTTTTCGATATTCTTTTTCTAGTTGTTTTTTACTGATGAACTTATGGACCCACCCATAAACTGGTTCGGTACGCGCGCGATACTTATACAAACGGTGCACAATCTCAACGAACAGCGCGGGGATACCGAAAGTATTGACTTTATATTTTGTGTGCATAGCCGCGAAAAATTAAAAAACCGGTCTTTTTTTATTTAGATGTTCAAACTATTAAGTTTCCGCATCATACCCAATGTATACTTCATCATTGCGAAACGTTCATCCACCGGATTCTCATAGAGTTGGTCTTGAGCCTCTTCAATTGTGGTGGCGTAACCTAATACCTCAAAGGCCACCGCTCCATCTTTCAGTTTCGTATGTTCATCACCGGGTTTGTTACAGGTAATAAACCGATTGTTATGCCTGATTCCGCGCAGCATTACGAACGGCAGGGATGAATCTTGAGAGCGCGTTTTCATGCCGCCGACTTTAGGGATTCGATAGCCGCCGTCAAGTCCAAAGTAACAATATTCTTGCTTTTCTGTTGATTTTCCCTTGCTCGCAGAACCTTCTCATAGCGCCGTCTCATAAAGGCTATGGCGCATTTCCATTTTTCGGTCTCTTCTGGCCCAATGTAAAATTTAACCAAATTATCCCACTGCCCCCGCAAGTTATTACATTCATAACAAGTTAAAAAATAACCCGAATTCTTTTTTCGTTCTTCGGGGTAAAGTTGTGAAACCTTATGGTCGAGAGTCGCGGCACGAGTATGGAGAATGCCGGTCGGTTCGTTTGTTAAATCCGTTTTAACTCCGCACCAATGACAATTTGGGTCTTTATTCCATAGTCTGACTTTAATCTTTCGAAAACTCATTAAATTGTAATCAGTATGTAGGTGTTATGATGCTCACTCTTATTCAATGAATGGAATAGGCGTAAACCCGGAGTTTCGTACTTTCCACTCACATCGTGTATTTCCAACCGTCGCATGCTCCGACAAATTGAATCGCGCCAAGCTTCCAACCGTTTAACAGTCAATTTCTTCGGCTTGAATAGAATAAGTTGATGCCCAATTCCACATTCGACATTCACTGCATACTCACATTCGATAACAAGATTAGGGTTGTGTGGAGCCATGTTGTTTGGGTTGTTCTAACTTACGTTGCAAATCAAAAAGCTGAATGAATTTAACGCGTCGCCCTCGCGTTCTTTCGATTCCATTCTCTTCTTCGGCGGCTTGTTCAGCTTTATGCCGCTTTTCATAACCCATACTATAAACAGTTCCGGTCGAAAGATTTAGAATGCGGAATTCCTTTGTGCGACCATCATAAACAACCGTTTCGTAAATATTATCCATTGATTATATCCTTTCCGTAGGTTGTTACTAGTTGTGAGGCGGCGCGTTTGGCGGCTGACCCAATATCTTTATTGGTAATTCGTCCGTGGTGCCTGATTGTATCTCGGAGAGCGCCCGCTATTACGCGTTGCAATCTATCAAAACTATCACAACGAACCTCTTTATCTTTATTTTTGATTCGCTTTTCGATGATTAATCCAATTGCCTTTTGTCCCTCCCTTGTCGAGTGGTGCATACCAGTCAACAGGTAATCAGAAATTTCTTCGGCAATCGTTTTCTTCATGTCGCAATTAAAAATGCTAACGAGGCTATAAATAGAAGGGGCCAGAGTAGAAAGAGGGGCTTTATAACAAATTTTCGACCCCGTGCGATTCCTGCCGAATCATTTAGAAAATCAATAACTTGAATTACAAATATAAAAAGTACAAAGGCCCTGATTAAGAGTGTTCCGCATGACACTACTGTAAAAAAAACTAATCCAATTCATATTTTCTTTGTCTCGACTTTAATATTTTGATAACCCATCTCCTGAATCATCTTCTTCTTTTCGTCAAGAGTAATTGTATCGTAAGTATGCATCATGAAAATTTGATTATTCGATGCGTTTGGATGCGTCGCTGTCACTGTATGACGTTCGGTGAATTTGGCGCTCATGGGAAATCTTCCTATGTTGTCGGACAGTGGGCGGACCAATCGTGCGCTGCCCCTAACAACGGGACTAGATTCGTTCCATCACGCGTGCTTTGCCCACAACAGAGTGAGCGCAAACACGAGGTACGCGGCGCACGCAATCAGCGCGCTCCTTGGACGCAGGTAGTAACCCGCGACGAGGCCAAGCACGACAAACACGAGATAGCCCCAGCCAAAAAACCAGAGCGCGATGGGTTTGAGTAGGTCCATAGGTTCGTTTACTCGTCGGACTCTTCCTCTTCGAGTTCTTCGAGCCGCATTTTCCATTCGTCCGCGACGTTGAGTGCGGCTTCGAGCGCATCCTTTTCCGGGACGCCTTTTGACGCGCGGGCCATTGCCTCGCGGATTGCTTCTTCGATTTTCTGAGTAGCCATAAAATTTCCTCTGGTTCGTTCAACTCTCCGCCGACTCGCGAAAGAGTCGAATGTGATTCTGTGCAATTTCAAGGGCGCGGTCGGTCTTCTCTACGTCCGTCATCAGTGGGCCATCGCTACTACCTTTCCGCACTTCAGTGTTGCGCGCATAATAACCGGTTGTAGCGGCTGCAATCCACCACAACGCTTGTAACTCACAATGCTTTTGGAATTGGTCCTTGTTCATAGAGAAATCCTTTTAAGATATATTGAATCAGGATGTTCTTTTACAACCTGAATGCGGGCCGCACGATATGGATTCTCAATACGAACGTGCCACCATGCACGAAGCCATGCTAGCCAACGCCAACGATAAGTGCCAATTGTATATTCGTATCCTTCCCAGAAGGTGCCGGGACCACCAGCACGACCTATGGCGCGAAACTTGGTTGTATTTTTATTACGAATTGTCATTCATTTGTTAATCAGTATAAGGTTCCGTAACTGTATAGCGCCACGTCGTATCGTCAAACTGCTTAAGCGTGCCGTAAGATTCAAACCCAAACGGATATCCACCAAGCTTTTCGGCGCGGTTATTAGTCGCATGGACAGTCTGCATATAAGCCCAAACCTGCGCATCGGTTGCGCCCACTTCAGTAGTGACTAGATAAGTATGCGCGGTGTCGCCATAAGCGCCGAGTTGACCGCCCTGAATACATTTATGAGTCATGGTGGAAAAGATTGCATATCTGCCGCCCAATATCAAGATTTATTTTCGAAAAAGTGCAAAACTACATGTATTATTAGTGTAACTAATTACATGAAGAAAGAATACTTTTATGATACGACAATTTTTAAACAGATTGATTCCCCAGAAAAAGCTTACTGGCTTGGCTTTCTGTATGCGGATGGAAATTTATTGGGAAGACGGGTGTCAGTTGGCCTTGCAAATTTAGATGCCGAACACGTCGAAAAATTCAAACGTTTTTTAGGAACAGATAAACCAATTGAGAAATACAAAAATAGTACGCACCTGCAATTCAACTCAAAAGAAATTTCTGATGACTTACGAGTATTGGGTCTATACGAAAGGAAGAGTTTAACAATACCGTTTCCGACAACAAGTATGGTGCCAGATAAATATTTGAATAGTTTTGTGTTGGGTTATTTTGATGGAGATGGAACGATTTACAAATCGCGGCGGGTTCAATATAGTGTTAAGTTTATTGGTAGCAACACGTTTATTGATGGTTTAAAATCTTATCTTACTACTAAGGGGTTTTTATTTCATGTTAGACGTATTAAGTCCGTTTCTGAACTTGTCACCACAGACAAAAAAAATATTAGAGAGTTTTATAAACTACTTTACTCAGATGGGATATATTGTCTACAAAGAAAGAAAGAAAAATTTGAAACTATGTTAACCGAAGTCAATTGGGAAAGAGTTGACCAACCGCGACATTCGCGATATAAATACGTTACATTAGATAGGCGACGGGGAAAATGGGTGGCAAGTCGCAAAATTAACCGTAAGACAAAATTTATTGGTTATTTCGATTCTGAAATCAACGCCCATCTCGCTGCCGTAGCTTATCAACCGGAATGTTTAGTATCACAGACCAAAATTCTATCGGAAGTATAACATTTGATGGAATGGTGCTTCCGAAGAGTGGAGCAATGTCGCGTGGTGAATAGCCCGCTAAACCCGTTCCTATTTTCGTCACCAAGAATTTTTTATCTGGATGTTGCGCAGCATACCGAAGAAAGCGCGCAACTTTTATTTGAATTTTATCCAAAGATAAAACTCGTAACTTTCTATCCTTGGTCGAAATGCCATAAGATTGTCCTTGGGGTCCATCGCCAGTGCCCCATACAGCCCCGAATTTGTTGAGTGCGACCTTGGCGGCACCGGCTCCATGAAATCCCGATTCGTTGCTTCCGAAGATAAAGACTTCGTTATTAGCAAGTTGCGTAATATTATCTGGTGTATATTCAGTTGGATTCATATTACAATCCCTCCACATTATGCGGCTTCCAATCTTCATTGGTTGGACTTAACCGTTTTAATTCAGCTTTCGCTTGTTTAAGTTCAAATTCCAATTCGATATTCTTTCTTATAATTTCGGTAGTCTTATCTTGGTCGTGCTTAGTTGCCTCACTATCATTAACAAAGAACATCCCATTGGAACACTTCATCCAAGCCATGCCCGAACGTCGCGCCGTCGCTTTAATTTCATCCTCTAATATCGTTCGTAAAGCCTCCTTAACGCCGAGTGTTTGAGTTGCTAGAATTTCAAAACGGGCGACAATCGCATCCAAATCAAATTCACCCGGTACGCGCTGATTATCGATATGCTTTGTTATCAGTAGTTCCGCTTCGTCAATTGCCTTCGTAACTTCCGCTTTGTTTTCGGCATGACCCGCTAATTCAACCCCCTTAGCGAGAATAGTGGCGGCTAACTTACGATTGGGATTGGTGGGTTGCATATTATTTAGCCGCGAAAGCCAAAAGAATTATACCGATTACAATCAGAACAATGACGCCAAGTATCCAAAGCAACGTTTTAATTGCACCAACCGTAATAGCAATGGCGAGTAGAAGAAGGAAGATGAAGAATAGAGTCATGTTATTTTGGTCCGGTTGTGTTTTTGTAAAGGGGCGCTGTCAACCATGTTAGTAGTATTCCGAAGAATAAACAGAATGCAATCATTTCAATTAGCGAATTAAACATATTTTCAATCGTTTCTTATTAGATTTTGCCCAGCGCCACAAAAACCATAGGTTGCCGATGCACCACGAAGGCATTTTTAAAGGCGAATAGATTGCTAAATTTTCAACACTTAATTTGAGTTGTAAACAATGCGACCGCTTCATTTCTTTCTGTCGGCGCAATACTTACAATTCCCTTTATGCGTGAAACTATGGGAGAAATTACTTGCCACCCCAACACTATATTCACTTACAACATATTCACAACCGTCATACTCCAATACTTTGATGGAGTAACCGTCCAACTTAGTTGTTGGATAACTGGCGGCACCCAAACAAAGCAAGATGGCGGCAAACAAAACTAAAGCGTGGTTTCTTTTCATAGTATTAAGCGCTGCCGTATCTATAGCTCTGGAATGCACCATCAGAAACATGGAACCCAAGTTTTTCCAATTGTTTCTTATCTTCGTCGCTTACTCTATCCGCCTCAATACAAACATGCATAACGTCATGTTCACAATGAGTTGGATAGGTAGGGTTGTCATATTTCCGGAAGATTTGTAGCGCGGCAATCAGCGCATCCAAACCCTTTAAATCGTTGTTGTTCATTTTGCAGAATCAATAATGGCGGCAATGTATTCGCGGGCTTTCTCCACACCCCATGCATGGATATATTTATCGCCCTTAGTCACTTCTTCTTTTGGAAATAGTTCCTGCGCCATCTTTGCCTTCTCAATCGCTTCCCAATCGATATTAATAACGCGCTTCCTCCAACCAATTGTAATCCGACCAACTATTGTTGTAACTACAAACCAAGGGAGGTGTGCACAACACCAGCTTGAACAATATCCATTTGGAATTTCTTCGACGAAAATTAGGTTGGGAAATAAGCTTATAATTTGCTCACGTTCCAACGTCCTACGTTTTTGTGCCCTCTCATCCTGCTTAATCGCTTCTATCATTAGGGCGCGCTCTAGAATCGAAGACGCCTCATTTGCCGCCCTTTGTATCGCTTCATTCTCTGGGGCGTCAGGGAAATAAGCAGGCGGCGCGATTTCAATCTTTACGCCCCAACTTCCATATGTACCCATACTTTGATTGCAATACAGAGGTTTAAATTGTAGGTTCATAACGTTATTTTGTGTGTTCTTCCCAAGTCCCTATTTTCGAAAAAAACGTTTCATTCTAACTGGCCCAGATTCCCCATCACACCCTTTTCGATTGCTGTGTGACAGGTTATTAAAGTCATCGCATCGTAACTAAGCTTACTTTTGTGGCGCCTATAAGCCTCAGTTAGAAAGTCTTCTACCTCCTTACTGAACGCTTCGGCGGCGGGCGTATAACAATCACTTTTACCCGGCAAACGAATTTCGCTTTGTGTTGTGGGTTGTTTGTGTGTCCTTACTCCCCCAATCGTATGTAGGAACTTGTCTTTATACTCGGGATGGTCAAGCAATACCTCACAATCGCACAATAGCTGCCCCTTGTAAGCTCGAAAACTACAATCCTCCCGATGGTCTTCAACAGGAGCCTTAGCCGAAATCTCCCAAGCCCGTGAAATATCGACGCTCATAGGTCCATATCGATTGAGGTTCGGATGTGACGTGAATCGGTGAGAGTATAGGTCCAAACCTGATTTGCGTCCAACTTATTACCGTCCTTATCAACGATAAACTCGATATCGTGTAAATCCCAAATCCGGAGAAAAGCCAATCCTTTTTCCAGACTGGCTTCTCTCGTCCGCCGGAACTCGCAGAGTTGAACTTTCATACGCGTAATACAAAACTACGCGCTATGCAAAGTCAAGATTTATTTTCGCTTTTGTAATACCTTTGCAATCTTTTCTCTATGTCATCCGACGACACAGAACCTATCTCATCGTAAAATATTGCCCTGAACCAATGGATTAGTTCTTCCAATCCGTATTTGGCTGCCCGCCTCTTAATAAGCCAGTCGTAATCTCTAATTATAGTGTCAATTTTATCCATTATAATGGCAAAAGCCACGTTGGGGTTATAACCCAATCGTGGCTCTTGTTGAAGGATTAGAGAAGTCTGGATTACTTGCGAGCACGAACAAGGCCCGCACCCTTCTTGATGTTTTGCGCGGTTGGAGCGGAGATATTCCACTTGGCGCAAATGTCGTCTTTAGACAACTTGCCGCCACGGAAATCTTCCACGATTTTGGCCCGCATCTCGGGTGTGATAGTGACACGAGCCTTGCGGTTGGACCGACGCGCTTGCGCGTTGCGTGCGCCGTTCGTGCGATTGGTGACGGATGCGCGACCCCGATTATTACCGAGCACATTACCGATTCCGTGAACTTCCACAAAATTGCGGACGAATTCCGAACTATCGGTATAACCAAGACGCTGCGGCAGTTCCTTCAATTCCTGCATACGCGCAGCCTGAATTTCCTGCGCCAAGGTCGCCTCACGCTGACGGAGTTGTTCAAATTCTTGAACTTTTGCAGCTACAGAATTGAACGAAACGGCGGGCATAGATGCCCCCGTGGGAGTGTTAACATTAGCGGTTGCGGTACTCATTGGGTTTTGTCCTTTTCTTTTTGGTTGTTTTGTTACGTCCGAATTGAAGCTATCGAACGTGTCTACCTTACCAGTACAGCATTTATTTGACAATAGGTAAAAAATTTAAATAGGCATCGGGAAAATCCCTAGTAACAAATGTAATATGCACGAAAATCATTCGGTACCATCTTCTACTAGCGCAAATTCACCGACACGTACAATATCTTTAACCCCTTCATTCTCAACAAATACTGCTTCGCGCGTACACACTAAAACGAACCATGTACCACCGATACAGAAGCGACCGGTAGAATCCCATTCACTGATGTCGAAATTTGATTCGTGCACCAGTGTGATTGCTTGCTCTAATGAGAGAGCATCACTTACCCACAGTGGAATTTCCTGATTCATCGAGTGTGAGAAGCTTGTTAAGTTCTACTGAACAGGTACTAATGGCGCGAAGCACATCCTCCCTATTCACGATAACAATTCTTACAGCAGTGGTAGGATTCACGCAACATTGTTTTTTAAGGGCGACCCACAATAATTCCGTAAGAGCCTCATTATCAGTGACGTTGCGTCCCATAAATTTTTTCCACGTCTGTCAATAGCTTGGTTATGTTCCGGTAGAGGGAAAGGAATAAAGGAATCTGTTTTTCTTTTCCACGCGTGTTTTTCACCCGGTCGAAAACCTCCAAACCACCTTCAACCAACGCGCCGCCGTAATGACAGAGCCAAACGTACTGAAATTGTCCTTGAAATTCGCGGGAGACGTAGACAAGACCATCCACCACAGAGCCGATATCGCGCACTTGGTCAGCATCCTTAAAGCCGCGCGCGTACAGGTCTGCAACTACTCCTCGTTCTCTTGGTAGGAATCCTTCCATATGTCATCCGATTTCTTTTGTGATTGTTCGTAACGGTACTCCAATAGGGGACGGAACTTATGCGCCGACCAAAAACACTCTAGTGGCGCATGCTTCTTTCCTTCGTATTCTACCCGATAAGTGGGCTTACCTACAATCTTGTAGGCATAAAGTTTTCCATTATGAAAGATGCGTTCTTCAATAGCGTATACTTGATTGACAATACATGCGCCATTAGGGTTCCAGAAGTTAGAGTCTGAACCACCTTCAACGCATACAACTCGCTCATTTAGGGCATCATTCATGGTTTTTCCTTCGTGTGAAGACTGACATTGCAAAATGCGACCGGTCAAGAAAATTCTTTTATAACTGCAATATGATGGCGAGCGCGCTCCGGTAACTGGTTAAACCAGAGTGAGTTTTCTAATTCTTTTGCCGCCATTGCGTAATCGCCACGTTCCATTGCGGCGCGAAATTTTACAAATTTTTCAAATCCTTTGTCGCCTACGTTGTAGGCCAGACTGATAAGAACCAAACGGATTTTCTCCGGGTGGGAATAAAACGATTGGATTTTTCGTTGCGCCGCCCGCTTTGCGCGTTCTACATCTGATACGAAAAGCGCCAATACTTCCTCATCAGTATACTCGCGAATAGGTTCTCCAACAACAAACTTATGCCCAATTCCAACGTGCCATACACCATTCAATCTATAAGGGGTTGTCTTATAACCCTCGAACCTAACGAGGAAATCGAAACACGTTGTGTTACACTGTCCAAATGTCGCTGAGACCAGACAACAAAACAAGAGTAGTTTCTTCATTCAGCGTTTTCGTTTTCGCTTGTTAGTCAACGGGTTACGTTCTTGCCTATTCTCCGTGAGAACAAGTAGCTTAGTGCGCTTTATAACTGTTTTTCGCTTCGTTCTCACGTGTATAGTTACACGTGTGAATCGACTCGTTAGACTGTTTTTGGAATATCGTTATCGTATTCGTTCGTTGTAAGGGTGAGCACAATCGAATAGAAAACAAACAAAAAGAGGTCAGCGATAAATTGGCCGCATTCTTTAATCTTCGTTTTCATAAACTTTAACAATGCGGGCGCGACGCCAAACTTCACCCTTCCATCCCATCGCCCAACAAGAAAATCGCCAACCATAATAACCAGCACCTAAGAACCCAGAAACACGAATTTTTACAATACACAATATCTCCCCATGCCGATGACCCATTTGTTTCAATGCGTGTTTTGCCTTATTCAGTGTAGTAAAGACGTGAATACCCCCACCATGGGTAAATACCTCACTCATCTCTTCGGGTTTATAAGCCGGAAAATCCTTGGGTAGTTCCAACTTCTTATCCGTCCATTGTGTATTACGATATGGGGAATAGAATTTTGTCTTACCACGGTCCTTATAAATATGGAGAATCTTATAACGGAATGGACTTTTGCTATGTGGTACAGTTTGGGTAACAGAAAGACACATATAATTATTCCTTTTTATATTTCGGCTCGCTATCGAATAAATCGGGGTCCAGTTTCATAGCTAACTCGGTAATATCATTAGCTTCCTTTTCGGCCATGCCCTCAAGAGTTGACTTCACCGCGCGCATTTGACTAAGAAGTTCCTGCGCCTTTGCTAATCGTTGCTCTGGTGTCATATTTGTTATCTTTCCGTGAAATACCTGACAAGCGCAACACATGCACTTTTTAATGCTTTTTGCTTATTGTCTTGTGGCTCTCCCCTGATTACAGTGCCAAAAGCTGGCAAATCGACAAATATATATAGGTGTTTACCCTGAGCCTCTTGATAAGCGATTGGAATATTAGCCCGTCGTGCTGCCATGCAGACATAGCCGCAAAACTCCATATCGGAAAGTTGCCACTCCTGTACTTTGTCTTGCGGCTTTGCTGCTGTTTCCATTAGATTACACCATCCTTACGAAGACGACCAAGGCAAATACGAATGCCGAGACGACGGTTAAATGCATCCTTTCGATTACACTGTGCGGCGCGAACCTCAGTCGTACCACCGTTTGGTGCGGTGATTTCAACTTCAGTCAAACCACCCTTGGCATCGACATAACCATATTTTCTATTGCGCTTATCCTCCTTCGTCAGACGTTCCAACGTGGGAACGGTCGGGGCAACGTGAGTTGCAATCAATTTGGTCGAAGGAATAGATGGGTTGCGCGAAGCAACGTACCGATAATGATTGATACGGACCTTGTAACCCTGTTTACGCAGTTCGTGAATTGTAGGTAGGTTCATTGTTATTTAGTTTTATGCAATAAGGTTGAAAGTGATAGCGAGACCAATGAGAAAGGTTGCCAATGTACTTAGAAATGCATACAATGCTCTCTCGCCAGTATAATAATCATTATTTTTTACAATTTCGTATTTATACGTTCGATTCCAGAATGGGCCGCTCCGTTCAGCCACAACTCGGCGCTGAAGAACCATCTTATACATAATAGACAGATATACGGAAATGAGAATTGCTAGCAACCCAAGTCCAATCGGAACGCATACTAGCCTATCGACAACATATCGTGTAATATCGAAGGCGTCGCGTCCTGCCACTTTCCAAGCAATAACTGCCATTGTAAAGCGACCCACATCCGTCTTGGAAAACTTCTCCGCATGGTCGGTGAGAGAAGTAAGACCAGCGTCCATAGCGGTGCCGACGTTCTTACCAAACTCGACCCATTCATTTGCTTTGGCAACGATGGGTGTGTTGTTAGTTGGCGCGGCAACCGTTTGGACTTTAACAAGAACTTCTTGTGGTTGGTTTTGCTGTTGCTGACCGAAAACGGATGTAATAGCCGCGAACGCAAAGATTATAATAAAGATGTATTTCATGAACGGAAACTGAGGGATAAATTGCTTATGTCAAGCCGAAATCAGAATATTTCTTAGCCGCTTCCCGGTAACTTTCCACCGGATTAGGTAAGAGGCCGCGCGAGTGCATTTTCCGCCAAAATCCGATAGACGATTTAGTGGGCCAATTGATATCATACTCTATGCGATTATCTTTGAGCGCCTTTAAAAAAGCTGTTCCAGCGCCCAACTTGGGTTTTACCGTTCGAAGCGAAACGATTTCTATCTTACCGGGTTTATTAACAAAGCGCCCGTCGCGCACAGAACTATCAGGCGCAAGCAAACCGTGCTCAACAAACTGTCGCAATATTGTTCGGGCGAGATTAAGATTTGTCATCCTACTTTATACAACACTGCCGTCTTGCCACGCTGCCCTTCACTGCGAGCGGCCAAACCCGCTTCAACACAATGCTCCTTAACCCAATTATAAGCGTAGGGTTGAGGAATTCCATTTACTTCGGCTAATTCCTTAATTGTAAATACATCCCCCGGAACCTTGATATCGTTCATCTTGGCGGTATAAGTGCCGCGCGATACACGTGGCAATGCAACTACAACATTCGCATCTTTCGATACAATCTCTTCTCGATGGAGTCGAGCGGGAGAGCGCCCACTTATAACTGTGAAAGGGGTTAGAGTGCCCCCGGTTACAGTCACGCCACAATCGGAAATACGTTCAATTTTAAGGTTTTGCATTTCTGCAATACCATTAATATCGACTCGTTGACCCTCTTTAAATGTATTTAGGTCTCGGTATTCCATGATAAAAAAATGATAATAGGCTGGTCGCCAGTCCAGCGCGTTAGTTGTTGGTTCGGTAGGAGTTACCAACGAGCAAGCCCTACATCGCAAGCCCACGTGTCCCACGTTCGTTCAAATAGGTAATCACCTATTTTCGCACTTAGCTATCATGCTTTACTACTTGCTAGCTTCCACGTCGCTATTATCAAAAATAAAATTACTTCGCCAACGTCAAACCGATGATGTTTTCGCGAATGCGCAATGCGTCTTCCATTTCTTCGGTATGCGCGGCATTAGCCGCCTGCAATTTCGCAATCACATTATCGTTGTTCGCAATAACACCCTTGTTCTGATTAACAAGTGCTTCGAGTTCTGACTTCACCTTGGTGAATGCCGAAACGATGTTATTGAGACGAAGCGGTTCGGGCGCGGGCGCAACAGCCTTACGGAATGGATTCAGTTTTTTTATGAGGAACATATGGTTTAGAATTTGTATGATTAACTTATCGGGAAAAACACTATCAAATGGGACGGGGTTTCGTCAAGTAATTTTCTTAGTTTGTATTGGGTATTTCTACGTATTCCTTTTCCACCCGGAAATTACTTACGTTACTCTTTCGGAAGCAACGGTATCCGTTACGTAAAAAATCGAACCCACGATAATGAACGGGGTCTTCCTGACGATAATCAAGCGCAACGCGGCGCTTCGTTAGCACTCCCTGTTTTGCATAGTCGAAATAGGCAACATCTCGACAACGTAGAAAACGTCCATTCTTTCCACGTGGTGGTAGAATAACCCCATCAAAGCGCCCCTTGTTATCACGGGTCGGTTGGGTTAAATCTTTTTTACTAGCCAAAACATTATCGATAACCTTATCCATGGCCGCATTCACGGGTTTGGGTGTCAAATCATGCTTGCGCACGCCACCCACCACATTTGGGTCGAACGAATAGGCGGTGACCTTTGGTTGTACTCGCTGATAGAGACTATTAAAAGTGGGAGGTACATTACCATCTCTATCTACATACGCTTTGTGAGGATTACTCCACTTATAACCAGCATTTAGTAAACTTTCTTCGGGGTCATCGTTGCTATACCGATTGAAATTATGACTGATACAAATTAGCTTATAGATACCATGCTTATTCTTTCTATTTACATCAATAAGCGCAACAATCGCTTCAGACGATAGATATCCACCTAAATTGAAAATATGGCCCGCCATCCTTGCGGCATGCAATCGTCCCGAAACTGTCTCTGTACTTTGTTCAAGCATTAGATTATCCTCAATATTTTACACTGTCCGTTGGTGTTTCATTCGTTTCAACCTCGGGTCGAGTATCATTCGACCGGCGCTTGCTGAAATCTTCTGTAAGGCGTTCAGCGAAATACTTAATCGATTTTTTTTGTGCGGGAGTTACAATGCCGAGCGGATGCAGGCTTGCTGCGCGCTCAATCATATTCTTGATTTTCGACCGATATACGGGCGAATAGGATGGATTCGACTTTTTATTTTCCTGATTCATGTAGTGATATTTCTAAGGTAAAAAATTTTATTGCGCCACGTCAAGCACTTTCTGATATTCCAATTTCAAATAAGGGAAGTAGCAGCGTAGCAAGAGGTTATTCGCTATCTTCTCTGAGAAAGTAAAAGTGCGAGTGCGGCTTTCATATGCTGCGACAATTTCTGCATCATATTGCTTATAATCCGCTTCAAGCTGTTCGACCGAATAGCGTTCGGGTGTCGCCTTGATTTTCATCAGGTAATTATATTCGTCCGCCCCAAAATCACGGCAGTTCACAACATATATTTGATGGCGGAAAAAGTGAATACCGGTCCACAACAATCGAAGAAGGTGCGTGGCATTGCGATAACTATAACCGTAAGTGTTAAGTGATTCTTTGCGTTTGGAACCCAAGACACCGGCGCGCTCACCTTTTGCAAGACGGAATTCGCTTTGGGCATAGCCGCGCAATACATTGAACAACTTGCGACTATCGATTAGATTATGCGCTTCCGCCCTAAACAGGTTGAATTCGGGCGCGCACAACGTAAATGAATCAGAGGATGCGAATAGCATTTCAAATGCCTCTGTATTACCTTGATGGAGTAAACGCACCCAAGCCGACAATTCCTTATAAACAATATCCTGCTGAATATTTGGATTTTGTTTACGATATTCCTCGTTCTTGGCTGTACCGATGATATGTTTGGCATCGGTGTTCATATACAAGCCGCGCACATCTATATCCGAATTGTGTGTATTCAGATGATATAAGTGCGAGCCGCCCTTAAATTCACAAAGCTTCTTAATATTATCCATATCAAAACATATCCTTTATTTCAATTTTCACACCCAAAATCTTCTTCGCTTGGAATACCGTTCTAGGGGTAATTCCAACATAAGGGTCAACGTGAATAAAATTGTTCCTTTGTGAATATAGCATGTCCGAATCATCATCTAAGATGATATAATTTGTATAATTGTAGTAAGGGCAACCAATCGCGGCTGGATTATCTTTCATCCAACAGAGAATTTCATTGCCGCGCACGATAGAATCGGCATCAGGTCCGCGCCGCAAGTCCTTCGTTTTATCAATTACTTCCCCTATAAAACCCTTACTAAGCAATATATCCTCAAGTTCCTGAATAGTCCTATTAAGTCGCCAAGTAGAAGATACGACAACCTTTGCGTCGCTAGCCTGTACAATTTGATTGAGTAAAACAACACTATCTTCGTCTATATCAATCAATCCCATCTTTTTACTTTTTGCATAAAAATGGGAGTTTAGCACTCCATCAAAATCCAAAAAAATTATAGGATTACCCTTCATTCTTTTTGTTTTGTTGTCACGTCCGCTTTAACATTCATGGCGCTAAATACAGACCTGATTGCCATATCTACCATGCGACGACAGATTTCATTCAGCACCTTTTCCTTCTCTTCCTTCCCTATACCATCACAGGTGATAAGCGCGGCTTTCAACTCCTTAATATCTGTCTTTTCTATATCGTCAAATTTCATGCGAACCTGCCGTTCCAAAAATTACGGACTAAATTAAAAATACGAACAAACAAATTGGGCTTGGCTGGTTCCTCTACCTTATTACGCTTAATCTCAATTTGATAGTTCGGATATTTCTCCTGTACCTTCTCATATAGAAAGTCGAGAGAAAGATTATTGGGGTCAATAAGATATTGCCACTCAACCCCACCCCCTTTCCAACCAAACCGTTTGCAGGTCTGATTGGCTGCGAAATGCGCAACGGCAAGGGCGTCAATTATAAAACTCTTACCCTCGCTCCTGTTAGTATAAATTCCACGTTGATATTATGCATGTAAATCTTCCAGTTTTTGGGTGGCCCGCTTTGTATAGTCGGGCGCGCAAATCGTCATAGTGACAGTCACCAACTCCAATGCAATACCCTCAAGGTCCGTATGTTTTACGGCTTCGTCGGGACGCACGAAAAAATCCGCCTTACCAAGTAACGGCGTACTATATGGTATATCTGGGCCGTTTAAACGAGAATGCACCCAAAGATACTCGCCCGCTTTACAAGTGGTGCGAGAACTCTTTAAAATCCGCCAGCAATAATATGTCTGCGCGGTCTCAGTCGTTGGGGTCGTCATCGCTTGGCTTGGGCCACAGTCCGAGGACGATTCCAACTAGAATAAGGAGGATTACCAGCACAACTCCTTAGACTCTAGTTGGTTTCGTCGTGTTCGAACTTTTTTCTGTCTTAAGTAATTCTGAATCCGTTACTTGGATTTGACGAATTTACCATTCGTGCCGCGCACGTTATGGAAGCGCTGACCGCTAGGCTTAAGCCCAAACTGCGAGCGCTTAACGAGCGGCTGAGATACCGCCGATTGTAGTGTCTTGTACTCGCCCACGAGTCGCATGCGGCAAGCAACCATCTTGGATGATTCGGCGTGAGCCACATTACACACATCCTGCGGGTCAATCTGAGCGATTAGGAGCCGCCCGCGACCAGTGTAAACGTTGTTCTGGTCGAAATCGCCATTCCAATAGTTCTTGTTGGCGACGTACAGTCCAACCGTACCACACTCTTGTTCACCTTCACGAATCTCGTTACGAGGATACGTATATTCATACCCCACTCGGTAGATTTGGGTCTTACAATGCTTGCCATTACGCGTTTCGAAAAAGTGACCAGTTTTGTTGTACGGCGCTCTACCGTCCTTATCTACCAATTTGAATGCGGTAATGAATCCATCCTCAGTAATCGCAAGATGATTATGTTCGAGGAAGCTAAACAGCTTCGAACGCACGCCCTCGCTAACGTTCTTATACAGACGGTCCAAGAATCGCGCCAATGGCTCGAATGGCAATCCCTGCTTCAAAAAATCGAGAATGCGCATAGCGATTACACCATGTACTTCGGTGCCGTTATAGGTAACAGCATTATCGTACACACAAACCGCACCATGACTGTAGCGCTGAATTGCACCAACCCGGTCCAGCAAATTAAGCAACCCGTTGTAATCACGCTTGCGATACAATTCAATTGCCTGTGGAAAACGGGGGTCGGACTTGGTAATGCTAAACTCGCGGTCCGCAATAAGAGTTAAAAAGTTCTGCGTGAGAATGACTGGATAGACTGTGGACTTTTTTGTAGACATAATTTTCGTAATTTCGGGAGCTAGCGTTTCAGAACATATTACATATGTCAAGGTTTTATTTTATTATGCTGCGATTATCTGGGTTTGTGTAACTGGCGCTGGGCTAGCAATTTGTGTTGCTCCACGCAGCGCACGCATCTGATTTGCAAGTTCAACTGTTTCGATATAGTCCCGCACTAACGGAATTTCAGTTCCGCTAATGTAAGAAAACCGTTCAAGCAGCGGATAAGCGGCAACAACCTTTTTCCATTCATCCACCATCGAATACGTTGGCTTGTTTGGTAGCTCCGCGATTTTCGAAGTCAAACGTTGTAATGCGTTACGAATTTCGCGGTCCTTCTCAGCCTTTTTTGCGGCTAACTGAATCGTCTTTGCCTTAGTAATATAATCGTTTAGAATTGTACCAGAAAATGTTACGTTATACATTAATTGGTGCTTCAGATATTGTGCCTGTTCCGAATCAACAATATTCTGCGCAGCAACGGGGCTGAATTTTACATTACTACAGGCTTCCTCAATATACTTGTCCAATGTAATCCAGTCTGCCGACGCTTTAATTTCATCTAAAACGGGGGGATTTTTACCCGTTAAAGAACTCTTGATTCCATATACTTTAGGAATCTGCTTAATAAGATTCAACTTTAACAAATATTCAAGGTTTTGTTGAATCCTCTCATTAGAATGTAAATAGGCGTTGGGCGTGAACCCGCGAATAGTCAAATAAACGCCACCTTCATCCACGTCGATTTCAGTGGGTTCCCACCAATCCGAATTCTTATCTCGATAAGCATTTGGTTTCTTTGGAACAAACTGGAATAACTTCAACCGGTGCTTTTCATTATGGTCACCGGGTGAAATATCGCTTGCGTCGCGCTGGACAACAATCTCACTGGCTTTTTCAAATATGCTATCATCGGTGCCATTAATCTTGTGAAACTCCTTACGTGCCTCATCACTCTTGAAACGAATTGCATGATAGTATGAATCACGCATGGCGGGGTTCTTATTTCCATCGGTTTTTAAGCGAAACCCGATGCGATACTTTGCGCCGCGACCACCATCCAAATCATTTATAAAGAATTTGTTGTAATTTGTGGCTTCCAAAGATGGGTTGCTATCGTACTCTTTAACGCGCCAATTACCACGCATATATGATAAACAAAACGATTTAGCCGAAACACCATCAATCCAAATAGTTTTGTTTTTGTCGGATGGATTTTTGCGCCCACACCACAAATACTCATCTTCAATTGGAATACCTTTCCAGCTAACTGTTGGGGTATCACCTAACACTTTACCGATTTTATGTGCCTGCCCGCCATAGCGAAAATACGACTTATAGAGTTTTTTTGCTTCAAGGATATTGGCGCACTTGTCGAAATCCTTTTGAATTACACTCTTTACTTCTTTTTCGATTTCATCCAATCGAGTCTTAATTGCCTTCACCGTTTTATCGTCATAATTCAATCCCTGACGATTGGTTTGAGGCGTAATTTCACTTGGACCAAAGACGAGTGTAATACCCATATCGGATTCGAGAAAATCCAATTGGGTGTTTGTAAGACCGGGAATATCGCGCGGCTCAATCTTGTACCAATAGATACCACCAACGGCAACCGGATAGTCCAACGACTTATCGAGCCACCAATTAGTCCCACTGAGGCTCTTATCGATTGCTTGAAATTGAAAGTTTGGAACTCCCTTTATAATGGGGCGTGGATTATAATACTTGAACGCGCGGTGGGTTGCCTCAATAAAGGCGGGTATATCTTTTTCTTGGACTGGAACAGTAACTTCAACCCCATTTGGTTCTGCCGAATCTTGGGTGTTGACATGTACAATCTCGGGTAGTCCATCTCCATTCATGAAGACCGAATACGAACGCCGCTTGCCATTATCATAACAGGCGAGGGTATAAGTATCCGAAAGGGCCAGCGCGATTAGCTTGCCAATACCGTAGCCGCCCGCTTGATTCTCATCGGTATCCTTGGTCGAATCGAACGCCGTGCAATAGCGTTCCATTACAAACTCATGTGACATGCCAATACCGGTATCACGAATCACCAATTGTGGCTCCAATTTGGATGGAAGCCGAACGGTGAACGGTTCATTGGCTTTTCCCGCCAACTTCATCGAATCAAAACAATTCTGACCCAATTCCTGTAGCGTACCCAAAATCGGGTTAGAATACAGATTCTTCGTCAGAATTGCAAACAGTTTACCATCGGCCTTGATACCAAAGGCATTCCGCTGCGATTTCTTGATATTGGTTTCGACCGTAACGGGATTCTGATTGATAATCATGGCGAAACTGTGGACGCGAAAATTGCATCCGTCAAGATTTTTTTTGAAAAATTGTATTACGCTGCGGTACGGTATTCGGCCAAACCCACCTTATCGATGCCGTACATGAAATTGATTCGCGATACCTTATCCATAAAAGATTGGACTAATTCTGCCGCTTTTGATTCAACCGCACACTCGTCCCTAATGGGAAGTTTAATGTCTTCAACATGTTCGTAGGTAAACGGCTCAACGAGATTATTTATAATTACCTGCGCCCTATAGTAGTCCGTTAGTGCTTTCGTAAGGTTTTCTGCTGTCGTGCACACATAATAAATGCTGCCCAACCCCAAACTAGATAACTTCGTTCTCTTCGAAAGTCCAAAATTCCTAACAAGATTTTGGCATCGTCTTATAAAATCGTAATCTCCTTTAAAACCGAGGGCAATCCCTTTCCCGTAGGAACTAATTAGAAATTCGCCTGTTTCTTCTTCAAGTTTAATATATTTGACATTATTTTCAGTCATATGTGAGTCGCATGAACTGGTCGGTCCATACAACCGATTTAATCAGGCAACCCTATAACATTTTAAAGCCCTTTCGAAAGCTTTAAAATTGGTATCAGGGTCCAATGGGTGCTCCAACAGGTGTTCTTCTCCCGTTACATCCTTAAACTTATCCCTGAACTCGATTTCAAGTTTATCGGGCATCTTTTCACCCTCTGGCTCAAGTATATACCCGAAAAAATTGCTGGCTAGATTGGCCCACAAATCAACTTCTGGTGTTTGAGTCAGAGTATAATCACTTATTTTATATACCTTAATCATTTGTTTTTAACCGGCGGTATCGTGTAGCAACTTTTTCAAGTTTGCAATACGTTTTTTAGAACCGAAAAGTAGATTGGCGGTTTCCACCGACAAACCCTCGTCATTATATACGTGGCCGTTAGTAACGGCCCAATTTAACCACTTACCAAGAAGAATGATAGATGAACTGTCATTCCTCTGAACCTTCCGCGCTTTCTTGATATCCGATTGTTTTTCCATGTTTGTCGAGATTGTAATTTATTCTAGCGCGTATCTCGGCAATTTTCTTACGTGTTTTCTGTCGCAGACTTGTGAGTTCTTTTGATTCACGTTTTAGACGCTTCAATATGAATTTTTCCCGTAGTAGCTCTTGCGAGAGAAATTCCAGTGTATCGATAACGTCTTTCTTTTGGTCCACGTATTATATTACACGTAATTATGCCGACTTTTTTGGTGCACGTAGCGGTTGATATGCATCATTCTCTGCATACTGTGCGAAAATTTCGCCGCCGAAGCGCCCCGCATTTTGGCGCGCATAAAAAAGCGCTAAATCGCAACCCCACCGGTCTGGGCCGGGAGAAGTATTATATGAGGCACTGTAACCAAAATCGGTTTGCCCCGGATTAATCACAATGTAACGAATAGGTTTGTTGTTCATGAGTATGAAATTGTATTACTTTGATTCGATATATTGCTTCATCCATTCGACTTCGGCAATAGCATCGGGTTCATGATATGCTACCAAATAGTAATCAGGAAAACGGTCGTCCGGTCTCCACAATTCGCCATAAAAAATCTCAACGTTTGTGCGGCGCTTAAATGTAGCAAGGAATTCCTTATACAAATCTTCAAGTGCTTCGAATGCATCGTTACGACGCCTAAAATTTGAAATTAGAGTTCGATTCATTGTATTTTA